GCACCAACAGCGGCATTTGGACCTATTTGTTCATTACCTGAACTCGAAACCTGGATCACAACTTGGGCTTTTTCAGAAACCATACACTCTAGATCATATACACACATCATACGAAACATATATTCCAACCCTTCTAAAATTTTCGACGAAATTACTGACATCCCAGAGATCATAGAATGTGCAGGTGATATTAGTAAGTATTATGATTATTTGATTGCTTATAACAATGCATATGCTGATGGTTCATATCATACATTTATGGGCAGTGATATGACTGAAAATAGCATGTTATATGATATGCATCATAAAGAACACAAGAAGGCTCTTTGGCTTGCATTGATGTCTGTTAACGTACTTGAAGGAGTTAGATTCTATGTCTCGTTTGCGTGCAGTTGGGCTTTCGCAGAAGTTAAAAGAATGGAGGGAAATGCCAAGATCATCAAGCTTATTGCCCGTGACGAGAACCTTCATCTTGCTGGAACACAACAGCTACTCAAGGCGCTTCAGAAAGAAGATGAGGACTTTGCCGCAATTGCTCAAGAAACGAAAGATGAATGCATCCAACTTTTTGTTAGTGCTGTTGATCAAGAGAAAGCTTGGGCGAGTTATCTATTCAGAGATGGGTCGATGGTTGGTTTGAATGAAGCCCTGCTGAACGAATATATAGAATGGATTGCTAATAAGCGTATGACAGCTGTTGGCTTGCCTACGCCTTATAAGGGTGGAAGCAATCCACTACCGTGGACACAAAAGTGGATTTCTGGTTCAGAAGTTCAAGTGGCACCACAAGAAACTGAGATCACTAGTTATATTAATGGTGGTGTCAAAAAAGACGTTAATGAGAACACATTTAAAGGATTTAGCCTATGAAATTATCAACATTAGTAGTTGCACTTCTAGCAACAACAGGATCTGCTTATGCAGCAGATCCTCAAGCAGCCCCTAAGCCAGTTGCAGCATGTGCTGCGATGGTACCATATGGTGCACCATCCTCTAAGGCAGGTGAACCGGTTATCTGTCGCGCTGGATATATCCTAGAGCACAACAACACGGCCAAGATTCCTGGTTGGGTTGCTTGGACTCTTACACCTGAGCATGTTATCAGCTGCCTACCACGTGATGATGCGTTTGCTGCTGACCAGTCGCTTGGTCCTAACTCTGCAAAGCCTACAGATTATGCAGGTTCTGGTTATGATCAGGGTCATCTTGCTAACAACGCTGACATGTCGTATGATGCAACGGTCGCTCGTGAGTCGTTCATCATGTCAAACATGAGCCCTCAGCTTCCTGGTGTCAATCGTGGTACATGGAAGAATCTAGAGTCTGCCGAGCGTGCCTGGGTATACTCTAACAAGGCTGCATATACTATCATCGCCGGTAACATCTGGTCTGCCTCTAGCAAGACTATCGGTGCTGATAAGGTTGTAGTTCCTGATGCACTCTATAAGATTCTTGTGAACAATGCAACCAAGCAATCTATCGCCTTCATCATTCCTAACATTGCAGGAACCGATCAGGACTTCACTAAGTATCAGGTGACAGTTGCTGATGTTGAGAAGGCCTCAGGTTATGTGTTTGCTGTTCCTGATGCAAAGACCGCCAAGAACAAGATTCCAGCTGTTGATCTAAAGACCATTGCAGCTGATAAGAAGAATCAATGTAAGGCTTAATCATGGGGACCGATTATCTTTGTGAACAGTGCGATGCAGAGTATCAGGTCATCCATCGAGAGAAAGATCCGGTATCCTTCTGCCCCTTTTGTGGGTGGCAGAAGGATCTAGATGAAGAAACTGAGGAAGACGAAGACCTCTGGGACGATGAGTAGTGTCCTATGAAAATCCGTGGACCTATGAAGGTAACTTAGTAGATGAAGAATTAGTGTACAATCATGTTGGTTTTGTGTATAATATAACCAACATGACGACAGGTAGACGCTACATTGGTAAGAAGCTCTTCACTAAGTCTAAGACTAGGCAGGTGAAGGGCAAGAAGAAACGTACTAGAGTAGCGTCTGACTGGATGGAATACTATGGTTCTAATAAAGAGTTGCAGGCTGATGTTGAGCAACTAGGTATCCACAACTTCAAGAGAGAGATACTTAGACTATGCAAAACCAAAGGCGAGTGCAACTATTGGGAAGCTCGATACCAGTTCGACTATCGAGTTCTCGAGTCTAACGACTATTATAACTCGTGGATCATGGTAAAAGTCCATAAAGCGCATCTGCCCACGTAGGCCAACAGGTTAGAGTCAACGGACTTAAAATCCGTAAAGTGTCGGTTCGAATCCGACCGTGGGCACCATTAACAGAGAAAGACAATGAGAAAGTTTGATCTTGATGAAGTGGTTGAATTTATCCTCAGTTCTTCGCCTTCCACCTCCATCTATATTGGAGCAGATAGTGAACGTTACCGCGGTAGGGATGACAAGTGGTATGCTGACTATACAGTTGCCATTGTTATTCACATGGATTCTTCTAGAGGTTGTCGTGTCTTCGGAAAGATAGACACAGAACGTGACTTTGATAAGCGCCATGATCGACCAGCGTATCGTCTTATGAACGAGGTCTATCGTGCATCTCAGATGTACCTAGACTTGTTTGAAGCTATCGGCGATCGCCACTGTGAAGTTCATCTGGACATCAATCCTGATGAGATGCATGGTTCATCATGTGTCATTCAGCAGGCTACCGGCTATATTCGTGGCATGTGTGGTTTTACTCCTAAGGTAAAGCCAGAAGCTTTTGCTGCTTCTTATGCAGCCGATAGACTGAAGGAAATTCTGCACGCGTAGCTTAGCGTCTAAAGCCGGCCGCTCATAACGGTCTTATCGGGGGTTAGAGTCCCTCCGCGTGCACCAATTTTAACAAAGGAGTATATTATGGCACATCCGCATAAAAATCGTCCTCGCAAGGGTCGTCGTAAGATTGGCTCTAAGAAGCGGAAGCAGAGGAATAAGAGGAAGAGGTGAGACTCTTCCTCGCAGTCATGACCATGGTATTCCCATTGTCAGCTACCGCAGCTGATATGAAAAGGGAATACCATGGCATTGCTTCTTGGTACCAGAGTGGGCATAAGACTGCAAGTGGTCAAAAATTCAATGCTCATAAGTATTCTGTGGCACACAAGAATCTACCATTCGGTACTATGTTGCGTTTGACTAACATAAAGACTGGTGCCACGATCGACGCGGTCGTCAACGATAGAGGGCCGTTTAAGAAGGATCGAGAGCTTGACGTATCAAAGGCTGGTGCAATATCTCTAGGGTTCTTCCATAGTGGTACGGCAAAACTTCTTATTGAGGTATTGTCTGACCTAAAGAAATAATTGGAGAATGATATGTACAAGACACTTTTAACCGCAGGGGTAATGTTTGCCGCGGTCGCGTCAACACCCGCGGCCGCAAAGCCTTTTACACTGTCTGACCTTTTTTCTAGTCCACAACCAGAGGTTCAGCAACCAGTACAGCAACCGAAGAAGGTTGTTAAGAAGCGTACTAAAAAGCAAACAAAGCAGGTTAAGGCTCCTGTTAAAGTAGCACCTGAAAATAATGCATTCGTAAAGTGTGATTCATTATTTGGTATTGGTTGTGGCATGGTGGCCGCAGCACCTACTACTGCAGCTATTACGTATGGTGTTGGTATGTCTGCCCCCTCTACATCTTCAGAGGAGATGACGTCAGCACAGTATTGGGCAGAGGAAGCTAGACGTAATCAGAAGCAGCAACCTGCTGTTGCTCCTAGACAGTCGATTGCTACAAATCTAAAGACTCGTGAGGAACGTCGCCGCGAGCTAGTTATGAATTGTAGCTGGTTTACATGTACGCCGGGTTATGTAGAACCGGTGATGGAAGCCAAGAAGTGGGAAGGCAAGACTGCTAAGGGTAATAAGCGCGAGCTTCAAGCCCTATTCAAAGATGGTAAGGTTCCACCTATTGATCCAGCACGTATCCCATGGTGTGCTGCATTTGCGAATGCCATCCTATCAAGAGCTGGTTTCGAAACAACAGGCAGTCTACAAGCTAGAAGCTTCCTTCACTGGGGTACAAAGACAAAAGATCCCAAAGAAGGGGATATTGTTGTTCTAGCACGAGGCCACAATGGTTGGTCAGGGCATGTTGGATTCTTCCAGGGCTTCGAAGATTTCGAAGGTGTTAAGTATGTTAAGGTACTTGCGGGTAATACGGACAAGGCAGTTCAGGTCGGCTATTTCCCAGTGAGTAAAGTTCTTGGATATAGAACAGCAGCCTAACGATCGATATATAAGTTATAGAAAAATAAACGGGCAGTATGTTATTCTCGATACTGCCCGTGATCAAATCTTACTGTTAACAATTGAGAAAAAAGTTTGCTTGTTTATCATGGAGATTTTGAATGGCAGAGGTCGACCTAGTAAAGGTTGAGCTCGAGTGGTATAAACAAATCCTCGAGCATATCAATAAAGTTCTATCTAATCCGCAAATGACCAATGATGAAAAGGTCAGTTCAGCCGCGTGGCTTGTCAAACAGTTGAAGAAGAGTGATCGTGATGACTGATAAGAGTGATAAGAAGACTGAGATTCCGAGCATCGATGAACATCACTACTATATGTTTACTAAGGAGTTTGATGCTGACTCATCGTCTGATGCTATAGAGTTTATCCTAGAACGAAATCTTATGAAGATCAAGCCGAAGATGATGAAGATGATCATTAACTCGCCGGGTGGTGAGATTGCGGCTGCCTTCGCGCTCATCGATACAATGAAAGGGTCACGCGTGCCCATCTATACGTACGGGCTTGGTGAGATCGCCTCCTGCGGTCTTATGACGTTTATCGCCGGTGAAAAGGGTCATCGCTACATCACCCGTAATACTGCCATCCTCTCACATCAGTATAGCTGGGGATCCTTTGGTAAGGATCATGAGCTCATGGCTCGTGTGAAGGAATTTAACAACACACATGCACGAATCCTCGAGCACTATAAGAAGTGCACAGGACTTTCCGAGAAAGATGTTAAGAAGTTCCTTCTTCCTCCTGAGGACGTGTGGCTGACGGCTAAAGAAGCTGTTAAGTATGGTATCGCTGACGAAGTGGTGGATTTTTACTGATGTGGAGACTCTGGGCAAAAGCGCTTGGGGAAAAGGCGTCTGACGAAGACAAAGAGGCTGATCGTGTTGCTATCATTAGGACACTGATAATTATCAGCTACATCACAACAAATTTGTTTATCGTAGCAGGTGTGATTAGGCATTGGAATGGGTAATAAATATAATTGGATTTTTTGGATGGAATGGTTATCAACCGCAGTGCTTATCTACGGTTGTGTAATGAATGCATTTAACATATATCCACTCAATATCTACCTATGTCTACTTGGTAATTTCGGTTGGGCCGTTGTTGCCTGGCAATGGCGTAAGTGGTCATTATTAGTCATCCAGGGTGTAGTGTCCGTTATCTACATATTTGGTGTTGCCGCGGTCCAAATGTAAATGTTAAAAACAAAAGTTGAACACTTCTTTGGTTCTCAAGAGAGGCATGATCTGCAGATGGTGAAGTTGAGTCTTGATATTGATAATCTGGTAGAGCGTGAAGCTCTTGAGAATGGTTGGTTGATTGCTAATGAACAGTGGTATCAGTGCCGCAGCGTTAGAATCAACATCGAAGAGTATACAGATAAATCAAAAGAACCAAAGATGCCTAAAACTCTGACATTCGAGTTCTTCTGGCGCTCACAGATTGATGATGATAACCGTGATCATATCAAAACGGTATTCAAACAGTTCTGTGAGTATAAAGGGTTCGACGATCAAGCATTTGACGTCTTCAAGGACTGGGATCGATCTGCATGGATTATCGTCTATGATGAGGGTGTTCCTGTTGCATTTACAAAGTTCATCAGATACGACAGTGATGTAGAGAGCCAGTTCACTGCATGGAACTATCATAAGCCAAAACTCTCTATCGGCAAAGCTCTCATCTGGTATGAGACTATCATTGCTACAGAGTTTATGGGTTCTGACAAGTACCTCTATATTGGTCAGGGATATGAAGAAGGTAGTGCGTACAAGGCTGACATTCCTGGCTTTGAGTGGTGGACCGGATCAGAATGGTCTAAAGATCGCGAAGAGTATAAAGCATTGTGTGCGCGTGATAGCTCTATAAATAGTCTACAAGAGTTGTCCAAGGTATACAATAATGGCGATCGGTAAACACCCATCTGGTAAGAGAACACGTCAGCGCCCTGTCCTCAGCGCTAAAGAGTTGGCTAAGGTCACTAATGACCCTGCCTTCCGTGCCCGTATGGCAAAAATCAATACTATTCCAATTATCAGAACATTTGATATTCCATATGTTGCTGGTTACTCGCAAGATGGTAAGCGTGTCTACTTTGACCGTCATTTTGATACAAAGTTTGATGGCAAGGACATCACAAACTTCATTCGTATCCACGAGGTTGTTGAGAAGTTCCTCCTAGATACACAGCATATGAAGTACCAACAGGCGCATCACTACGCTCTTCACTTTGAGCGTGCAGCTGTTGAGAAGGCTGGTATTAACTGGAATAAGTATTGTGATCACATCGATCCATACATCAAGAAGATTGGCCATGAATCTATCACAAAAGTTCCTAAGGACTTAGATGATGAGCCATACGCCGATGAGAAAGATAAGAAGATCCTAAAGTCCCTTATGCAAAAGGAGGGTCGTAAGTCCATCAAGGAAGAGATTCTTAATGAGACGAAGATCAGCCTTGAGTATCATGAGATTTTGAATCCTGCACTGTGGGATGATGTACGACTAAAGCCGGATGTTAAGAAGAAGTTGCTGAACTTCGGTTACGCGTGGGCAGACTTTGCAAAGATTCCACGTGACATGATTCAAGATATTACCATGATCGGTGGTAATGCAAACTACAACTACACATCAAAGTCTGATATTGATGTGCATCTAATTATCGACAGGGATGCCTTCGCATCTGGTGCAAGTAGAGAGATCATCGATGAGTATCTACAGGATAAGAAGCTGCTCTGGACCCTCACGCATAAAATTAGTGTACTCGGCTACGCGATTGAGCCCTACGCCCAACACAGCGAAGACAAACCTGCCGCCAACCAGGGGGTGTATTCACTCCTCCACAGTAGATGGTTACAATTCCCTAATCGCGGAAGCTATAACTGGAAAAACGATCCAGCGCTTAAGCGAAAGGTGATGTTCTACAAGAAGTCCATTGACGAGATTATCAAGAACAAGATGGGTGGAGACGCCGTCAAGGACATGAAGCGAAAGATAAGAGAGATGCGAAATGCATCCATCGCCAGAGGTGGTGAGTTCAGCTTCGAAAATCTTGTGTTCAAAGAACTACGCAACCGCGGTTATCTAGACAGGATGAATCGCTACGAACAGTCCTTAAAGGATCAGGCGTTGAGCTTGAAATAACAGTGTACAAACATAGAGATAGAAGATATAATAAGGATAATGTAAAATTAGTCTTCGAAGACGGAAGGACCGTCTGGAAACTCTACCGCTGTGGCAAGCTAATATACATAGGAGTACATGATGACAAAGTGGGACACGATGAGCGAACTAGAGAAAATGGTAGCTCAGGACATGATCCAAGCAGGGTATGATTATTTAGATCCTGCGGATATTCAAGAATTTTGGCGGGAGATTGTAGCCACATGGACAGAGTAGTAATATATAGTAGAGAAAATTGCGCCTACTGCGCGTATGCTAAGAACCTTCTAGAGACTAAGAATATCCCATACATGGAGCTTAAGCTCGATGTGGATTTCTCTCGAGAGACTTTGCTAGAGAATTATCCAACAGCTAAGACTTTCCCTGTGATTACAGTCGATGGTTTCTACATTGGTGGTTACTCACAGCTAGCAGAGCGTATTAATACACAAGCAAGTGAAAATACACAACTTCTAACTGAATAGGTGATATATGAATGTTAAGTATGATCGTGACACAGTCCTTAAGGATCTTCACGAAAATGTGGTTGAAGTTCATTTTACTAAGGTCAATGGAGAGACACGCGTTCTACGCTGTACTCTCGACCCTAAATACCTTCCGCCTAACTATGATGCCAAGCATCTCGAAGAGCAGCACAAGCGCAAGGAAAATCTTACGGTTGTCGCCGCATGGGACCTCAACAACCATGGTTGGCGTTCATTCCGTATTGACTCAATCCAGTATCTTCAGGTAATCGACGCAGGGTATTGATATGACTAAATTAGTTATGGTTGAAACTCTCTCACAGTTTCGACATAGATATGTGGTAGAACTGCCAGACAATGCTGAAAATAATTGGGCAGTTGAGGACGTCATTATCACGGGTGGCGTCGAAGAGTTTAGTCAGACTCACTTAGGTGAGCTTGACTTCTCACACCGTGAAATCACAAAGGAAGAGTATCTGCGCCTGTTCGATGAGGATGTATCCTACTGTAGGAATTGGTCTGAAGAGCAGAAGCTTAAATTTATCTATAAGTCGGAGGCACTTTCAAAATGAACGTATATTTCCTTCTTGATCGTAGTGGCTCTATGAGCAGCCTGTGGGGCGAGGCTATCGGCTCCATCAACGCTTATGTAAATAAGCTTGAATCTGATACAAAGGTGGTTCTTGCTGCCTTCGATAATCAGTCGTATGATATTCTTCGTGACTCTAAAGTCAAGGATTGGAATATTGTAGAGCAGACTGAGTTGGCACCTCGTGGTATGACACCACTGTATGACTCATGTGGTAAGCTCATGAATCGTGCACTTGAGGATAATGCTGAAAAGACAGTTCTTGTCGTCATGACTGACGGCGAGGAAAATTGCTCCAAGGAATATTCTAACAGAGCTATCAAATCAAAGATTAAAACATTTGAAGAGAAGGGCTGGGAGGTTATCTTCCTCGGCGCTAACTTTGATGTTAGTAAGCAGGCAAGCGATCTTAACGTGGCTTTATGGAAGACTGCTATGTATGAGCCTGGTAATTTTGCTGCATCCATGGATACTCTTGCAACTTCTACTCGTGCGTATGCATCTGGTATTGCAATGAATCTTACTAAAGACCAATTCAAAGGAACTAACTAATGTCACACTATTGGGGTTATCATCTTATTCTCGACTGTGCTGATCTCGACAATGACGCGATCACCAGTTATGACAATGTCTATAACTTTGCTAAGCGCCTTGTAAGGGACATCGATATGGTTGCCTATGGCGAACCACAAATCGTAAACTTTGGATCTGGCAACAAAGCTGGATTTACACTCGTTCAACTTATTGAGACTTCGAATATCTGTGCGCACTTTGTGCCTGATGATGGCAATGGTGGCAACGCCATGTATCTTGACGTCTTCTCTTGCAAGTCATATGATGATGAGGTCGTAATCGATCTTGTTCGTCAGTATTTCGGTGCAAAGTACATTCGCCCTAACTATCTAACTCGTCAAGCCTAAGGAGTTATTATGACTGAAGATTATGATGATTGGTTTGTGCAGGATCATGCGAAACGTTCTAAGAAGCGTCTCGGTGAGGTGGTTCCTGCTGTTGAGTTTAAAGTTCGTGTTCTTGCTGGCACTGTTGATGGAAGCGATGTTTACCGTTGGGACACACTGACATCTTACGATCTGTTTGGTGGCAAGCGTGTTATCATCTTCTCTCTGCCTGGTGCATTTACTCCTACTTGTGATACATTCCAGCTTCCTGGTTTTGAGTTAATGTATCATAACTTTAGGCTGTTGCATGGTATCGATGCAATCTATTGTATCTCAGTGAACGATGCATTTGTTATGAATGCATGGGCTAAGTCACAGGATATTAAGGATGTGACGATGATTCCTGATGGCAACAACACATTCACCCAAAAGATGGGTATGCTTGTTGATAAAGAGAATATTGGCTTTGGTGCACGTAGCTGGCGTTATGCTGCAATCATCGACCAAGGTCGTATTGAAGCTTGGTTCGAAGAGCCTGGTTTTAGTAATAATGCTGAGGATGATCCGTATGGTGAAACAACTCCAGAAAAGGTCATGGAATATCTTAACGTTAAGTCTATTGAAAAGGAACGCGACTAATGAGTATTATCTTTTCTGATTTCGATCAGAGCTCTGAGATGTCGCAAAAGGCTCTTGAGGCCAAACGTGTTAATGGACCTGAGTACTGGCCTACTATGCGTGAGGTGTTTGCTCATGATGCTGAGACGCTTCCTTTCCCACGTTTTCGTATGTGGGCATCTTGTTGGAATGTTCCACTAATCACTACTGGACGTGTTGCTCGATTCCTTGGTGCTGCATTTGATGCAGCCTATAAGGATCCTGATATTAGCTATGCGTTGACTGAGAACTGGGTCGGTGTGCCTGAAGGCATGGAACAGAACTTTAAGGTCGCCGATGATTTTGACACTAGCATGCAGCGAGTACAGGATGTTGCACATATTGTTATCTGTGGTTTCTCTCCTGAAGAGATCCGTAATTGCAAGAGCATTGTTGAGATTGGTGGTGGTTATGGTGATATGTGTTCTGTTATCCATGATCTAGGATTCAAGGGTAAGTACACGATCTATGACTTTCCTGAAGTTCAGAAGATTCAGAACTATTATCTGACTTCTCAGGGTATCAATGCTAACTTTGTATCTGATCCAAAGGACCTAGAACCTGCTGAACTTGTTATTGCAACATGGTCACTCAGTGAGATTCCGATCGAGTTCCGTGACACTATCATGGAGAAGATCGTCAGCTCTGATAAATGGTTGGTAATGTATCAACAGAAGATCTTTGGCACTATCGATAATTCTGAGTACTTCAAGAAGTGGTTTGCCGATCGCAATCCTGTCTTTATGAAGCATAATGTTACCGAAGCCGATGGTGATAACACTTATATGGTGATCAAATGAGGCCACAGCTTCCACTAAGAGTCGGGTTTACATGTAGCGCATTTGACTTGCTACATCCGGGTCATATTGAGATGTTGAATGAGTGTAAGACTCAAGTTGACTGGTTGATTGTTGGTTTGCACTCTGATCCAACGATTGATAGGCCTGATACGAAGAACAAGCCTATTCAGTCCTTGTATGAACGATTCGTTCAACTTCGTGCTGTTAAGTTTGTTGACGAGATTATTCCATATGAGTCAGAGTACGACCTTATCAACATCCTTGGTATTGAACCGATCACGCACCGATTTGTAGGCGTTGAGTACAAAGATACATATGTTGTTGGACAAGACATCTGCGAGAAGCGCGGAATCAATATTGTCTACAATTCCCGTGATCATCAATATAGCTCAACAGAGCTGAGGAGCCGTTTGAAATGAGTTTTAGTGACCTGTATTTTCGTGAAGTGATTGAAATTGCTGAAGCACTCAATAAAGAAAAGGTAGAGATCCTTGCTAACACCCTCGCATCTACTCGCGACCTCAGTGAAGGACGCGTATTTATTTTGGGAGTCGGCGGTTCCGCTGGCAATGCCTCTCATATGGTCAACGATCTACGTAAGCTCTGCGGCATCGAGGCTTACTGCCCTACAGATAACGTGTCAGAGCTTACTGCTAGAACAAATGATGAAGGCTTCGACACCGTATTTGAAGGCTATCTCAAAGTCAGCCGGCTCAACCATAGAGACACCATCTTCATTCTATCCGTCGGCGGAGGTGATGAAGACCGGAATGTGTCAGTAGGCCTTATTAAGGCCATTAAGTATGCACGCGAAGTTGATGCTACAGTTATCGGTATCGTAGGCAAGAATGATGGTTACACTGCTATCAAGGCTGATGCAGTTGTAGTTGTACCACAGCTTGAACCATCTCGTATCACCCCTCACTCTGAAGCGTTTCAGGCTATCATATGGCACTGTCTGGTCTCTCATCCAAAGCTACAAATCAACGCTACGAAGTGGTAAAGAAGGCAATCTTCTTTGATCGAGATGGCGTGCTTAATCATCTCGTCAACCATGATGGCCAGATGACTGCACCGTGGCATATTGATGAGTTTAGATTCATCGAAGGTGCTGCGGATGCAGTTGAACTAGCTAATGATATGGGTTACCTATCACTGGTTGTCACTAATCAACCAGATGTTTATGATGGTAAATTGTCTATTCACCACCTTAAGATGATGATGAAGATGTGCATTCAGTGGCTTAATGCTGCTGATGCACTAGTAGCTTTTGAACGTGGTTCTGCATGGTACAAACCAAACAATGGTATGTTAGAGACGTTGATTCGTGGTTATAATATCGACCGTGGACAATCATATATAATAGGTGACAGATGGAAAGACATCGTCGCCGGTCACAAGAGCAAGTTGACCACTATCTATGTGGGTCCAGAACCCTATAGCTCCCCAGAAAAATATCAACACATATATCCAGACCATATCGCAAGCAATGTATTAGAGGCTTGCTTTCTCATAGCGGAGATGAACCCAGATGATTAAACTATACGCCGATGGCGCTGATTGGAATGGCATCGTAGATGCTGCTAATGACCCAGATATTAAGGGTTTTACTACTAACCCAACTCTGATGCGTCAGGCTGGTGTGACTAACTATACTGACTTCTCTACGTTCGCTATCTCTTATCTTGCTAAAAATCGTCCTGACACAACGCTGAGCCTCGAGGTGTTTGCTGATACTCCTTCGGAGATTATTCGTCAGGCACGAAAGATCAATGATTGGGGTGATGCAGCCGGTTATCCTGTCTATGTGAAGATTCCTGTTATGTACACTAATGGTGATTCAACAGGAGATCTTATCAAGCAGTTGAGTCATGAAGGTATCAAGCTGAATGTGACGGCTGTTTTCACTGAGCAACAGACTAGCGAGATTATAGACAATCTGTTTATCGATACACCTAGCATTATCTCTATCTTTGCCGGCCGTATCGCTGATGCTGGTCAGGATCCAGAATCGATTGTTACCCGCTGTACGATGTTGTATGATGATGTTCGTGAGCTTGGTGGTAAGACTGAGTTCCTCTGGGCTTCCTCACGTGAGGCATATAATATTCATCACGCTGCGTGGTCTGGTTGTGACATCATCACTATGACACCTGACTTGATTAAGAAGGTAAAAGCCTTCGGCAAGGATCTTACACAGTTCTCACGTGAGACTTGCCAAATGTTCTATAATGATGCAGTGAAGAGTGGATTTGAACTATGAGTTTTGAAGAGAATGAAGTTTCCATCAATGCAAACGGTGGTACAGAGATCGCCAAGCGTAAGCTAGCACAGATTATCGATCCTGAACTACTTGATAACTTCCAGATTGTTAGCTCACGTGTGCGTGAGCTTGATCCTACAAAGATTCGTGTGTTCTGGGCCCATGACCTTGCTGAGGATCCTGAGTCAAAGAAGTTTCAAGATCGAAGCTTTCAATCAAGCTGGCACAAGTATGTGTTTATCTCTGATTGGCAGTATCAGCGTTATCAGCTAGTGCATGGTATTCCATACAATGCTAAATCGGCAGTGTTGGAGTCTGGTATTGAGCCGGCACTTGATGATGTGCTTGAGATGAAGAAGAGTGAAGATGGTAAGATCCATATCGTCTACACATCTACACCTCAACGTGGACTTGAGATTCTTCTTCCTGTATTTGAGAAGCTGACAGAACTGCATCCAGATATTCATCTTGACGTGTTCTCATCGTTTAAGATCTATGGATGGGATGATGCTGATAAGCAGTTTGAACCTCTCTATGATCGTATTCGCAACAACCCTAATATGACATATCATGGGTTCGTTCCTAATGCAGACTTGAAGGCGCATCTCAATAAGTCACATATCTTCGCCTATCCTTCTATCTGGCTTGAGACATCATGCCGTGCAATGCTTGAAGCTATGTCGGCTGGACTAGTGTGTGTTCATCCTAACTTTGGCGCACTTGCTGAAACATCCGGTGGTTTGAACATCATGTATCAGGGCGACTTTGAAGATAAGAACGCACATGCCAATATCTTCATCAACCATCTAAACTCTGCTATCAACTTCGTTCGTAATAATGATCACGGTCCGATGGCTAAGTTCAATAAGGCTTATGTCGATGCACGATTTAACATCGAACGTGTTAAGAACCAATGGGAGCTTATGCTGCGCGGGCTACTAAGAGAATATCCTACTGTTGAGTCACGTGCAATCAAGAAGCTTCCCGATATGGTTTACAGGACATGATTGTAACAAGGACACCGTTACGAGTTAGTTTCTTCAGTGGCGGCAGCGACATGCCTAACTTCTTCGAGAAGGAGAAAGGCGCTGCGCTGTCTGTCACTATCGACAAGTACATCTACGTTATGGTGCATAAGACTCCTCACCTAGGCGTGAAGATCATGTATGACACCATTGAGGAATTTCCTGATGTCGAACAGATGCAGCACGCCATCACACGTGAGAGCTTGAAGTTCTATGACATTGATAGAGAGATCACAATTGCATCTATCGCTGACATTCTAGCTAAGGGTTCTGGCTTGGGTTCATCATCAGCGTTCACTATTGGTTTGGTGAATGCTCTTGCAAACCCAGATCAACACGGCAGTCAGGTATCACGTGAGTATCTTGCACAGCAAGCATATCACATTGAGCGTGATTTGTGTAAATATCCTGTAGGTAAGCAGGACCAGTATGCATCAGCATATGGTGGTATGAATCTATTCGAGTTCCATACTGATGGTACGGTTGGTATCCAATCTCTAGCTTACAAGCGTGAGATGTGGAGTAAGCTAGAAGATAGACTTCTCTTAGTCTACTCTGGCAAGGGCCGTAATGCTAACTCGATTCTACAGAAGCAGGCTGCAGCTATGGATGATAGTGCTAAGTTTGCTCTAGTGCGCCAATCACGTGACAAGGCATACATCGGTGCTAAGTTCATTGAGGATGGAAGACTAGACGACTTCGGTTCACTTCTCCATGATGCATGGATGGACAAGAAGGCAGTTGAAACTTCGATTACGAATGAGTACTTCGACGAAATATATACTCGTGCTCTTACTGCAGGAGCTCTGGGAGGTAAGCTTCTTGGTGCTGGCGGCGGTGGCTTTTTTCTTTTCTACGTAGATCCATCTAAGAGAGCAGCCGTTATCAACTCGATTACTAGAGAGACACCATGCAAAGTCTATGACTTCAAGTTTGCCTTGAATGGCAGCCGCGTGTCGAGCTACAGTTAATAAATAGATGTACAATCCCACCAGAGATGGTATAATTACATGATGCCAGCCAATAATGTAATAGAGTTCCCTAACAAGAAGCTACTCAGTAGTGAGCCTAAGGATATGATTGAGGTTGCTCTCAATGTCAATCAAATTAGGTTCAACCATATCAATGAGACTCTGCAAGCCGTAGTCCCTATGATCTTTAGTAATATCGAGTTAGCTGGGTTTGACTTCATCCCTAATGAGGATGATGAGGATCCAAACATCAAGGACGGAGCATTGCTTGTAGAGTGTCTACGGTCCATGCTTTGTAAGCACTACAATATCGAGCATCCTCTCCAGCGCGTAGCTGAGGAGCTGTTCATTAGACAAGATGACGACTCATTCACATTGGCTGACACTCTTGTTATAGACTTCGAGAAAGGAAACGGCTGACGCCGCCATATCATGATTATTGTTGACTTCAACCAAGTGGTACTATCAAATTTGATGATGTCATTGGGCAACCACACCAATGCGCAGATTGAAGAGAATATGGTACGACACATGGTGCTGAATGCGCTACGTTCGTTTAAGGTAAAGTTTGGTGATGAGTTCGGTGAGCTTGTAGTCGCGTGTGACAACACGAATGTATGGCGCAAGCAAATCTATCCATACTATAAGGCTAATCGTAAGAAGAGCCAAGAGAAGTCCGAACTTGATTGGAAGAGCATCTTCGAGTGCCTCAACAAGATTCGCCAAGAGCTCAAGGATAACTTCCCCTATCGCATCATCGATGTTGAGTCTGCAGAGGCTGATGACGTCATTGCTACGCTTGTTAAGTACAAGCATGATGAGCAAAACATTCTAATCATGTCAGGTGATAAGGACTTCATCCAGCTTCATAAGTATGATGGTGTTCAGCAGTACGATCCCGTACGTAAGCGCAAGATCGCACACGATAATCCTAAGCGTTATCTTATAGAGCACATCTTGAAAGGTGACTCGGGCGATGGCATACCTAACGTACTTTCTCCTGATAATTGCTTTGTTGTCGGCGAGCGCCAAAAGCCGATGACTGCAAAGAAGATTGCTCAGTATCTTACTAGTGATCCTTCTACTATTGAAGACCCTATTGTTCTGCGTAACTATCATAGGAATCAGCAGCTCATCGACTTGAGCTTCGTTCCTTCATATATAGAGGATAAGGTTCTAGAGCAATATGACACCCAAAAAGGTAAAGATCGCTCTAAGCTTATGAACTATTTTATCAACAACAAACTTAAAAACCTTATGGAACATATGTCGGAGTTTTGAAATGGGTATGGTAATCGGCATGGCCGAGTTCTTAGAGAATGTATCGAAGCTAAAGAAGAAAGAAGAGAAGGTTGCAGCTCTTAAGCACAATGATAGTCTTCCTCTTCGTACAATTTTACAGGGTGCGCTGGACCCTAATGTTAAGTGGGCATTGCCTGAAGGTACCCCACCCTATACACCAAACACACTAACGGATCAAGAGAGTGTGCTCATTCGCGATATGCGAAAGATTACTTACTTTATTCAAGGTTTCCATCCTAATCTCAAGCAGATCAAGCGTGAGGCTATGTTTATCGAGATGCTCGAGAATGTAGCACCAAAGGATGCATTACTTCTTTGTTCTATTAAGGACAAGAAATTGCCTTTTAAAGGTATCACTATCGACATTGTGAAAGAAGCACTTCCAGGATTGATCCCCGATGAGCAAGCAAACGTATAAGTCTATGCGTAAATACGAATACGATGATGCACCTGTATCACGTGTTCGTACTGATAAGAGTAAAGACCGTAGGGTTGAGAGAGCTCTCAGAGTGAGGAGCATCGAAGAGCTTACGGAGATTGAAGATGAAGGCCTAGATCCCATCGATGTCGAAGATGACATCTGGCTTGACGAAACATGGGGCGACTCCATCGATTGGAAAAAGAAATAATGCCAACCTATAAGTTTCTAAATAATGACACCGGCGAGGAGCACGAGGACTTTATGAGTATCTCGGCTCTAGATGTATATTTAAGTGAAAACCCTAATCTCACTCAACTTGTTAATGGCGCTCCACTTATCCACTCTGGCAGAGGTATGGGTAAGCCTGATAGCAGTTTCCGTGATCTGTTAAAACACATCAAGAAGGGAAACTCCAAAGGATTTACGAGGAGCACTATTAACACTCATTGAAAAGAAGTGCAAATGGATCAGAAAGCAGCCGCAAGATTAACAAGAAAACAAAAACGCGTCATGCAGCAGGGAAACTTCAAGGAACCATCATTCAAATTAACATTTAGGTTAAAGGATGTACAACCTCTCACTGATAACCAAAGATTAACATTCGAATACTATGACACCGGAAAGAACCTCCTCCTCCATGGAATTGCAGGCACCGGCAAATCATTCCTCTCCATATACCTATCACTGCGCTCAATCCTGGCAGACCAATGTCGATATAAAAAGCTGGTCATCGTTAGGTCGGTTGTCCCAACACGCGACATGGGTTTCTTGCCCGGGAACAACAAAGAGAAAGCAAAGGTATACGAAGCCCCATACCAAGCGATCTTCAATGAGCTCTTTGAAAGAGGTGATGCATATGAGTTTCTCAAAAATAAAAATCTTGTCGATTTCATCAGTACTTCTTTCATACGTGGTATTACTCTCAATGACTGCATTATTGTTGTTGACGAGATAGCCAATATGACACTACACGAGTTGGACTCCGTCATCACTCGTGTAGGTAAGAATTGTAAGATAATCTTCTGTGGTGACTTTAGGCAGTCTGACTTCACAAAAGAACATGAACGTAGTGGCCTAAAAGACTTTATGAGAATCATCAACAAGATGGACTCATTTGAATTTGTTGATTTCGACGAGAACGATATTGTTCGCAGTCGAATGGTGAAGGAATATATCATTGCTAAGGACAGACTCAAGATCGTGGCTTAGGCCTAAGTTCGAGCGCGGAAAAACATTCGAGCACGACTTCCTGCACTTTGAAGACTTTGAGGCAAAGATCATCGATGGAAAGCGTTACTATTTTGCCCCAGATGGCAACGCTTATCCATCGGTGACCTCTGTCCTCGGTGCAAAGAAGGACAAGACTCACCTAGACAAGTGGATTGCACGCGTCGGTGAGGAGCGAGCAGAGCAGATTAAGGTGCAGGCAGGAAATCGTGGTACTGCAATCCATACCATCTGCGAAGAGTACATGCTCAACAAGGAACACTACCCCGAGAACGTCATGCCGGCAAACATCATGACGTTCAAGAACATCAAGCCTGTGCTTGATGCACACATTGGTACGGTATATGCCATCGAGGCACCATTGTACTCTGCCGAACTTCATACAGCCGGACGAACAGACTGCATCGCAGAGTTCGATGGCTGCATGAGCATTGTGGACTTCAAGACATCGCTAAAGCCGAAGAAGGAGGAGTGGATTACCGACTACTTCCTTCAGGCCACATGCTATGGTGAGATGGCTTGTCAGCTATCCAACCGCTTGGAGATTCCTCAGATCGTTGTCATCATCTCTGTTGACGATCAGCCAGAACCTCAGGTGTTCATCAAGAACCGATACGACTATGTCAAACAGATGCGCTCTGTGTTCGATGGAACCATTCGATGAATGTGGCTGTTATCACAGGTGCAAAGTCGTGGATCGCTATAGAGACTCAAAAGAAGCTTGAGGCGAACGGTTGGACTGTTGTCATGTGTGATCGTACCATCATGGACGTACAGGATCCAATGTCTGTACGGAAGGCCTTGAGCAAGATTCTAGCTGACCATGGACGGATCAATGCCATGATCAATGTGGCAGGCGGTATCCGTATTCGTGGTGGTAGCGAGCTGCGTGGGAACTTCACCACACAGGCACCATCAGAGTTCGCAGAGATCATCGACAAGAACTTCATGAGTGTGGTGAACACAAGCCGAGAGGTGATCCCCTACCTTATGAACACACGTGGATCGATCGTCAACGTTGTGTCTACTGCGGCTCTGAAGGGGATCCCTCGAATGTCTGCATACTCGGCTGCTAAGGGGGCGGTTCTTGCCTTCAGCAGAGCCTTGGCACAGGAACTAGGCAGCTGGCAGGTCCGAGTGAACTGTGTATTACCCGGTGTTACAACCAGCCAGTGGAATCCTCATGGCCGGAATCCGATCAATACCGAGCTATCTCCCCTAGGCCGTATAACCTCACCGGTGGACGTGGCAGGTGCCATTGCATATCTGGTGTCCGATGATGCCAGCCATACCACAGGCGCGTGTGTGGATGTGTCCGGTGGAGTTGCCCTGCACTAGCTAGAATCCAACTGTGACAAATATGTCACACGGCCCAGAGAAGTGTCTCTGGGCCGCATTTTTTTATGTACTTGCCTATAGATATATCGTATGATCAGAGAGTCAACAACGGAGTGACAAAATGACTATCCAAGACATCTTTTCGGATTTCAAAAACCTTGTAACGGATTCTGAAAAAGTTAAGTATCTGCAATCGTTACAATCCCTTAACCTTCCTTTCGAAATTAATTACGAAAATCTGATCAATTTTTATCAGAAACGTAACAAATAACGAAACAATTAGCACTGTGACATAAAAGTCACAGTGCTAAGTAATAGCTCGGGGGACCGCATTTTCTAGTGTACTTACCCCTCAGAACTTCGTATAATGATTAGGTTAGATGAGATCAGGAGCTAAGCAATATGATGTACATTCGCCAAATCGAGACTCTTCTGGGCTGTGACCGTGCCACTGCTGTGGCTGTGTTTGACCTCATGTACGACCTCGACTGCTCTGAGTGCTCGGACCGTCAGTTCAATAAGGCTGCCCGTCAGGCATATGCCGAGCTTCTGGCACAGTGACATATATGTCACACCGCCTGGGAATGTTATTGCCAAGCGAAAATAACTATGTACGATGGCCTCGGAACTTCGTATAATGATCAAGTTGAATGGTTGAAACCAACTCGAATGGAGACTACATAATGGCTAAGCGTGGACAAAAGACTGCAACGACTATCTCCGTCATGGAAGCTAACCGTGGCAAGTCGTATGACGAAATCGGTGCTCTGATTGCCGAAGCTCTCGGTGCTCAGAACGGTACCGGCCGCCTCTACTACCGCTACATGGTTGAGGCCGGTAAGGTCCAGGGTTTCCCTGCTCCTTGGATGGATGGAACTGCCACTAAGGCGCCTAAGGTTGCCAAGGCACCTCGTGCCAAGACTGCCAAGGTTGCTAAGGTCAAGAACACTGTGACTGCTACGGTCAAGTCTGTCGACGAGATCGAAGCTATCAAGCAGAAGAACCTTGAGACGATGCTAGCTGTGAGCGCCAAGCTCTCTCGCGTCCGTGACTTCTCCAAGCCTGTCAAGGAAGAGGAAGTCAAGGACGGTGAGTACTCGCCGCACCTTGACCGCGAAGAGGAGCTCAACGTCCTCCGCGCTGAAGGTCTGATCGATCAGGTTCCTCAGTATTCCCACCTTGAAGGCTAATCGGTAGAGGGCAGCTTCGGCTGCCCTCCATCACGGACACATCTCGGTGTGCCTCTGATGGAGGGTATGACTATGGAACCTGAAAATCTTACATTCGAGCACCTGACTCTCGACGAGGCTCGCGCTCAAGCTATTGTGATGCTTCGCTCTCTTGTCAAGGTGAAGGTATCGAAGATCAATAATCTGATCCGCGATATCGAGCGTGCCAAGAACTCTCGCGAGGTTCAACGTATCATGTGGAATGCCTATATGGCCGGCACCGGCTTCGGTGTGTCTGGTTCCGATTGGCAGAAGTTTCATAAGGGAGTCTGACATGGTTATCAAGCCTATTAGCAAAGCTGGCCAGTCGAAGACTGGTGTTCTCTACGACATCACGGTCACCGCTATAGCCGAAGTCCTTGGATTTCCGCCCAACATTGAGGACGATCCGGACAAGGTGGAGAACTCTTGGGGGTTCGAGATCGATGGCAAGCAGTTTGGCATTTGGGACTATAAGGGTTCTCACCACATGGGCCAGTTCTCGACCTATGGTGATAGCTCTGTCCTAGCTAAGCTCTTCCCCGCCCATTACGTGTGAAATGAGTGATGTACAACCACCGTACTTCGTGGTATAATTATCCTATCAAATGAGGAAAGGAACTTAGCATGTCGTTGTCTTTTACGAAGTTGCTCCAGTCGATCCATCAGCTCGACAATGGTGAGCTTAACACTGTCATCGAGCACATCAAGGCTCGCCGGGCGGAACTGGCCACTCGCAACCGCCTGACCTTGAAGGTCGGTGATACCGTGACCTTTACCGGCCGTGGCAAGTCCCATGTCGGCAAGATCGAGGCCATCAAGGTCAAGAACGCTGTTGTCCGTGAGGGTAACATCAGCTGGCGTGTTCCTCTGAATCTGCTGGCTTCTGCCGCATGATTTAGAGATGTACAATCTCGCTACTTCGTGGTATAATTATCCTATCAAATGGTGAAAGGAACATAGCATGGCACATATGGTTGAGACGATGGCCTACGCCGGTGAAACACCTTGGCATGGTCTTGGGTACAAAGTTCCTGCGGATCTGACTCCTGCTCAGATGCTGGAAGCTGCAAAGCTTGATTGGACGGTTTCGAAGGTTCCTGCTTACGCAGAGATCAACGGCATCCAGACACCAATCGGTCGTTCTGCTCTCGTGCGTTCGTCTGATAGCTCGATGCTCGATGTTGTGTCTGACGACTGGAATCCTATCCAGAACCAAGAGGCCTTTGAGTTCTTCAATGAGTTCATCGCTGCTGGTGACATGGAGATGCATACGGCTGGTTCGCTCCGTGATGGCCAGATCGTGTGGGGTCTTGCTAAGGTGCGTGATTCCTTCGAGCTCTTCAAGGGCGATCAGGTTGACTCCTACCTTCTCTTCTCGAACTTCCACCGCTACGGCTTCAGCACTGACGTGCGCTTCACTCCTATCCGTGTCGTGTGCAACAACACACTGACTCTGTCGCTCAACTCCAAGGTTGAGAACTTCGTGAAGATCAGCCATCGTTCGAAGTTCGATGCTGACACCACCAAGGAGATGCTCGGCATCGCGAAGGAGAAGCTTGCGCAATACAAGGACATGGCTTCATTCCTTGGCTCTAAGATGGCCAAGACTGAGAACATCGTCGAGTACTTCAACAGCATCTTCCCTGCGACCGGCAAGAAGGATGCAAGCCGCAACGCAGAGCGTGCGATGGAAGTGCTTCACACACAGCCCGGTGCAAACTTCGCCGAGGGTACATGGTGGCAGCCTTTCAATGCGGTCACCTACCTGACCGACCATGAGCTTGGTCGTACCGCTGATAGCCGCCTTGCTGCTGCATGGTATGGCTACAACAAGTCCCTCAAGACCAAGGCTCTTGAGGTTGCGGTTGAGATGGCGGAAGCAGCTTAAGCTGCTTCCCCTTATATGTAATCCCAAAATGGAGAATGTTAATGGCAGCTCGTCGCCCCGCTAGCTTGTTGAAGGCTAAGTCTAAGGATAGGAAGCCTCGTGTTTCACGATCCGAAGCTTACCGGATCAATGTTAAGTATATGGGCGAGGAGCCTGTCTTTACGAAGCCATTGACGCCGAGTGAGTACGGTAATGCCTTGAACTGGTATAACTGTATGGCTGACAAGGATGAGGCGCGTGAGTACACGTACACGTACCTGAAAAACGAAGGCAGGCTTGAGGAGCTGAAGGCACTGAAGCGTGTGCCTGATACGTGGCTCAACCTCTCGTGCGCGTGGGTGTGCCGTATGCTCACACTTGGGTATGTGCTTCCTGGCAATCCCAAGGAGTACATCGACATTCGTCTTCAGGAGCAGTTGCTCAAGGCGAAGAAGGAAGAGCCTGAAGTTGCCAAGCCTTCTATTCAGGATCGTACGCGTGAGAAGGCTCATGACATCATCGGTGAGATTGAGGAGATGATCGACAAGGAGACGATCTTCAGCATGTACGATTGGCTGAAGGCTCGCAGTGTTCCTGCGATGTATGCTCCTATGATCATCGCCCATTATGCTCCATGGTTGTGTGAGTTGATTGAGGCATATGAAGGCAAGGATCCTCAGCTCAAGGAGGCCTATAGCTATCTGACGAAGAAGCAGTTGGCAGACCGTATCAAGTTCTTCCATGCGCTTATCTCTGATGCTGAGAAGTATGCTGGTGTTGCGAAGAAGACTCGTGCTCCTCGTAAGCCACGTCCTGTATCAAAGGAGAAGCTACTGAAGAACCTCAAGTTCCAGAAGGAGGATGCAGACTTCAAGATTGCATCCGTCAATCCTGAGAAGATCCTTGGCGCACAGGAACTGTGGTGCTTCAATACGAAGTACAAGGTGCTCACTGTGTTCCGTGCATTGGATCGTGGTGGACTTCAGGTCAAGCGCTCTAGCATCATCGGCTTCGATGAGAAGACGAGCATGAGCCGTGGGTGTGGTCGATCGGCTGACAAGATTGTACAATCAGTACTGACAGCCGGCAAGATCACTCTTCGCAAGGTGATGGATGATCTGAAGACCGTAAGGGTACTTCAAGAACGCATGAATGAGAACACAATTCTATTAAAGGTGGTGATGTAATGGGCAAAAAGTATCGGATCCATGTCATGGAGTCTGAACGTGGTTGGGGTCAGGATCGTTGGACCGAAACGTTTGACACGTACAGTGAAGCGCTAGCTCGGATCAACTCTATTAATGCTCAGAATACTGCGCGCAATGCACCCGATTGGTATCAGGTAGCTTATGGAAAGATCGACGTTATCGATGATGGAGTACCAGATGAAAATTCTTAATGAGTGTTCGTTCCTCACAGACGCTGGTATCAGCAAGATCGAAGAGAAGTATAACGCAAAGTACGTCCTAGAGGCTTGCATCAAGGATGCTAATGGTCAATGGGCAAATATGCCGTGTGCTATCTTCTACAGTGAGACGGCGCACCCACAAGGCTCAAACTACTTTGCATTGTACTACAGCTCACGCCATAATACATACATGATCACTGATGGTCTGTCTGCTGTGGATGGTGTTGTGTTTAATGGTATCGAGTGCGAGGATGAGGTAGTCTACTCTCGCTATCGTCATGACTTCCGTAAGCACAAGAATGGTGCGTTCATCGATGGTGGGCGTGACTATGGTCGCTTCGGCGGTGACGCTTTCGAAGACTACAATCATGTAAAGTTCATCGTAAACAAGGATCGCTTAGAGATAATCTGATACCTCTAAAGCCTCAAAACAGCGCAGAAGGGATAATATAATGTTCATTGAAATCGACGAAGAGCTTATCGACCGTATCATCAAGCAGCGCCTCGAGGAGGACTGGGTCCATGCTAACAAGGAAATCATGATCCTTGAGAGTGAGGATCGCCGCGGTGAACTCAAGCCTTATCAGCGTGAGGATCTTGAGATGTACCGTAGGTTGATTCCTGCAATGCGCGTCATGGCAACATGGCACTTCACAAAGTTTGAGCAGGAAGAAATCTTTGGTGTACAAGACGATGACGATGTGATAGAATAAATACAGTTGCAAAGGTTGTTGATGCGTAAGGAATAGACGTTCTGGACCCGGGGGCGGTACCCGGCGCCTCCACCATAGATACATCGACACGGACTACATGGGTAAACCTTATGAATGTAAGTAAGTCCCAACCGAAACACAGCGGTGTATCTTTGATGGGGGCGAAATAGGATCGACAGGATGCAGTAAAGGTACGAGTAGACCAATGCAAACGTTAGATGCAAACGATAATGCACCTCTAGTTATGGCACTTGCTGCCTAACATGCGTCCGGGGGAACGTGGAAACAGAATCCCCCATCTATCTACGGTCACTTAGCTCAGCTGGATAGAGCATCAGACTTCTAATCTGAGGGTCGATGGTTCGAGTCCATCAGTGATCGCCAGCATATATAGTGTGTCCGAAACTGACTGAAGGAGTCAACATGATTAAGCAACTGGCCGCAATCGGAATGGCCTTAACAACCTCTACAGTAGCTCTTGCTACCGATCTTCCGTCAAAGCGAGCTGCTCCTGCATCCTATGTTAAGATTTGTGATGCGTATGGTGCAGGTTTCTTTGCTATTCCTGGAACCGACACGTGTGTCCATATTGGTGGTATGGTTCGTTATGATACGTTCTATGTTCCATCTCAGGACGTCTATAAGATTACATCCGGCGCTAAGGCAATTGCAACCGCTAAGGATGTAGAGAATACTCTTGGTAATGAGGTTCGTGGCCGTATCGATCTTGATGCGCGCACCGCAACCGACTATGGCACTCTCCAGACTGTCGTGAGCTCACGTCTTGGTCGTACGAGTGGTGCTCTTGCTGATCTTGGTGCACCTACTGGTGCTACTCAGTCTGCAACAACGACTACCCCTATTATGGAAGCTGCCTACATGCGTTGGGCTGGTTTCACTGCGGGTATCGCACGTGATAACTTCCAGTATATGCCTGTTGTTACCTACACAGGTAACCAGCACTGGGCATCATTCTCAAACGGTGCAAAGCAGCTTGCTTACACTGCTGTGATCGGTGGCACTGGATTGTCAGCGACTGTAGCTATTCAGGATCCTACTGATACCGCAATCGCTCCTGTTGGTATCACATCTCTTGCCACTGTTTACTCAGTCAATCGTACTCCACAGGTTAACGGTCGCATTGACTATGATCAGTCGTGGGGTGGTGTAGCTGTGATGGGTGCAACCCGTCAGGCAAATGGTATCGATCCAACTGGTGCAGTCTATGACAAGACTGCAAACGTTTGGGCGGCTGGCGCTGGTGCAAAGATCAATCTGCCATTCCTCGGTAATGGTGATGCGATCTATTTTACGGCTAACTATGCTAACGGTATGACTGAATATACCGACTCGTATGGTTCTAATAAGGCGTCTGCAAACGTCAAGCGTGATGTTGGTGGATATGCTTTGAACCAGCCTAGTGTTGTGTATGGAGCAAACGGTCTTGAGCTTGTTAAGTCATGGAACGTAGGCAGCGCGCTTACCCATAACTGGAATGATAAGTGGAAGTCGAACGTGTTTGGTTCCTACGGCACTATCACTGCGCCTGCTACCTCTGCTGCACTCGTGTGGGATGGTAAGGTTGGATTCGGTGATGCCAAGATGTGGAGTGCAGGTACTAACCTGACTTTCAGCCCTGTCAAGGACTTTGATATTGGTGTTGAGGGTATCTACTCTAACATGAAGCAGGATGTTCGTTATACACTGGCTAGCTCGACTAATATCGTCACTAGCGAGTCACAGAATAACTGGACAGCGCGCGCTCGAGTTGAACGCCGCTTCTAATGATCTCTCTTACGCCTGACAAGTTCGGGTACTATCAAGTAGGCGATCGCTCTACCTATAGTAAACTCGAGGCTATCGAATGGGCAAGAGCAACAACTGCAAAGACGGAGTGGAACTTTAACCGCTCCGTCTTTGACGCTTTGGAATGGACAAAGGAACCAGAGACCGACCTCTGGACGATGTACAAACTAAGAGCGAGGCAGATACGTGAAAGCTACGATTATATTGTACTATGGTATAGCGGCGGCTCTGATAGTCACAATATTCTCCATGCTTGGCTAGATGCTGGTCTTAAGATAGACGAGATAGCTACCACGTGGAACTATCAAGCCACAGGCGATATGCAGAACCACTACAACGCTGAGATTACCAACGTTGTACTACCAGACATTAAAGCTTTAAAGGATGCTGGTCATGAGTTCGAATTTAGGCTCGTAGACATTTCTCAGTTCTGCATCGACCTGTTCTCTGTATGGGGATCAGAGTATGAGTACAATGTCAACTTTCACCTGAGCCCAAACAATCCTGCAAAGCATCTCTTCCGTCATAAGATCGAAGACTATAAGAATATGATTGCAGCAGGTAAGAAGGTTTGCTTCGTATGGGGAAAAGAGAAACCCATACTTCAACATGATGGCAGACACTATATTCAATTCACAGATAACATCGACAATACAGTCGGTCCATACGTACAGCGAAAGTATTATCAAGGATGGTATGATGAATTATTCTACTGGACTCCTGACTTCCCATTACTGGCTGTAAAGCAAGCTCATGTGTTGAAGAATTATGTTGAGTCGTGTAATGATTCCTCACAGTTCGAATCATACAACCCAAAGAAATTTCAAATAGGTGGATACTCAAAAACGTTTGATGGGTATCTAAAGGATCAGTTTGTAAAGACTGCTATATATCCAAGATGGTCAAATGACATCTTCTGCAACGGCAAAGCCGGATCATTCGTGTACTCATTGAGAGATGATTGGTTTCTACACGGGAATGTGGATGTTCGCGGTAAATATATGCAGATGGTTGATTCCATCTTTATTAATATTGAGCATGATGCAAGTGAAGGGCGACGAAACATCATGCCGCATTATAGCCCTCGGTACTATTTAGAATGATTACCTTCTACGAAACTCAGATGCGTACCATCGCCAAGATCATCACATGGCGCGTGCTACTTACTATCGTCAACTTCACATACACATATGTTGTCACTGGAGATTGGAAAGCAGGATTGGCTGTTGCCGGACTTGCTGCTATCTTTAACTCGTTCATCTACTGGAGTCACGAACGAGTATGGAACAGTGTCCTTTGGGGTAAGAAAGAAAAAGATGTTCAATAAGAAATCCTTCTGCACTATGCCATGGTCGTCGATCATGATCTTGCCTACTGGTGATTTCAAGATATGCTGCTTTACCGGCCATAGGCATAATAACATCGAGACGCACGGTGTTGCGGTAGATGATGATGGCAACTCTATGAACGTGTTGACCCACGACATTATGGAAGCTATGAATAGCAAATGGCATAAGGAGTTGCGTCTTGCCCAATCAAAGGGTGAGCGTCATGAGATTTGCCGTGTGTGCTGGGATCGTGATGATGCTGCAGAGCGTCAGGGTGAAATCTCTACCTCACTCCGTGTAGTTCGTTCATACTATCAAAACCTTGAAGGCAAAGAGGATCGCCCGGGTGGATTCCCTATGAAGGGATCTATGACGTGGGATCAGGCTGATAAGTGGATGGATGAAGATGGGTCTATCAAGACCATGCCTCTATCGCTTGACATGCGCTTCAGCAATCTTTGCAACTCTAAGTGCATCATGTGCGAACCTCTCTACAGCAATCTGTGGTATGAGGAGCAGCTGACAATTCATAAGAAGGACTACTTCGATGTCGGTCCTAAGCAATATAAGATCAACAAGAAGATCGGTGGCTCACGCGCTACATACTCTGCTGATATGCCTGATTGGAATGATGATCCACGCTGGTGGGCACAGTTTGATAAGATGGCACCACACCTTCGCCACATCTACATCACCGGTGGTGAACCGTTTGTCCAGCCTGTTCATGATGTGTTCATTCAGAAGCTTGTTGATCGTGGGTTTGCGAAAGACATTGTCATTGAGTATGACACCAACCTGACCGTGTTGAATCCGAAGATCCTTACTATGCTAAAGGAGTTCAAGGATATTATCATTCGCGTGTCGCTCGACGGTGTTGGTGAGCAGTACAACCTTATCAGATTCCCCGCAAAGTTCGATCGTGTCGTAGCTAACATGGAGCTACTCGAGCAGTATGGTCTGAAAGACAAGATCGTCAACATCACCTGCTGCATTGGTATCTATTCTATCTTCTCACCGATCGAGCATGATAAGTTCTTCAGACCACGCGGATACACTCAGTTCCAGAATCGTCTGCTAAGGTCACCACCTCAGGTCGACATTATCAATCTTCCCCGTAAGATTAAGGAACAGGTAATCAAGATCTACGAAGATAGCGGACTAGAAGGCATGGATTCTAAGCATGTGGTTGGCTATCTAAAGAATAATCTAGATGCTCTTACCGATGAGCAGTGTCGTCCTAAGATGCTGCAGTTCTTATCATACATGAACGCACTAGATCGTTCTAGAGGAACTAACTGGGCAGCTACGTTCCCAGAAATCTATAAGCTAATTGCTGAGTTCTACAACTAGTTGTGTACAACACCTGAAGCTTGTGGTATAATAGGTCCATGATGAAAAAAGTAATCCATACAGACAAACTAGTAGGCACTATCTGCATCTTGCTATCCCTGATAGCTATGACGTACGGCTACGGCCTTGTCAATATCGATGGCCTGACATGGTTTATCTTAGTCCTGTGCTTCATAGCCTGGGATCGTCTCATGTCAATTGGTATTGCCATACTCCTAGGCGTAGAACTTGAGGAACAAAATGATTAGTGCCATTACGGCTGCAAATACATTCAATGATGAGATCGAGAAGTTACGTAAGACTAAGAATCTTGAGTACATCGATGCAGTTATCTACTGGTGTGAAACCAACAAGATTGAGGTCGAGTTTGCAGCCGGCCTAATCAAGAAGGATCCAGTATTCAAATCAAAAGTTCAAATTGAAGCTGAAAATCTTAATATCTTGAAAAGGGGAGCTCGACTCCCTATATAAATAGGATAACAGCAGGTGAGATCTATGTACCTAAAAATCAAAGGTAAGCCTCTCAGACTCCCGAAGCAGCTCTGTAAACAGGCTGCTAAACACTATGCCCTAAAACTATTAGGCCCACGCCTTTATCATCTAGTTGAAGTAGAGATTGAGTTCTCGTCAGATGACATGAGCTCAGATGTCTATGCTTATTGTGACTGGAATGATACCAACTACAGGGCTAGGGACTTCACAATCACACTCCGACCAAACTTAAGTAAGAAGCAGACACTACTTGCACTGGCACATGAGATGGTTCACGTAAAGCAGTATGCTAAGGGTGAGCTACGCGACTATGTGCGTACTAGACGTTGTAAGTGGCGTGGTGAGATATTCGATGAGCGCATCAGCTATTGGGATGCACCATGGGAGATCGAGGCACACGGCCGTGAGAAAGGCCTCTACATTAGTTTCATTAATGATCAGCGAGCTAAGTGATGGTATATCGTAGCACAAGAAAAACAGCATGTGTAGAGGTTGATGTAGACTTTGACCTTGATGACTTCGATGAATCAGACCTAATCGATTACATCGAAGATAAAGGTTATACTGTTATCGAAGGTAAGGTAAGTACAAAGTACGAAACCTTCGAACAGCTTGATAAGCAACTATGGCAGCTCTATCTTATCTACACATCTGATAAAGGTGCAGGTCCCGAGATGGACCGAGCACTCGGTAATTTCTTTGCTGACTACTATAACAAAGTCAGTGTTTAACTGTTTACATACCAGTAGAAACGTGATATGATGTCTGCATTCGATTGTTACAAAGAGTATGTTGCTCTTAAGAATCACTTCACTAAGCCTGGATACGACTACTTCAAGTACAACGGAAAGATGAAGCTCAACTACGCCTCATTTGAGAAGCGTAATGATAAGCTGTTCTTTCAGAAGTTGGCAAAGCACGAGGATCCTCAGGGCCTAATTGTGTCCAACCTTCTGCGTGATAAGAAGCTGTGGATCCGTGACCTGGCTTACTCAGAGGTATCTGAGAAAACGTTTCAAGAGTGGCAGCGCCGAAAGCAGTCACTAACCTATACGTTCAAGCAGGAGCTTGAACAGCTATTGCCAAACTTTGATGCTAACTTCAAAGTATCTGGCAATCACCCACATCTTATGAAGCTTTACTTTGCAAAGAAGGTAAGCATCGAGACGTTGGTGATTTTGGTTGATCTTGTCAGGTGCTCTAAGCACTGGTACGATCAGCTTCAATACGACCCTGTCGCTGATGAGGTTCTCAACACAATTGTGAAATATAGACCATTCCTAGATTATGACCGTGAGAAAGTGAAAAATATTGTGGTTGAGAAGTTTTCTGCGACAGGGTAAGATAAATATGATTATACACAAAAATACGAATTTGTGTATAATGAAAAATACGAAAAATACAATCAATACGGAGAATACACATGGTAGACTTTTCTAAGCTTAAGCAGATGTCGGGTAGTGCGTCACTTTCTAAGTTGACCTCTGAGGTTAACAAGATCAATGGTGGCGGTGAGCAGTCCGGTAAGGACGATCGCTTCTGGTATCCCAACGTCGATAAGGCCGGCAACGGCTATGCGGTTATCCGCTTCCTTCCCCCTCCTCCCGATGAAGATATGCCCTTCATCCGTATGTTCTCTCATGGCTTCAAGGGTCCGACCGGCTCTTGGTACATTGAGAACTCTTTGACGACACTTGGTAAGCAGGATCCTGTCGGCGAGCTTAACTCGCAGCTGTGGAATTCTGGTATTGAGTCTGATAAGGAAGTTGCACGTGCGCAGAAGCGCCGTCTTAACTTCATCAGCAATGTGTACGTCATCACTGATCAGCAGAATCCTGAAAATGAAGGTAAGGTGTTCTTGTTTAAGTATGGCAAGAAGATCTTCGACAAGCTGAATGATGCCATGAACCCTCAGTTCCCTGGCGACGTTCCCATGAACCCGTTCGACTTCTGGACTGGCGCTAACTTCAAGATCAAGATTCGTAACGTCGAAGGCTATCGTAACTACGACAAGTCTGAGTTCGGTGAAGCTGGTCCGTTGTCGAAGGACGACGAGGAGATGGAGAAGGTCTGGAAGAAGGAATACTCTCTGCAAGAGTTCCTTGCTCCGTCTAACTTTAAGTCATATGATGAGTTGAAGGAGAAGCTGCATCGAGTCCTCGGACTTGACGGTTCGACTAATGGTCGTACCCCCGCAGCAGCTCGTGCAGTTGCAAAGACTGATGAAGATGCTCCTTGGAATGAGGCGCCGAAGTTTAAGGCGACTCCTGCTCCAGCTATTGCCCAGGCAGCAGACGATGAGGATGATGAGTCCCTCGAGTTCTTCAAGAAGCTCGCTGGCTAAGAGATTGAGGGGGAGAAATCCCCCTCTTTTTATTTGTTAATCTTCTCTTGTGTACGACCGTAGGCAGTCACACCGAGAATAGCACCGAATGAAAGATGGATCAAACCACCATTCGATAGTGTCAACGACTGCCATGCAACGTACGGCATCTTTGTGATGATGGGTACGAAGATTGAGATAATAGGGAATGCGACAAAGTCGCAGAAGCACATAAGCATATACAGCCATCCCATTGCAGGACGCCAGTATGCCTTCATCCAGTGTTCGTCTTCTTTCTTTAGCTGCTGATCAAGAAGTTCCTTATCAAGATTAACCTCAGCTGTACCGACCTGCGCTTGAGCTTGAACCTGTGCGGTCTGCATCTGCATCTGTACGGTAGCTTGAGCCATTTGTGAATTACCACCATTGTTATTATCAATGATGGTGACTTGCGGCGGAGGCACGTATGCCGGTGCCGGCGGCGGAGGCACGTATGCCGGTGTTGGTGTGGGATCTGGTGTTGGTGCTGGAGCTATAGCAACTGGTTTAGGTGGAACCACTCTCTCAACCGGAGGAGCTGGTTCGTCATCCACTGATTTCCCGAATTTAGCCATTATTTTCTTCCTTATTAATTGCCGGGGTGGAACATCTTTAGTAGTTCACCTGATGATGTTTCAGTTGGTGTTGAATTATTATTTTTCTTTGTGTTCTTTTTATCATCTTTATTGCTTGATCCACCTTGTGTTTTGTTTGAAGTATGGTCTGTTTTTTTATTAGAGTTTGCTTGGCTTTTAGTCGGCTGAGGTGCAGGTATAGTTTTAGGAGGTGTCTGTTCAGGTATCACTTTATCGATAGCATAGTCTGCTGCTATACCACCCACAGCTCTTACAATACCACCACCAGGCACTGCACCTATTGCAGCTTTTGCTGCTTTCTTATAGTCACCTTGAACACCATAATATGCAGCCTCTGCACCTGCAGCCACTTGACCAGCGATAGGCACAAACGATATAGCAGTTTTTGCTAAACTTAAACCCATATCCATTAGATCATCATTATCATTGTGTGGCTCAACACGGGCACCTTTAGGAAGGTTTACTTTAGTTGGGCCATTAGGAGTCTTATAAGTTTTACCACCTGCTTTAATTTTCTCAGACCCCTTTTCACCAACTATAGCTTTACCACCTGGTGCATATGGTGTTCCCTTTTCGTATCGCGGTGTCTGTGGAGTTTGTTCCTGTCTTCCATTATTCATGTGTTGCTGCAGCGCTGGACGTGACCAAGCCGGTTCAGAACCACTATGATATGATGGGCCCCAATATCTGCGTGATCCAGTATCAATATGAACTAAACCAGGCCTATATACACCTATGCCGCCAGCTCCTATTCTAGAAGCTGCTAAGACGAACTTATTAGTTCTGTCCGGATCACCCTGGAATTGAATATCAACAGCTTTTCCCTGAAGATGCATTGAGCCGCCGGCGCCTCCAGCTCTTGCGTTACGTGCTGCGTCACGATACCCAGAAGTGATGACCATATCCGGAAATAGTTCCATCATCGATTTAGCTTTACCAGCTATATCTGATTGAATACGAGTGTCGACGCCAGGAGCCCATTTTAATCCAAACGCATTAGCGCCGCCGGCGCTTGCAGGTGGACCAGCACCTTCATCATGACGATCTGCTGCTGCACCACCTGGTGCGCTAGGCGAACCTGGAGCAGATGGTGTGCTTGGTGAACTAGGTGAAGATGGTGTAACCGATGAGCTCTGTGAAGGTGTCGTATTCCCAAGAGCACCGGTTAAACCGGTAATATCGCCAAGAAGTATAACTTCATTGGCCTTAAGCTCCATTGTTCCTGCAATGAACTTAATCTCATCAGAAGCATTAAAGGTCAGTGACTCTCTCATGATAACAGAAGTTTCAGATCGATCAGGATTAATTGTCAACTCACGAATAATTTCAGCGCCTTCTACTCCCGGTGTAGGTGCGGTAATAGAATCAGCGCCATTTGCCGGTTTTTTAAGATCTTCGATCTCTTTATCAGAGAGCTGAAAGGCTGCCCTAACGATGTAAGCAACAAAATCATCAACACTAGCACCAATGGCTTCTAGTGCAAAATAACCGCCTGCAAAACCAACTATGAATCCAGGTATGGCGCCTATTTCGAAATTCCACGATCCAGCTAGCTGTGATGCTATAGCACCAGCTATCATACCACCAACTATAGCAACACCAAACTCGGCTACAATTTTTGACCATATAACAGTAGCTTCTCTCCAAAAATTTGGATTTCCGGAACGATATAATGCGATAGTATCCGTTAGTCCACCGAAAACAGCAACTGCAACAAAATATAGATTGGCCCCTTTAGCGCCAATTGATTCTACTGCATCTACTGCTGCTTTACCGGCTCCCTTAATTCGTTCCCATGCACTTTTACTTGCTGGCGCTGATTCGGTTACGCTTGGTCTGCTAACTGGTTCAGCACTTTTATTTTCAGTTGATGTCTCTGAAGTTTTTTCTTCTTGTGCCTTTTTAGCGCTCTCTTCTTCGGCTTTAGCTTTTTCTTCTTGTGCCTTTTTAGCAGCTTCACTTTTACGTCTCATCCATGGTTGTAACCCACCACCATTACCGTTACCAAGCGAATTTAGAATATCCCTAAGAATCTCATTCTGCTCTTGCTGAAGAGCGAGTGATTGTGTCAGAATCTCATTCGTAAGCATATTAGTCTGGGTTAGTTCACCCAAAGATTCTGCTACTGGCGATGGATTACCATCTGCAGCCGGTTCATTTTTAGTTTTCCTGAATTTTTGTGCAAATGCGTACTGCGTTGGAAAAGCAGTAGCTAACAGCTCTTTACCAAGTTTACCCTGCTTGTACGCAGATACAAACTTAGCCTGATTAGGAAACGCGATAGAACCAATTGTCCCCAATACAGTCATTATCTACCTCCAACAGATAAGCCAGAAGTTTCTTTACCAAATAGATATGGAAAATATTTCCCCATCCAACCACCGTCATCAGGATTTGTAGTTTCACTACTCTGTTTCTTTTCAGTAGTCTTTGGTGCGTACGCGTCGACTTGATAGTTACGCGCGTCGGAAGCCGCCTGCGCTGCCTCTGCAGAAGCTTCTGGTCCCTGTATAGCGAGAGCAGCATTTCTTGGAGTCAGCGCTCTTCCAGTAGTAGTGCCGTCTGGCTTCGGTACCGGAGGTCCGATCTGCGAGATCGTTTCGCCGGCTTGCTGTATGATGTCGTTGGTGCGAGTCGTCTCTAGCTGATGTCTCTCTGCGGCTACCTTTGGTCCGGACGTGTCGCGAGTGTCTTGATCCAGCATGTCTGCAGTACGAAGCGCTTGGTCTCTCTCCGCGTTCTTTTCTACCTGAGCTCTGAAAGCAGTAGCAGCAGCGGCCCCCTCTTGCGCTTGTTCTGCTGCCGGATCTTTGCCTGCCCACAAGCTGTTTCCTACTGTAGGAGCTAGTATGTCTGGCACGCGCGGCGGCATCGCCTTGACTGGCTTCGGCTTCGGCTTCGGAGCAGCTACGGTGATCGTCTTCTTGATCTTCGGTGGAGACATAGACAGCTCTAGCTGACGCTGCTTGTCTGCAGCAAAGAACATTGCTGATGTGCCCGAGTCACCACGACGTTCTGCATCCTGATGAGCTTGGAACATCGCACGTGACTTGGCGTGACGATCCCAGTTAGGATCATCAACCTCAATTGTCTTAGTCTGTGGTTTTGGCTTTACAACCTTTTCAGGAGCCGGCGTTGCGGCTGCTTTACGCGCAGCTACTTCTGCCGCACCGTCACCTCTACCACTACCAATAAATTCTTGGTGTCGTAGGGCAGGTACAGTAACGTTACCCATAGCATCAAACTGTGCTGCTTCATCCTCAATTGTCTTAGTCTGTGGCTTTTTAGCATCAGCAGCTTCAGCTGCTTCTTTTGCAGCTACCATCTTTGCCATTGGATTAGTTATGGCATTGGCATTTGCGGCTGCTGTCATCTGCGCACCTTGCGCCATATCATCTCTATCTGCTGCTTCCCATCTTGCATTGCTACTCTGGACACCAGTAGCTGCAGCTTGAGGTCCAGCTACACTACTTCCACTTAGTCTGACTGCAGAACCCGGTGCACCATTTTGTCGCGCGTCTGCATTAGTACCACCTGGGACAATGTCTTCGACTTTTAATTTACTTAAATGACCTAGGCGCTTTGCGGTATCAAGATCTGGGCGCGCCGGCGCCTCAAATCCCTTAACGACAGAATACAATCTGGCCTGGGTAGACAACTCTTCATTATTTAGATCGGCCCAAGCTTTTTTATAATGAGTCTTCATTTCCCAGGCAAATGCTTTTGACTGTTCAGCAACAGTCATCTCATTAGGCATTTTACCAAATTGTTTTCTAATTCGTTCAGAACGAGGGCCATCCCATTGAGCTATGCCATGAGCTCTTTGATTTGGATTGCTTCTTGAAGGATCCGCATGAGTATCATTTGGTTTATGAAGTGCTTCACCTGATAAATTAGCGACGGCTATTCTAGCAGCGGAATCAGATAAACCTTCTGCTCTTAAAGCTGTATAAGCTTCTTGTTGATTTGCTGCTAAATTTCTATTCGGTGCGCCGACTCGTTGAGCGGTCGAACTAAGCGCTTCTAAACCAGGTCCAGCCGAACCAGCAGATGGTGTGTTTCCATAGATATTTGTTCCCGGGGCATTATTTAATCTAGCGTTAGCACCACTTCCACTTCCTGATGGTGTGCCACCTATACCATTGCCCTGTCCGTTTCCACCTGTTCCTTGCCCACCCTGCGAACTTCCTTGACTATTTGTAGAAGCTGATACCGCTGCGGCGGATGACTGCTGGATCTGGGCTATCTCACTTTTTTTTACACTTTTTGCATCGATAGTAAGTGTTTGAACTTCAAACTTTAACTTATTAGTAGTGAATGTGAGAGTCTTACTATCAAATTTCAGATCTCCTTTCAGTTTTTTAGCACCACCTCTGTTCTGAGCTTCCTGTATAGCTGGAGTAGAGCGTGCGCCACCGCTATTTCCACCGCCGCTAGGAGCTGGCGGTGGTATACTAGTATTAGATCCACTAGCTGCCGGTGTAGATGACTGATGATCAGTCATTGCGACTGTAGCGGCAGCTGCACCAACAGCGCCTGTCGTTATAGCTGTACGGTTTGACTTACTAGGTGTAGTTGGGCCTGGGTTGGCTCTAGGAGTCTGTGTTGGTGATGGCCCGCTACTACGACCACCCATGTTTTTAACTGCTGAAGCTATCTCTTGCAGGATAGTTATAGATCGTGTCTGCAATTGAATCTGCTCTCTGATAAGCAGATTGTTCTCACGAGTTATACCGGTTGAAGCTTCAACACCAAACCTGGTTTCTGTAGCTTCACGCTTATAATCATTTGCTAAATTTTCATTAACTTGACTATTGCTAGAGGATTGAGAAGTAGCAGAAGTAGCTGTACGCTGCTTTTCCTTCTCAGCGTTATCATACATCTCCTTGAAAGCTTCCTTTAGAAGCTTTTTTTCATTTGATTTGCGCTTGTTCTCAGCCTTTGTATAAAGATCGTCAAAGATTTCCTTGACGTCTTTCTTGGTAAGAATGCTCCTGCGAGTTTTCTTACTCTCTTCTTTTTCAGCATTGACTTCGTCTTTTAAAGCTTTCTGCTCAGCTTCAAGCTTATCTTGATCAGCTTGCTGTGCAGCTATAGCTGCAGCAATTTGCTCCTGCGCTCGGCCAGCACCCTTGCCGCCCTCGCGCATAAGTTGAGCAAGAATCTCTTCGCCTGATTGTGCTTTGCCCGCCATCTACTAACCCATTCTTTGACGTTCTTCTTGCTCTTTGATAAAGTTAATCAACAGCTCAACGTAAATATCTCGTTCGAAGACTACTAAGTTCTCGATCTCCGATATTTGATATTTATGATGCTGAGCCAGGGAGAAGATAGTCTGATAGTAGTTGTCTAGATTGTTGTGACTCAGCGCAAGGTAAAAAAATCAGATAACGTTGTAAGTTCGATCGTCTTATCCGCCCCTGTTGCATTCTTGTACTCTAACTTATAGTACAGCGAAGGGAGGTTCGACATAAACTCACGTACAAGTTCGAAGCTCTTGATGTCCATAAGTTCTAGGAACTCAAGAAGGTCGTCCTCACTAAAGTCCCTGCCCTCATATACATTATCTACATCATAGATCTGGCCGATACAACGAACGACAAGACGATAGAATGTCTCATCACCCTCTGATTTGAGGAAGACTTTATCATCGTAGATATAAGCCGGCGGATATTGCATAACCAAACCAGACTTATCGGTGATTGCAATCTTTGTATCCTGCTTATCGGGATACTTAATTTCGACCTTCTTCAGGTCGACCTCAAAGTCATATACCTGCTGATCTTCAATGTCACGATATGATACCTTAATTTGATCGCCAATCGAGAAACCACGAAGACGAACAAACAAATACTCGAGGGCAAACAGTGGAATCTTATCGATGTTGAACGTTGGGTCCATGCTGCAATTGTTGACGACCTGCTTTATAGCAGTCAGCATATCAGTTTGATCCTCACTCACTTTAGCCATAAGTAGAAGCTTCTCTTCCTTCACTAACATTGGTCTAAACATATAAGACTTACTGTCAGGTGGGATGCTGATAGAGATCGTAGGATACGAAATTTTAGGTAGTGCCATTTTATACTCCAGTTGTTAATTATGCAGTCATCGATGATTGCGGTGCTCTTAAGACCGCGCTATTATTAGGTTGATTAAGCGGCGAAGATTGAAAAGATTGAATTGGCGCATTTAGATCTAATGTTGTACCAAAGTCATCCAGTGACCACTCGGTAAAGCTAAACTTAGCTGTTACTTTTAACAAACCATTTTGCTGTTCCCATGAAACAGGAATATCATTAAGCGCAATCGGGAAAGCCCTATATAAGTTATAAGTGATAGAAGGTAGTCCAGCTGTGTCATATACAACTATCTGAATATTTCCAGCATAGTTATCTTTATATTCAGTAGTATAAAACTTTCTGCCATCTAACTGTGCTATTCCGCCTGTTCGTGCGTAACCAGGTGGTGTAGCCCCGTTTGTCGTAAAGATATAGTTCAGCCATGTATATAAGAAAGCGTGAGTCATTCCAAATCGATCACAGATAAATGTCAAATCTACATCTGTAAAGTTGCTACTAAATGGCATCTTCTCTTGAACACCAACACCATATCTAGCACTATCAACGGTTCTTAGAGCTACACCAGGTAGACTAGCACTTACACAACGATACTGTAGATCATCCAGGATCTTTGACGTTGGAACTGGGCCATTAACTAGTGTTGTAACTGCTGTACCATTCATTGCTGAATTGACGCCAAATGAAATTTGTACAGCGTACTTATTAGTCTGGAGGATGCCTCGTTGGCCGATTCTACCTCTAAATTCTTCGATATTAAATGCCATTAGATCCTCGTAAGTGATTCTTTCCAGACGTCTGATTTGCGTTTTCCTTGGAACCTATCGATAGGTAGCATCAAAGCAACATCCCATTCGTCTGGAGCTATATAAAGAAACGGCGACCTAACATGATCAATAAGGTATCTCTTCACACAAGGTTTAAACGGACCAAACTTAGAAGCACCTTGTAGGATTCTATACGAGATTTTAAGTTGTGTCTTCTCATCGTAAGTATCCTCAATGGCTATTGCCTTTGATACAAACTTACCAGTAGCTACCTCAGTATATTTTCCAGGCGATACTTCCTTATAGCCTTCTTTTATCTTAGTCCTTTTATTTATAGTGCTGTAGAGAGCATCCATCAATTTAGCTCTCATCACAGGAGGTAGATAGTGCATATTGATACCAAGAAATCCATCTGAGTAGATCTCGATTGGGAATATCAACGGGTACATATCATAGTATGGAAGGACTTCCTTCAGCTTTGGATCGTACTGGAAGGTGTACATCTTGCCAATAGAATCTTCGTCAATCTTTCCCTTACGGTTGACAATTGCAGCCTTATTGATGATATTACCGGGCTTTACAGAACGGATAGATAAAGCCTTCTCACGAAACCAGTCTACAGACTTTTTCGGATCTAAGCCGGCGGCTTTACCTTTATTCAGGATGTTTTGAAATGTTGTCGCCATTAGAAGGTCAACCCTAACTCTTTCTCGGTTATAATGATAAACTCGTATCCACGATCTTTGCAGTATTCACGTGCGGCTTTCCACTTTGCATCATTTACACCCCACGTCATAACCTCGTTAATATACCTGCGGTTCTTAGAACCACCCTTCTGGACAGTCGGAGGTTTTGTCTGAGCTAATGGCTTAACCTCTACGATCGCCGTCTTTATCTTTCCATCAGCTGTACGCATGTTTACCGTAAAGTCAGTGAAATATCTATGATACCTACCGTCAATCGGCGAACGGTATGGAATGATAGTTTCTTCACTCTGCCACCAAATCACATTAGGATCACCGTCAAAACGGTTCATCACGATGAGTTCCCACCTTGAGCGATACACAATATTTGTAGGATCACCCTTGTACTTCTGAGGATTTTTAGGCTTAAAGTAACCCTTATATGTAGCCATGGGCTCCTACAAAAACGATAAATAACTTAAAGGTATTTATAGGGATTCTAATGGTAGATACAACAGTTAATATACAAGCAAGCTTACCATCGAGCGTTAGTAGTATTGCAGCGGCTACAGACCCAAGTCAAGGTAATTTACAGCTTCAGAACAGCGTATCTAACGGTGTAATGCCGGTATCACAATCGATATGTTTTCCTCAAGGTTTAGAAGCCCAAGACTTCTGGATGTCATTTAGCTTCTATCAATACCAACGCCCGACATTTTCTAATAATCCCGTTCTTAAAGATGCTGGCACGATTAGGCTTCCATTAGCCAACGGCTTAGTTGACTCTCAGGGTGTTTCTTATTCTGTAAAACCATTGGATCCTGGCCTTGGTGCTGCTTTGAATGAAGTATCTGGTGGTAGAGGCGGTTCTAATCCAATGGATGCTATAAGTAATGCGGCAGAGAGCGGCATCCGTGGCGCGCTGGGCGGCGGCGCACAAAAGATTGCAGCAGCAGCATTAGGTCAAAATGCACCTCAAGCTTTACTTGGATTAGCAGGTGTAACACAAAACCCATGGCTAACTGTTATGTTTGATGCTCCTCAGTATAAAAAACATGCGTTATCTTGGACACTACTTCCATCTAATGAAACGGAATCACTTGCTATTGCCCAGATGATTACGACATTTAAGTTTAACATGCTTCCTGATTCATCTGGCGCGCTTGGTGGTTCGCTATTGACGTATCCTAATATTGTTCAAGTTACTGTTAATAATGCTCAGGGAGCATTTTGGAACTATATCTTTAAACCAGCGGTCATCGAGACATTTTCAGTTAACTATGCGCCTACTGGACAGCCATCAATGTTTGGAAAAACTAAAGCCCCCACTGCAGTACAGCTTTCCTTGAATCTTCAAGAAATTGAGTTCTTCCTACAGAGGGATTATGGTGCTCCAAATAGTGCTGGTAACTCCAACCTCGATGCGCTCGAAAAATGGTTTAATAGCTAATGTCAGAATCATACTTTAAGAATTTTAATATAGTATCTTATGGGGGCGCTTACGCGGTTGATATAACAGAGCGCGTTGTTGAGCTGAAGAATACATTAAAGAATCCATATATTTTCTATCCTATGAACATCGTTCAGGGTGTTAGACCAGATCAACTAGCATATGCTAATTATGAAGATCCATATACTAGCTGGATCATGTATATCACTAACGATGTACTAGATCCATATTTCGAATGGTATCTAACAGACTATCAGATGACTCAGTTCATCAAGGATAAGTACGGTAACATGCAGCGTGCAATGGATAGAGTTGCCTACTATCGAAATGACTATAGCGATAAAAACAGTATTGGTGTAGCCGCATTTAATGCTCTAACACCAGGTCAGATGCAGTATTGGGAACCGGTATATGGTGTTGGTTCTTATGTTATTGAGTTTCGTAGAAAGGCATTAGAACTAAAGGCATCAACCAATTTTATTCTTAGCGTTGGATATACCGGTAATGCCGCTGGATTTGTTAGGGATGAAGTCTTAAATATTAAGTACTCAAGAACTACAACTGGAACGGCTCAGTTCATTCAGGCCAACTCTACAAACATGTTGATTCAGCATATTGATGGTGATGCATTTCCACATGACGATGTGGTTATTACTGCGAACAGCTATATATATGGTGTAGAAAGCTCATCAAATGTTAATATTACAAGCTGCGAGTTCATCTCAAATAACATTCCAGCTGATGTCTATGCATATTGGGCCCCAGTCTACTATTATGACATAGAGATTGAGAAGAATGAAGGCAATAAGACGATTCGCCTTTTACAAGCACAGTATGTTCCCGATTTTCTAAGAAACTTCAAAACACTATTGAGTCAATAAAATGGCAGGTTTTAATCCAGGTGACGTCTTTATAGATGCGGTATCAGTGACATCACCTCGCGGTGGTAGCAGGAATCTAGCTCGTCAGTTCCTATCGGCCGATGTCACTGAAACTATATTCACGCCTGGCTGTTTAGTACAGATTAGAGTTATCGACTTTGACGACTATCTAGGCACATTTGGTAAGCTTACAGGTGACGAGACTGTCACTTTTACTTTCCGTAAGCCTAATGGAGGATCGGCAACCTATAATCTACATCTAAACTCGGTTAAAGAAGTTGAGGATTCCGGTTCAACAAAGTCTAAAACCTACGTGCTTGATTGTATATCTGAAGAAGTTTTTTATGGTCAGGCAAAGCATGTCCAGAAGGGATATAATACTACTATTGATGGAATAGTCCAAGATGTGTTTGGTGAGCTAGGAAGTAAGTCACGTATTAATGCTGAGCCTACAAAAGGCAAGCGTAATATTAAACTAGCCAATCAACCGGTCTTTCATGCTATCGAGATGCTAAGAAAAGAAGCTGTGTCCGAAAAGAATAAATCATCTAACTTTATGTTCTGGCAGACACACAGTGGATTTAACTTCAAGAGCATTGAGGAGATGATGAGTGGTGGTGATGTTAAGACTTTTAGAAGAGATAATACGGTTGGGCATAATCAAAATAGTAATTTTGACGTAAATGCTATTGCGTTTAAGGTGCTGCACTCTATGGATGCTATTAATCGTATTCATTCAGGAGCTATGAATCAAAGAGTGGCTACTTTTAATACCCATACAAATACGTTTACCTGGAAGGATATTAAACCGAAGGGTAGCGACCTAAATTCTTTAGGTCAAGGTATTATTATGACAGCTAATTTTATTAATGCTTTTTCTAGTGGCATGAGGGCTGTAATGAGAATGGTCAATCACAACGATGATGTTAATATTGATAAGTCACATGTGCCGGAGACGATCCCACATAAGATGATGGACCTTGCAAGAATGCAAGAGCAGACTATGCATATGACAGTCATGGGTGATACAGTTCTTGAAGCCGGGAAGACTATTAATAATCAATTTCCAAAGATTACATCAGAGCCAAATAACAAAGATCCAGATGCGCAAGCAAGTGGAAGATGGATCATATCAAAAGTTAAACATGAAATTAGGGGTCCTGATGCAAGACCTAGATGGGTTTCACATCTAGAGTGTCTAAAGGGCGCATATGAGGAGAGTGTCTAATGACTAAACAATCAAAAGGTATGCATTTCTTCGTTGCGGATGTTCGTAATATCGAGGATCCAAATGAAGGTGGTAAGATTCAAATTTGTGTGCACGGGCATCATAACATTGGGCCAAAACCTATTCCCGATAAAGATCTTCCATGGGCACATTGCATTATGAACAATAGTCCATCAATTAATGGTATTGGTGAATCAGTTGGCTATATTGCACAAAGCACTGTTGTGGGATTCTGGTTAGATGGCGATAGAAAACAGATTCCATATATCATCGGTAGTGTGCACCGTGGCGCACAACCAAAGGGCAAGTAATGGCTATTGGTAAAGATACAATATCAAGCGGATTAGGTAAAATAACCGGTCTCGGTGGTGTACAAGGTGAAGATCTTGAAGCACCCGCAGCTACGACCGGTAATAAAGGTGCATCTACACCAACTACTGATGCACCTAATCCTGGCCACATTCAACAGAATGGTAAAAAGCCACCAACAACTAGTGCTGCTGATATTCTTAAAGCCGCTAGCCAAGGAGTGTATGGTCAATCAGCCATTGGTGTTAAAAAGCCTAGAGAAGAATTAACGAAAGACGATAACGCTGTCAAGAGCGTTAAGGATAAACACACTGAAGACAATAAAGGTAAACCTACAGAGCCAAAGAATCCTACAGCTGGTGCATCAGTGGCTGCTAAAATTCATGATGCTCTACTAGAGGTCGACCCGGATCAGATTGCTGCACCATTGAAGATGGCATTGCAATCAATGAATATGATTCGCATGATGGATAATATGACATCTCCTGCTGGTATTCTGGCTATGGCATCTGGTGGTATCGGTGGTGCACTCGGTGGACTGGCTGGTGCAGTCGGTCTTGGTGGTGTTCAGAATGCACTTAACGGCGCGATGGGTGGATTAAGTGCAATTGCCGGCGTAACTAGTACTATGCAGAATGCACTTCAAGGCGGTATGATGGGTATGATCAGTGGTGCAGCACAAGGTGTGTTTCATCCCGCCGAACTTGCGCAGACTATTGAGTCTGCGTCGATCCTTCATACAGCAATGAATGAGATTGCAGCAGGTAGCGCATACGCAATTGATGCTGTCGCACAGTTTGGTGGTCCCGCATTTGGTTTAACACCCGGTTCGCTCGAGGCAAAGATTGCATTGCTTGGTCCTGGTGGCCAAATGACGCATACTCAGATCATTAATGGTGTTCGTGTAAATACATATATTCAGACATCCTCTATTCCTATGAATAATCACTATATGCCAAAGCTTAATGGGCTTGAGCATGTTGCAATTGCAGCTGGTGCTATCAGCGATATTGCTGGTTCATTATCAGATTTGATGGGAGTTGATAATCCAATTGGTGATGCGCTTGGTAAAGCATCTGATGCTCTTGGTGATGTAGCTGATGTTGCAGGTATTGCCGGTGGAATTGGTCATATCGGTGGTATGGTTAATGGATTAATGGGTGGTGGACCAGCTAGTATTGCTGGTGGGTTAGCTCTTGCCGGTACAGCCGCAAACGTTCTTGGTGGCGCTGCTAATGCACTAAGTGCCGGCGGATTAGCTGGTGCATTAACCGGTGGTATTGCTGGTATTGTCGATGGTGGGTTGAATAAAATTCTCGGTGGTCCGCTTGGCGGATTAATGGATATGGCCAGTAATTTAATACCTAGTGTCGGCGGATCTATTATGGATATTGTTAAAAAAGAAGTACCTGGTATTGCAGCAATTGGTGGTAAGATGCCTAAGTTAGGTGAGACTATGACTGATTCTGTAAAGGTACTTGCGCTTAGTAAAAAAGGTGCTGATGCTGCGCGTAATATATTCGAAGCACCACAGGCTGCAGCTATTGGTGAATTAGTTGGCATGACTGCTGGCCTTGCGGCTGCTGTCGGTTCGTTTAAAGCTATTACACCATTTGGTGATATTGTGCACTCTGTTGCTGCTGGTGCTGCTATTGGCACAGTTGCTGGTTCAGCTATTGGATCAGTTGCACAGGGTCTTGGTTCTATTCTTAAGGGTTAAACATGGCAAAGCCACCAAATAATCGATTTCCGGATCATCCACCCACACCGAAACAATACCTAAGTCACGTATCGACACGTGTCGATGGAAGCTATCGTGCTCACTCGATTGATCCAAGTAATCGTATGAGAACCGTTGGATTCCTAACAGCAGCAGGTGTATTTTTAGCACATGTTATCGATGCTGCAGGACATGAGAGCTCGGCTACACCTGGTGGTACAAAACGATTCTCTCAGAGTGATACTAAGACCACTACTAATCATGCTGATGCATCAGCTGGTGGCGGTAAGAGTGATAAGACAGCCGGCGGTGGTGATACACAGCATGGAGCCGATAAAACAGACTCTGTAAAGGGTGCCAAACTAGCTGCATCAAAGCAGTCTGCAAAGAACTTTGCTTCAGGTGGTAATGGTCGTCACGTAATGAAGGGTGATCAATCTAATGTCGTTGAAGAAGGTGGTATGCACTTTGATATTTCAAAGGGATATACACTTACTACTAAAGATGGATCGGTAGCATTAAAAAGCACAGGCGGTGACATCAATGTTTCTGCACCAGCAGGTAACTATGCTATTACAACTGCTGGTAATCAGACGCACATTGCATCAGATGACATGATATTTTCTAGTACAACACGAATAATTTTATCAGTTGGTGCATCATATATTGAGATTACACCAAGCAAGATTACTATTAAATCTGCTAAGGTTGATATTAACCCATGAGCCACAAGTTTACCATTCTAAAAGATGGCGTTCTTATAGACTACGATAAATATGAAGATATACCTGATTCTTTTGAACACGTAATTGCATTTCTACCTGAGATTCCTGATGGTCCACATACTGAGGATCAACATGATGAGATTGAGCAATGGAATGATAAACTTCAAGCATTAATGAAGAAGGAACGAGAGAATGCCAGCAGTAACTAGAAAAGGTGATGCTGATGTTTCTCACTGTAGTGGTATGACTAGAGATGGTTGTTCACCAGATGTTTATGTGAATGGTATTGCAGTTAGTAGACAGGGTGATAATAATACATCTCATCTATTACCTGGAGCACCATGTCCTTCCCATGCAGCGCCAATAGCTACTGGTTCATCGACAGTGTTTGTTAATGGTAAGGGTATTGGAAGAGTTGGAGATGCATTAAGTGGCTGCACATCAGTTGCAGCTGGTTCACCAAACGTATTTGCAGGCGGGTAACATGGTTAGCAGAGCAGACAGTATCGGACAACTATATTATAAGGCAGATACCTACTCTGACTTCTCAAATGCGTTCACAAAGCATCCAGTGACCAACGAGTTAGTAGTGTTAAAGAATGAGGATTCCGTAAAGCAGGCCGTTAAAAATCTGATCTTAACAAGTGTTGGTGAAAGGCTTTTCGATCCATTTTTTGGATCAGACATCAATAGAACCTTATTTGAGAACTTTACACCATTTACGGCTGAAGATTTAGTTAAGTACATTAATAAATCAATCAGACTATATGAGCCCAGAGTTAATCAAATACAGATTACTCCATTAGATGATCGTGATCGTAACGGTATCACAATTAACATTCTTTTCACACTAATAAATAAGCCAGATCCGGTTCAACTAAGCATCTTCTTAAAAAGAGTCAGGTAAATGGCAGCCAATACATCACTATCACTGACATCACTAGATTTTGATACCTTAAAGACTAACTTTAAAGGCTTTCTGACATCTCAGCCTCAGTTCAAAGATTTCAACTTCGAAGGCTCAAACATGAACGTCCTCCTGGACGTCATGTCATATAACACCTATCTGAACTCTTTCTACCTGAATATGGTATCATCCGAGATGTTCATGGACACAGCACAGAAATATGATTCTGTCGTGTCTCATGCTAAAGAGTTGAACTACCTTCCAAAGTCCGCCAAGTCTTCACTGGCTACTGTTTATTTTGATGCATCAACAATTGGTATCTCGCCTCCTTTCTCTATTCCTAAAGGGGTGACGTTTAGTGGTACCAATTCAAATGGTGTATTTACATTCTCAACTAATCAGCTTCATAACTATCAGTCGGCAAACTCTACCTACACTGTAACAGGCTTAAACCTGTACGAGGGTGTGTATACAACTGACGTTTTTGTGGTTGACTATACAGTAGAGTCTCAAAAATTCCTTCTTACTAACGAGAATATTGACATTGATAGTTTAACTGTTACTGTTAGTGAGTCTGGTAACGATACTGTTTTTGCACGTGTTCAAACACTGTTTGGATTAAGTGAAGTATCAAACGTCTACTTCCTTCAGGGTGCACAAAACGGTCTTTACGAGGTTGTATTTGGCGACGGTCTGTTTGGCCGTAAGCCAGACAACTTAGCAATCATATCTGTTGAATATCGCGTATGCAGTGGTCCTGCGGCCGATGGCATCGACTCATTCCTATGTACGATGGATCTTGGCCAAATTAATGGTGGTACTGCATCAATCTCAACACCAGTTGCATCTGCTATCTCTGCGGGTGGTGCAGACCCTGAATCGATTGAGTCTATTAGATTCTCTGCTCCTCGCTACTTTGCTACACAGCAAAGAGCTCTAGCATCTGACGACTACTCATCTCTTGTTCTGGATAACTATGGCGGACAGATTGATGCTGTTAGTGTGTATGGTGGTGAGACTCTTGAGCCTAAACAATATGGTCGTGTGGTTGTTTCTCTAAAGCCTATGGGTGGTACAGTTACACCTGATTATCTGAAGAATGAGATTTCATCATTCCTTAAGGCATATACATCTCTACCTACACGTATTATCATTGCTGATCCAGAGTATTTTTATCTAGGTGTCGATACAACTGTACAGTATGAGAAGGTCGCAACCACAAAGCTAGTAACCGAACTTCAATCATTGATTGTTAACTCTATCTCAACATGGGGACAGAATAATCTTGGGCAGTTTGGTACTGACTTTAGATATAGTAAGTTTGTTGCTGCTATTGATGCGGTAGATACATCCATCACAAGTAATAATACAGACATCTATATGATTAAGCGTTTGTCACCACTTCTTGGATATGCTTCCGGATTCTCAATCTCATTTAATAACTCTGCAGATATTGAGCAGACATCACCGGGTTATACAAAGAATAAGCCGTTTCATGATGAGCCTGTCCTCACATCGACAAAGTTTACCTATATGGATGCTGATGATAATATATGGGAAAATTGCTTTTTCAGGGATAATAATCTAGGCACTATTGTCATCTATTCTGTTATTAATGGTGAATTCACTATCATTAATCCATTAATTGGCACTATCAATTATGTCACAGGCCGTGTTGACATTCAGAAATTTATCACTACATATTATGACCAATACATAGCAATTAAATATAAGACTCTGAATAAGGATGTTATCATCGGGCAGAATGCTATTGCTCTGATCGACATCAACAGCTATGATGTGAATGTTTCCGTTATAGAGACATTAAAGTAATGGAATTTTCAGTAGAGAAAAAGATCTCTAGCTTTGTTGAATCCCAGTTCCCTCAATTCTATCTGGATGAGGGTCCAAACTTTGTAGCATTCGTCAAAGCCTATTACGAGTGGATGGAGTCAGAGGGTGGCGCAATATATGGTGCTAGAAATATCTTTGATTTCAGAGATATTGACAACACCCCTGATACTATGCCGTGGAATGATTCTAGCCTTAATGGATTCCTAGAACATTTCCAGCGTAAGTATCTCTACAGTATTCCATTCAACGTTATCGTCAATAAGCGATTCCTTCTTAAGCACATTCTTGATGTATATCGTTCTAAAGGTACGATCAGCTGCTATAAGCTTCTATTCCGCCTCATCTATAATGAGGATGTTGATGTTTATCTTCCCGGCGTTAATGTACTACGTTTATCGGATGGTAAGTGGAATCAACCATTATACCTCGAGGTATCTGATAGTACTATTAGTCCAAGTTTTGTTGGCAAACGTATTATTGGTCTAGGCTCACGCACTACAGCTACTGTGGAAAACTATAGTAGAGAGCCTATTAATGAGAATCTAATTTGTACATTATCATTGACTTCTATCCTACCAAAAGGTGGCACATTCACTAATGGTGAGAAAGTAATTGTCGTTGAAGATGCAACTAATGGAACACGTGTAGATTTAGCACCTGTTATCATCGGCTCTCTTGATTCACTTGACATTATTAACGGCGGCCAAGACTATCAGGTTGGCGATGTCGTTAAGATTGCCCATCGTGATATTGTCACCGGTGCTTTAACATCATATGGTGTTGATGGAACACTTCGCGTTGCTGAGACTGCAACATCACAGGGCTCTATCCACTATAATATTAAGAGCGGTGGTTTTGGTATCTCGATTGCCCAGGGCGCTCATATCTTTCAGTATAAGGGTAATGCTGATGGCGCCGGCGCCACATTCCAGATTGGTGCATTATCATATACCATTCCAGTAGTCTATAACACTGATATTATCAGTGACTTTTTAGATGTTCAACTTGATGCAACATCATACGGGTTTGCTGCAAATGCAGCCGCAAATGCTAGTAGTGTTATTGGCCCATCAGATATTGAGTCCACACTATCATATGATATGAAAGTATTCGGATCTCTTGCAGCGCTGACTAACCAATATGGTGGCAATGGATACTCATCAAATCTGAATATCTTTATCCGCAATACGATGGAAGCTGGCCAGTATTTAAGTGGTAATATCAGCTATAATACCACATCAAATACTATTACCGGTACTAACACTACATTCCAAAGATACTTCTCAGCAAATGACGTCATATGGCTTCAGGCTAATACAGCTAATAATCTAACAAAAGAATACGCTGTTATTAAGTCAGTCGATAGTAACACAAGTATCACACTTTATGGTGCACCATCTATTAACTCGACAGCATCTGCAAAGCATAAAGTATCAACGGTTATTCTACCATCGCAGTTTGCCACGTATGAACCCATTGTAGCAACTAAAGATGGTTCTATTGCCGGCCTTAACTCAATCGTTGAAGGCGTACCTGCTGTAGGCTCTGGTGTTATCTCTCGCCTTGATGCTGTTAACTCTGGTAAAGGTTATGTTGATACGGAGTATGTATCCGCATACCTATATGCCGGCTTAAGCTCAATTACTATCTACAATGGTGGTATATTATACGCTAACGGTGAAGTTATTGTTTTTGCCGGCGATACTGAAGGAACTAGGGCCACCGGTTATGTCACAACAAATGCCAATGGTACAATTCTTGCAGCTACTCTAACAAATGCTGGTTCAGGCTATAAAGGTGCACCTAGACTAATCGTACGTACACAGTACGGCACCGGCGCTGTGCTTGCAACCACAGTTAATGAGTTTAATCCACTCAGTAAAATCACAGGGCGTGTTAAAAAGACTGGACTAGGTAAGACTGCAGGTTTCTGGAATACAGACGATGGCTTCTTGGATTCGAATAAATATATCCAGGATAGCTTCTTCTATCAAGACTTCTCATACCAACTCAAGACTGCTGCAACACTTGATAAGTATAAGAACATCTTGTATCAGACATTTCATACATCTGGTGCAGAACTGTTCGGTGAATATTCTAAGACGATTATTGATGGTGTACAAGCATCTATCTTGCAGGAAACTACGACGCCGTTATATGTATTGCCAGAGTATATTACTATTGACGATACAACAAGATCAATTGATACAACACACTATACGGCAGACCAACTCTAAGGAATATAGGCAGTGGCTCAACAGAATCTAAACGTAGGATTAGCGATTAACGACGGTACCGGTGACGTACTGCGCACTGCTTTTATCAAGATCCAAAATAACTTCTCTGACGTTTACACAAACTATGTTTCCAATACCCAGTTAATTGCCAATCTAGCATTATATCAGACACTATCAGGACTTCAATCTAATATTGCACCAATGTCCGTTAATACGGCAAGCTATATTGGAAGTCTTCCAGCAGCTAACGTCGTTTCAAATGCACAGTTGATTGCTAACCTAAGCAATTATGTGGCAAGCAATACTTTAGCAGGTCTTACACTTCAGAATACAGCAAACAACACAAATTATGTTGGTCCTATCCCAGCATCTAATGTTGTTTCATCTGCTATCCTATCTGGTAATCTAGCGGCCTATCTAACACTTACTGGTGTTGCTGCTAACGTTCTTCAGGTCACAGCAAACAACTCTAACTATTTTAATAGTCAGAATGCTGCGTATTACACCAATGCTTCAAATTATCAGACAGGTACTTTACCGTGGGCACAAGCACCAACTGGTACAGTAAATACTTCGGCTGCATTTACATTTGCAAATACGATCACATTCTCTTCTAATATTGTTGCCAATAGAATTTCTGCAAATGGCGGACTTGGTAATAATCAGATACTGGCTGCTAACTCTACAGGTGGTCTTTATTGGTATACACCATCAGCGTTTGATACAACTGCTCAATATACCTTCACGAATGCTATCTCATTCAGCAGCAATGTAAACTTTACCGGAACTATCAGTGCTGCTGGCGCAAATACACTATCTCAACTATTGACCGATACTAGTGTTATCACATGGAACATGGCACAAGGTCAGATTGCTAAGGTAACTCTTGGTGGTAATAGACAAATGGCTAATCCAACTAATATGAAAGTTGGAACGTATATCTTGTATGTTTATCAAGATGGAACTGGCAGCAGAACGCTGACATGGGGCACTGCATTCAAGTGGACTGCAGGTGTAGCTCCAGTATTATCAACAGCTAATGGTGCGCTTGATATGTTTACGTTTGCATCAGACGGAACAAATCTTTACGGCTCATACATGCCGAATCTTAAGTAGGATAGAATTTTATGGGAAAGCTGCTACCTGGTTTCAGAAAATCACTTGTTGATGAGATTCAAATTGGTATTCAAGCCAATACATCTCACTACTATGCTTTCGCTGCAAACCCCGTTCCATTCACCGGCACAATACCTACTACAAAGGGTGATGATTATGACTCTGTTTTTGGTAGTGATTGGAAGATGGTATTTGGCAAAAAGCTAAATGCTAATAATATCTTTGCTATGATTAAGAGATATGATTGGACATCTAATACGGTGTATCAATTCTATGATGATAAAAAGGATCTAAGTAACTCACAGTTTTATGTGATTACAACACCTACTTCATCAGTCGGTTATTATAACATCTACAAGTGTATCGACAATGCTAATGGTGCACCTTCCACATCACAGCCCGATCTAGTTCAGCCACAAAGCTTTCAGAAGTCTGACGGATATATCTGGAGATATATCAGCTCGATCGATTACGTAACATATGCCAGATATACTACAACAATGTTCGTCCCAATTACATCAAATGCCACAATTGTAGCTAGTGCTTCTAATTATACTGGTGTTGAGAAGATTGTTGTTACCAATGCTGGTTCTGGTTATGAAACGTGGCATAATGGTGCCATCAACGGTGTGCTTGATAGCTTTACCATTCAGATTGCAAATAATGCAGCTACAGTTGATAACTACTATACAAATAATAGCATCTACATCTATGATGTTAACGGTGGAACGGCACAGCTTAGAAACATTGTTGCTTATAATTCAACAATTGGTCAGGGTAACTTTATTACAGTTGATGCTGCAGTTAACACCACTCTTATTACTGCCGGCTCTACACAGTATAAAATTTCTCCACAAGTATACTTTGAAACTGATGCATCTTCGAAGCCTAAGGCATATAGCACAATAACACCGGGTAACAATACAATTGGTGCTATTACTATTGTTGATACAGGTTCAGGTCTAAGTTGGGCCAATGCACGAATCATCAGTAACTCTTCATATGGTACTGGCGCAACACTTCGTCCTATTGCTCCGCCCGCGGGTGGCCATGGCCGCGCACCTTCAGCTGAACTTCAATCCGCTGGTATTGGTTACTCATTTACATTCTCAAATACTGAGCTTAATACTATTTCTACTGACTTAACATACAATCAGATTGGTATCATCAGAAATCCAACATCACTTCTTCAAGATGGATCTGGTGATAGCAACGGTGTGTTCTGGTTAGCTAACACATTCAATCAAATTTTGAAGGCAAACATTAATCCAACTGGTGTTCTTTATACAGTTGGTGAGACTGTAAAAGGTAGGACTTCAAATGCCACTGGCATTGTTGTCTTCTCTAATAGTTCAGTTCTTTATCTTGCTGGCGATAAATATTTCTCAAATTTAGAGATGGTTACATCTAGTGATGGAATTAGATCCACAGCAATCACTATAAATACGTATGGGGACATCTATGCTACCGACGTATATCCGCTGTACGTCCAGAACATTGATAACGTAACGCGCTCCAATACCCAGTCTGAGACTTTCAAGCTGATCATACAGGTTTAAGGATAGAAGATGCCGATTAATACAGACTTAAATGTCGCCCCATTTTTTGATGACTATGATGCAAACAATCAGTACTATCGTGTTCTGTTCCGCCCGGGCACTGCTCTTCAGGCGCGTGAGCTAACACAGATCCAGTCTATCCTACAGAATCAGGTTGAGAGCTTTGGTAATTGGGCATTCAAGAATGGTGACATTGTTACCGGCTGTGCTATTACAGATCAGCCAGTTATTCCTTATGTCCGACTAGCTGATAGACAAACTAACAGTTATAGTATTACGCCAGCAAATCTTGCTAATACGCGTCTAGTTAGTGCATCATCAAATCTTCAAGCTCGTATCATTCTAGGCAATCCTGGACTTGTTGGTAACTATCCTAATACTAATATCCTGTATATCCAGTATCTCAATACCGGTACTGCAAATCAGGCAACGTTCTTACCAAATGAAACACTGAACATCTATACGATCCCTTCAAATGGGACGATTATTGCAACTGTTAACACATTCTCAAATACTACATCTAACACATATACCACTGGCAATGCGCATGGTATCGCCGTTAGTGAAGGTATTGTGTATCTGAATGGTACGTTTGTCAAGGTTCTAAATCCTACATATGGTATTGTCAATGCCTACGGCACGTCTGCCGGTAATAACTTTGTTGGATTCCAGCTTGTCGAAACTGTTGTTACTGAGAATCAGGATCCATCACTTCTTGATAATGCGCTTGGCTATCCAAACGAGAATGCACCCGGTGCGTATCGTTTAATGTTGCAGCCAACGCTTGTTGCGATGGATCAGGCAACTGCTGCAAATACAGACGGTTTTAATCCTATTGCACAGTATAGCTTTGGTAAGCTTGTCAGTAAGCAGCAGACATTAGTAGATCTTCATTCGATCGTTGATGACGCTATCTCAACACGTATCTATGAAGAAGCCGGCAACTACGTAGTTAACCCATTTGTTGTTGACACTATCTCTAATGCAGCAGCTCCCGATGCAGCTAATGCTGCAAACGGCTCATCTGATGCAACAAAGGTCCTTGCTCGTGTCAATCCTGGTGTAGGATATGCCCAGGGCCATAGAGTTGAACTTATCGCAACTCGCTATGCACCTGTTCGTCGTGGTAATGATACGGTATCCTATAAGTCACAGCAGATTACGTTTAACTACGGTAGCTACTTTGTACTTAATGAAGTATCTGGTGCATTCGCTTTCAGCACGGGTCAAACAGTTGACCTCTATAATACAGTTCAACAGTCTGTTACGAATAGAACATTCGGAGGCCTATCTGTTGCGGGTACTAAGATTGGTACAGCACAGGTTCGTTGCTTCACATACAACGCCGGCATTCCTGGTCTTAAGGATGCAACATATATCCTTCACGTATTCAACGTTCAGATGATCGCTGGTTATAATACTAACCAAGTCGTCTCCGTGTATCTGAATGGTACACCAAAGGCTGTTGGTGACGTTGTCGGTACCGGTCTTCAGTCTGCAAGTACGAAGGATCAACTATACTCAGTTGGTGCAGTTGGCCTAAAGAATCTTAGAGACTCTGCAAATAACAATAACACTCAGTATGTGTATAGAAGCCAGAACACATCTGCAACTATGCTATCTAATGGTTATATCTCTGTCACTATCCCTGCATCTGCAACTGGTGGTACAGACATCCTATCATATGGTAATACCGGTTCAGCCACTCTTCCATCAGTTGATGGTGCTTCTTTCATCGTCATGTCACAGGCTAATAATCAGTCTGCATCACTGACAGGTACAGTTAACGTCAGCACATCATCAAACGTTGTGACTGCATCTTCACCTATCCTATCAACAACATTCTATCAGGGTGATCAGGTTAAGGTAGGCACTGAAATTAGAACTGTTATAACAGTTTCAAACTCAACATCGATGGTTGTTGATGCTCCTTGGTCAGTTGCAAATGCCGCTGCTAACTACTATAAGTTTATTGCAGCCGGTAAGATCATCCCCGTATATCAGGCTGGTTCAACGGGTGGTGTGTACATCATTAACACAACAAGCTTTGCGGTTGCAACTAACCTAGCGCTTGCTGGTTCAAGCGGTGTAACAGTCACTTATGATACACAAAGAACAAGCACTATACCTGCTCAAAAGGTTATTAAGAAGAATCGCTTTGTCAAGATTCAGGCTAACACGAATCCGGCTGGTCCTCAGGGTCCATACTGCCTTGGTGTTGCCGACGTTCATCAAGTTAGTGCAATCTACGGTTCAGCTGATGGTTCATATACAACAAGCGGTGTTAACTTAACATCTGCTTTTGCATGGGACCATGGTCAGAAGGACACTCACTATGACTATGGTAAGATTATTCCTACCGGTGGTTATAGCCCTTCAACATATCCTTATCTACTAGTTCAGCTTGACTACTTTGTTCCGAATACAACACCAGGTTCTGGCTTCTTCACTGTAGAGTCGTACGCAATCGATGATTCGAACTCTTCTAATAATAATGCAATTCAAACTAAAGATATTCCTGTCTATGTTGACGAGGGTGGTACTACACGCTGGCTGAGAGACTATATCGATTTCCGTATCCCTGCAAACAACGTTTCAGCAGATACCGGTTCAATCGATAGCAGCAATGCTACCCAAGTTACAACTGCAATTGCCCTAGCAACTGTCAATCCATCTAATACACTGACGCTGGCTACCGGTTCTGGCTTGATGACACCTGCTTACGGTAAGAATATGAGCGTAGATTATACGATCTATCTGCCGCGCCAAGATCTTGTCATGATTACTGCTGACACAACGATCAAGATTAAAGAAGGTCTATCAACCGCTGCGCCACAAACTCCATTGTCACCTGACAATGCAATGACACTTGCAGTTCTTAACATTCCTCCATATCCTTCGCTGACAACAGACCAGGTTGATTCTAACCGCCTGAATAATCAGCGTTCTATCAATATGGTTCGTGACACCTCAACGGCTATTACTGTTAACCTAGTTATGAACCGTCGCTATACAATGAAGGATATTGGTAAGCTTGATAATCGTATCGGCAACCTAGAGTACTATACATCTCTATCTCTTCTTGAGCAGAAGGCAAAGTCAACAAGCGTCACCGATCAGAATGGTTTAGACCGCTTTAAGAATGGTATCTTTGTCGATCCATTTACAGACTTCAAGAATAGTGATGTAACAAACCCAGAGTATAGCATTGCCATTGATCAAAATAGAGGTCTTGCGCGTCCTAAGTTCATCACTGAGGTTATTAAGTTTGACTTCAATGCTGGGTCATCTACAAATATCCAGAAGACTTCACGCCTTCTAACACTTCCATATACCTCTAACTCGTTCATTAACCAGCCATACGCTACAAAGTATAGATCATCGGCACACGTTGCGTCTGCGTGGAACGGTACTCTGGTTCTTGCACCTGCCTATAGCAACCATATAGATACTAACAATACAGCTTCTGTTGGTATCACTATAGATAATGCAACACCATGGCAGCAATTTGCTAACTCACCTATGGGTTCAGCGTGGGGTAGTTGGCAGACTACTTCTAATGTATCAAGCTATAGCGTACAGACAGGTACACAAGACGTCTTGAAGGTTGAGCTTGGTTATCAGTATGTGCAGAGTACTGCTCAGCAGGCTATCGATAGAGCGATTGGTCAATATCAGGCTCAAGGTTATCAGATTGGTGGAACATCAACTACATTTACCTCTGGCCATGGTGGTATTGGTTCGAACGCGTCGATAACAAAAATTAATTAAGTTGGAGATATAAATTGAGCGCAGTTTTAAGCACATACACTACAGATGTTGAGACCTCTACTCGTAGTGGCCAACAGGTGGTTGTGGATACAAACACAACTAAGCAAAATATCGGTAATTTTGTTACTGATATTTCTCTGCAGCCATACATGGCAGCGGAGGTTATCTCCTTCTATGCTTACAATATTCGCCCAGGTGCCCGTGTCCACTGCTTCTTTGATAGTGTCAATGTTGATGCTTACTGCGCGCCGGGCGTCACATCAGTGGCTAACACAACATCTATCGATACCTCAACAAACGCGTCTATCGTAAAGACTGCAGACTGGGGTACTGCAATCTATGCAGACTCAGCAGGTCATGTGTTTGGTCAGTTTGCTATTCCTGGCGGAACGTTTAAGACAGGTGACCGTACATTCACAATTGCTGATACTGCTAACCTGATCCTTGGTGCCGATGCTCTTACAACTAAAGCTGCAGCAACATTCACTGCATCTAATCTAAGTGTTACTAAACAGACTGTAACACTGACGACAGTTAACCCAATTGTGTCGGTTGTCCCTGTATCACAAACAGTTGTAAACACAACCTATTCGAACACATCAATTAATCTTCCTGACATCGTTTATATCGATGCTCAGTGGGAGCCTATTGCTCAGACACTTTCTATTAACACACCTAACGGTGAAGCTGGTGTTTATGCAGTATCACTTGACCTATACTTTAAGCAGAAGTCATCTCTTGGTAACCATGGTGTAACTGTATATCTCTGTGAGATCGCCAACGGTTATCCTGATGGCAAAAAGATTCTGCCGTTCTCAACAGTGCACTTAAATGACGCTGACATCAATATTAGCGAGGATGCATCGGTTAAGACTACATTCGTATTTGAAGCTCCTGTTTTCCTAAACAATGGAATAGAATACGCCTTTATCTGTAAGCCTGATGCTAACGATCCGGACATTTGGGTTTATAGTGCTGCACTAGGCGACATCGATATTAAATCTGGTATTCAGGTATACAGCCAGCCAGTTCAAGGCACAGCATTCTTCGGTGCCACTATGACAGAGTGGACCGCACTACAAACAGAATATATCAAACATACACTCAATATTGCTGTATTCACTCAGGCAAGAGGCGATGTTTATTTTAACAATTCTAACACTGACTATCTGACAATTCAGAATATTGCTTTTAATAACTCTAATACGACGATTCTTCCGGGTGATACAGTATATCAGTCAGGCAACAGCACAGTCACAACAGTTAATACCTCAATTAAGGGAACTGTTCATGGATATGATAATACACGAAACATCCTTCGTGTTTCCGATTCTGGTGCAAACTTCTCAAATAATGCATACATCCAAGTACATCGTTTTGCCAACTCAACACTAAGATCATCACCCGGACCCAACACATCTACACTAGTAGCTTTCGGTAATACCGGTGCAATATACAATCCTGTTGTAGACTCTATCGTTGGTCAGTTTGCTACGATCACTCCTGCAGGTACAAGCGTAAGCTTTGACTATAAGGGTGCCAGCAACACATACCTGATTGATACTGGCAACTCAATTCCGATTACCCCTGGTATCGAAACAGATATGTTCGATAAGGAAAGAATTGTAGGTAGCGTATCGAACGAAGCATCAGCCGGTACCGGTAAGACACTGACAATGCATGCGCGCATGCAATCTGACTCTGCTCTTCTTTCACCGGTCATTGATCTTGTCAAGGCTAATAGTTTAGTTATTGCGAATCAGGTCGACCCTGTAGGTTTCATTTATAATGAGTACTATAACAATGGTACATCAAAGACAAAGTATATCTCTCAACTTGTCACTCTAGCCGCTGGTCAGGATGCACAGGATCTGCAGATCCATCTAACAGCACACCGTCCGGTCGGTACCGATATTCAGGTTTATGTTAAGTTCCTTAATAGCCAAGATCCTGAACCAATGGTTAATAAGACTTGGACACCAATGGTTAACCTCGGTTGGAATATCTATGGCGATCCGGGCAATCCAAATGCATCCAATGAATATGTATTCCAGACATTCCCTTACTATGGTCTAACACCTACAACCGGCACTATTACTGCTAACAGCGTATTGGCTAATACAGTAACTGGCGTCAGTACTCTGTTTGGTACAGAGGTTAAGGTTGGCCAGTGGATTAACATGGCTGCAAACACAACGTACTCTGAAAATGCACGTCAGGTTGTTGCAATTGCAAGTAACACCTCAATGACTCTGAGCGCACCATTTGGTACTAACTATGCTGCTGGTTCTTCATACTATATTGTGCCACCACCTACTACGGCTTGGAACTCAACGACATTCTCGACACTTCAGACTGGTAATATCGCTGCAAATACGACGACAAATATCATTACCGGTACAGGTACAAACTTCCTATCACTTCTACCTGGACAAACCATTAGTTTTGCACAGGATAGTGATATTATCGTTAGTATCACTAACTCTACATCTTTGGCGGTACGTACTCCGTGGTCATCAACGGTATCTGGTGCTAACATGTATCTGGTAAGCACTGGTGGTGTTTCTTATCTGAACTCTAAGAATAGCCTATACACAACATTTAATAGATTCCAAATTAAGGTTATCCTTCAATCAAACGATAGCTCTAAAGTCCCACTTATCAATGACTTACGAGCATTGGCTATGCAGCTCTAAAATGTCTAATAAATATGTAAAGACTGATGTTGAAGGTTTAGTTAGAGATATGCATTCAGGAGCAATCCTAAATGTGGACTACGCTGGACTCTCAGCTTATAAGAAACAAAAGAAGGCGTTTGAGACGACTCAGAATATGTCTGAAAGACTGGATAAGTTAGAAGGCGATATGGATGAGATTAAACAGATGCTACAACTGCTATTAAAAAGATAGGCTTAAATGACAGTCACAGTTCAAAATACTACGGTCACTAGTACGTTCGACTTCTGGCGAAATCGTACTAACGAACTTGCAACTGCGATGTCGACAGTGGCTGTCACGGTCAACTCTAATACAGCTGCAGGTAATGCTGCTATCTCCGGAACGTTTACTGCTAACGTAATTAACGTTTCTAATGGTTCTAGCAATATCGTCATCTCATCACCAACCACTGCCCAGAAGACAAGTGGTCAGTATGCTCTGAATGCCAATAACTCTTGGACTTATAATCCAACGAGTAATGGTTCATTCACAACAAATGGCCCATTGATTCAGAATGTCGATAGTTTTGCTATGACCTTCAATGCTGCTGAATATTTAATTAGTGTTGTTGATAATACAGCCAATAATTTCTATGCCTCAAAGCTTCTAGTCACCCACAATACCGGCAATAGTTTTGTGACAGAGTATGGTAGCATCACTACTAATACAGCACTTGGTACTTTTAGCTCTGGATCTAACTCAACAGCTGTTATCCTTAGATTCACACCAACCTCTTCGAATACCACTGTTAAATTTGCAAGGACACTTATCTAATGGCCACTAAGGCTAATTTAGTCATTGATCAGGGGGCCACTTATAGTACTGACATCTATCTACTAGATGATAATGGCGATTCGTTGATGCTTGGAAATTATACTGTGGCTTCTCAGATGAGAAAGTCATACACATCTTCAAACGCTATTAGCTTTTCCTGCAGTACCAACGTTATTGAAGGAACTATTACATTATCATTAACAGCTGCACAAACCGGCGCTATTACACCAGGACGTTTTGTATATGATGTAGAACTAACGGACACATATTCAAACACGGTTTCCCGTGTGGTGGAAGGTATTGTCACGGTAACACCTCAAGTAACGAGGTAAATATGTCCAACATAATTGTAGCCAAGGTCAATAACGGTGGTGTGATAAACAGTCAGACACCAGTGACCATCAAGAATACTCCTACCCTGATTAGCGGTAACGCTCATCTTAGGGTTGAGCAACTAACCAATGTAGATTCAACCGGGGAAGTAGACGGGGGAACACTAATTTATAATGCTAATACGGGAACATGGTCTATACAACAGATCATAGTTACGTTCTTTGATGGTGGATCTTTCTAATCCTAAATCTTATAAATATAAGAAAATAACAAAGAGGACCACCAGTAATGGCAAACCTAATTCAGATCAAAAGAAGTAATACTGCTGCTACACCGGCAAACACGCTGAATGGTGGTGAGCTTGCATATTCGTATAACAGTAACTCACTCTTCATGGGTGCACAGACAGGTATATCAGCTGCTGGCTTTAAGATCGGTGGTTGGAAGTACAACTACCTTGATCAGGCTGGTAACCCTGGTGTCCTAACAGCCAACGCTGTCGTTATTGTCGACAATAACGGTTTCCATAACAACGTATATACTCAGGGTCTTACTGTTCAGACCTCAGGTGCTATCACAGCACCAACTATCACGTCAGTTTCAAACACAGCTAACTCTACACAGCTTGGTGCTGGTGGTTCAGGCCTAGGTACAGAGCTTGCTACAACAGCAGCTATTGTCACCTACGTTGCTGGTAGAACTGGTGCAGCGGTTGGTGCTAATGGTCAGCTACTATTCAACAACTCAGGTATCGTCACAAGTACGTCGACAATCGCGTACGACTATACGACCGGCGCTATCACTATTGGTAACACGACTGTAAACGTACAGATTGGTTACGTTTCTGGCGGCGGTCAGCAGATGCAACATTGGCATGGTAATGCCAATACATATATGCAAGTTCAGATGACTAACGCTAATACCGGTACATCTGCTTCTACAGACTATATTGTAAACGCCGATAACTATACCGATACAACTAACTACGTCGACCTTGGTATCAACGGTTCTGGCTGGTCAAACACACAGTGGACAATTAACGGCGCTGATGACGGTTATCTGTATGCCGCTAACGGCACGATGGCTATCGGTACTGCGTCTGCTAAGGCAGTTCAGTTCTTCTCAAACGGTACACTTGCTACTAACGAAGTTATGCGCATCGATGCTGGTGCAAACGTTGGTATTGGTAACACAAACCCGAATGCTAAGCTTCAGGTAACTGGTACTGCTAACGTCTCCGGCGCAGCTCGTCTTGGAAGCACACTGACTGTTGATGGTGTCACAAACCTTAACGGTAACCTGACGATCTCTGCAACCTCAGGTCTTTCTGTAAACGGTTCGTACGGTACATCTGGTCAGGTTCTTGTTTCGAACGGTTCTGCTCTATATTGGGGTACAGGCACTTCAGGTGCTAATACACAGGTTCAGTTCAACGATAACGGTGTTGCTAACGCCTCTGCCGCGTTTACCTTCAACAAGGTATCTAATACACTTACAGTTGCTAACCTTGTAACAACATCTTCAGCTAACGTTGTTAACACAACTCTATCTGGCACATTCACAAACGTAACATCGACAACTACATCGATCGGTGGTACTACAACGACTCTGTCTTCGAATGTCACCATTACTGGTGCAAACATTCAGGCTACATCGTCAACGTTCAATATTCAGAACGTTAACGTCTCTGGTAACCTTGTCGTCAGCGGTACACTAACTGCGATTGACTCTACAATCATCCAGACTAAAGACAACATCATTCAGTTTGCTGATCAGCAAGCTAATACAGCAACATTCCTTGATGCTGTCGACACTGGTTTCTATGTTCAGACTGGTAACACGTCAACTTCATTCTATTCAGGTCTAGTTCGTGTTGCGGCAGGTTCTACTAATACTAACCCGCTGTTCAAGTTGTTCTCGACAGGCACATCTGTTAATACTACTATTATCGATACTGCTGCAACACTTGGTACATTGCAGGCTTACCTGTCATCAAGTGCCCTAACAACAAACAGCACGGTTGTCAATATCACAGCTAACTCTACAGTTTCTGTAGCTCTAGTTGCTAACTCGCTGTCACTATCGACCGCTCTTCCTGCTACATCAGGCGGTACCGGTACGGGCACATATACATCTGGTGATATTCTAGTGGCTAACACCGGTAACGTACTAAATAAGTTAAGCCTTGGTACTTCTGGCTATGTACTTCAATCAAACGGCACTGCACTAGTCTATTCAACACTAGACGGTGGTACATTCTAACGTTAACATTAATGGATCTATTATATCATGAATTCAGACCTTGTAAACCTTTATATTGAAAAACTACTATCTGAAGTAACTGAGTCTGTCAAGACTAGAATCTTGTTACAGACTCAGTTAACCTACACTGAGCGAATAAATGCTGAGTTACAGCAGAAGAACTCGGAATTGGAGGAGCAGATTAGTAAGTTAGAGGTTAGCTTAAATAAGCGAGCCGCTAAGATAAAAGAAGATTAGACACCTCGGTATATACCGCTCATGAGGAAGCCACATGGCTAATAACATATTTCAAGTAAAGAGGACGTCGACCACAGGTCGTACTCCTAACACTACTTCTTCTGGTAACTCTCAATATATTAATGCTGGTGAGCTAGCACTCAATATGACCGATCAGATGTTATATACATCTGACGGCACGAACCTAATTGTCATTGGTTCCAACACATTAAATCAAAACATTACTGGCAACCTAACTGTTAAAGCGATCATTGCTAACGGCTCATTGGGCACAGCCAACCAAGTTCTCACAACAAATGGTACTGGTGTTTACTGGTCTACAATTGTAGGTGTTAATACTGCAGCTCAGTATACATTTACAAATACAATTACGCATGCTAGCAGTATTAATATCAACAACAACCTTAACTTAAATTTTCAAACAGTTAATGCTTCTACGTACGTAGGTATGCGTCAGCAAAATGATGATAATTTCGTATTTTATTCGACAAATACTTCTGGCGGTTCTAGAGCTGTTTGGTCTATTTACGCTAACAGTATTACCAGTTCTTTTTCTTTATCTGTACCAGCATTATTTAATACTAATACAACATTTTCTGGACCGATTATTTTAGGTGGTAGTAATGGTACTGTTGGTCAAGTATTAACATCAAATGGAACTTCTGCGCCATATTGGTCAACAGTTTCTGGAGGCAGCGGCGGTACAACATCGACAACAGCCCGTCAAACATACGTAGCTAATGGTTCAACAAATACATTTACAGTTACATCAGGATATACTGCTAATAATCTAGATGTTTATCTAAATGGTGTTAAACTTCAATCTAGTACTGGCGTAAATACGTCATCTGGTAGTACATTTACTATTTTAGGTGGTACACCAGCAAATGGCACATTAATTGAAGTTGTTGGTGGTCTTCAGTATAGCAATGTTTTAATTCTTACTGCTAATAATTCGACTTCTTTAGGTGGTTTAAGTGCTTTCACCGGCTCTGCTGGTCAAGTATTAACATCAAATGGAGCTTCAGCTCCATATTGGTCAACAGTTTCTGGTGTTGGTGGGTCTGTTAATACTGCTGCTCAGTATACTTGGACAAATACACAAACATTTTCTAACACTATTACATTTAGTACTACCATTAATGGTACAGCAAACAATTCTCTTTATCTTGGTGGTACTGCAGCGGCGAATTACCAAACAACAGCTGGTTTGTCTGCTAACGTAGCAACATTAACAGCAAACGCTGCTACTTACCTTAACGGTAAAACTGAAGGTAATCTTAACGTAAACAGTGCTACTACTGCAACAACAGCAAACAATTCTTCTTACCTTGGTGGTACTGCTGCTGCTTATCATGTTAAAACTGGTGCTGATATTACTGAATACCAGTATATCCGTTTTGCCTCTGCAAACCAAAGTGATACTAACGATGGTAAAATAGGTTCTGGTTTATTTTCCAATGGTTTGAATATTGTTGGAAATCAAACCCAAAATGGAAATGGGCGAGAAATATCCTATTATGGAAAACTTTGGGATAGAGCGGCCGCTGGTGCAAGTATTCTCGGACCATTAACAACAGGTAACACGATTACCATCGGTACTGCAGCATATTTTGTTGCAAACGGCAACTTAGGTATCGGTACAGCTTCTCCAGGCGGAAAATTAGATGTTCTGGCAGGCAATGCATACTTTACAGTAGCTCCTTCAACATATACATCAGCGGTTGTTGGGCCAAGGCCTGCTGGTGATGGAATTTCATCTTTTATATTGCAGGCAAATTCGACAGCTGGTAATAAATTTGATTCATCATCTTCTGGTTTAATAGTATATGTTAATAATAATTCTAATATTCATAGTACATTTGCTACTAACGGAAACTTTGGAATCGGGACGACTTCTCCAGCAGCCACACTTGATGTTGTTGGTACAGTCAATACATCAAAAGCTAATACGCTCAATCAGACACTAACTGATGGTGCAACAATCACTTGGGATACATCACTAGGTCAGATTGCAACAGTTACATTAGCTGGTAACAGAACTATGGCTGCTCCGACTAACTTAAAGGTTAGTACGTATATTCTACATGTTATTCAGGACGTAACAGGCAGCAGAACATTGACATGGAACTCAGTATTCAAATGGCCAGCGGGTGTTGCGCCGGTCCTATCTACTGGTGCTAACAAGCGTGACGTCTTCACATTTGTGTCTGACGGTACAAACCTTTATGGCTCATTCCTACCAGATGTTAGGTAATAAATAAAAATAAAAGGCTGTTGAATGGCACAGGAATTTAATCTAGGAACTCTTGGACAGTTTTTATCAATTGATTTAGTTGGTAATAACATTTCATTTGTCGCTAATAATTTAAGTGTTGGTAACTCAACTGTAAACTCAGTAGTTAACTCAACCTCCATTTCAATAAATGGAGTTCAGATTATTAATGCTACTAATAGTACTTTAACATCCAACAATGCATCATATCTTGGTGGCACAGCCGCAGCGTCTTATGCATTACTTTCTGGTGCTTCATTCACTGGCACAGTAAATGCAACAGCTCACACCATTGGAACTACATGGATAGCTAACGCGTCTGGCGTGTACATGTCTATGCCGTTGTCTGCAAATGGTGGAACTGGTACAGCTGGTCAATTACTATACTCGAATGGTGTAACCGGCTCACCTTATTGGGCAGCTGCACCTGCTAACTATACTATCAGCACAGGTCTTGTTAATACAACCGGTACAATCACAGTCAATGCTTCTTACATTGCTACGATTGCTGCTAACAATGCTTCATATCTTGGTGGTGTTGCGGCATCTGGTTATCAGACAACTGCTGGTCTATCAGCTAACATTGCTACCCTAACGAGCAATAACTCATCATATCTTGGTGGCACAGCCGCAGCATCATATGCATTACTTTCTGGTGCTACTTTTACCGGGACTGTCGCGACTGGTGATGGAACGACTCTTAATTTAGGAAGAGAAACTACTGGTGGTCTTGAAGGAGCACAAATAAATTGGGCTAGCGGAAACTCATCAAACGCTTCATATCCATCATGGTCGACTGATATTTATGCCGCTGTGTTCAGAATTCTTAATGCCGGTGCTTCTAACACAAACGTTCAGATTTCAGGCACATCAACAGGAACTGTTGGTTTATTTGTTCAGGGTAATACCGGCATTGGAACGACATCACCTGCAGTTAAACTGCATATATCTGGTGATGCACTAAGAATAGACGGTACATCAGGTGAAGCTGGTCCATATCTTTATAGGGCCGGCGGCAACGCCCCAGATATTAGATTTTTTACTTCTAATGGTACTATTGCATCACCGACAACCGTAGCAAATGGCTCTAATCTTGGCCAGATCCATTTCCAAGGTTATGATGGAACAGCTTATCGTGATCTTGCGGGCGTTTGGGCACAAGTTGATGGCGCAGTTAGTACTAATAATGTGCCTAGTGCACTAAAATTTTTGACCGGCAGTACATCACAAACTGAAAATATGAGAATATCATCCAACGGTAACGTTGGTGTTGGTACTACAACTCCTAGTGTAAAGCTACATGTTACTGGTAATAGTTATATATCAGGTGGCCTTTCTGTTGGTACTACCTCATTTAATAGAAAAGTTAACTTTGCTAATGGTGAGATGACTTTTATACCGTATACGGCTGCAGAAGGCGCATCTACAAATACGTATTTTATTAACGTATCTGATGCCAGTGGTAACTACGGCAACTCAATGACATTAAATTTTAGAGCACTTTATAGTTCAGGCGCAGCTTCAGGAACACTAGCTGCAATTACAATGAATACAACTCTACTAGGTGTTACCGGTGACGTCTATACGGCATATTCCGACGAACGTCTAAAAGATATTATTGGACCTATCGATAATGCTCTATCAAAAGTTCAATCATTGACTGGTTTTTACTACCAGCCTAATAAGACCGCAATTAGTCTGGGGATTGAAAAGAATCAACTAAGTAGAGTTGGTGTATCTGCACAAAAAGTTAAAGAAGTACTTCCAGAAGCAGTTGGACCTGCACCAATTAATGATATGTATCTAACAGTTCAGTATGAGAAGATTGTGCCTTTATTAATAGAAGCTATTAAAGAGCTAAGTATAAAGATAGAAAAGTTAGAGCAGAGGATTGGCTAATGGCATTTTATAATGGTAGTACTGCAATATTTCCTGGATTACTTCCTCTGCCAAATCAAATATCTGCTGGTTCACCACTCTATAATGATGGGCTTAATGCTTATTGGGCATATCCGGGTGAATCTCACACTGTAGTAGGCGGAGGCTTAGGCGGTGATTGGAGATATAGGACGATTCTAACACATGGATACCAGGCTGCTGGTTATAAAGGTTATAGCCCATGGAAAACTGTAAATAAGACTTGGCACTCGACTGATACGACTTATTGCTGTGGTGAACAGTTAGATCGTGGTGGTGCTTATCTAGATGGTTGTTTCAGTGATCTTAATGCGTATGTTTATGGTACTTCACATACCTGGGCGGGTTCAGCCGCTCATACGAGCAGCTATAGTTTATCTAATGGTACGCGTAGAACACAGAACAATGATAATTTCACTGCATTTGGTTCGGGAACTGCTCCGTATGGATACGTTTCAAATAATCCAGCAGGTGAAGGACTCTCTTACGGTGATCAAGGTGGGTTATCCAATAATCCACCAACTAGTCCAGGTACTGGCGGTTGGGGAATGAGTGTTAATAGAGCAAACCATGGATGTGCCAGTACTCAAATTAATAATGCTGGTTATACATATGGTGGTGGCTCTGCAGTAACGAGTAAGCATCATTTCCCATCCGAAGTAATGTATACAACAACTAGTTCTCCTGTGACATGGGGAGCAACGTGTGCAACCGGTGGTCAATATCAAGCTTATATTGGCGGATCTAGCAGTTCAGCATATCTATACTATATGACGTACACTAATGATTCATTTTCTGCTTGGGCTTGGCCATCGGGTGTAACAACAGATGGTGTTAATAAAGCATTAATGTCAAAATATGGTTGGTTCTACTTTGGTAGAGATACAAATACATCAACATCACAATATAAATTTAGTGAATCAACACGTTCAGTTTTATCCACACTTACAAAACTTGGTTCATTCGGCGAAGAAAACTATCAGATGGGACAGGACTGGGGATATATGGTAGGTAATTATAATGGTCAACAGAATAACTGGACAGTTAAATATACCTATAGTAATGATACCATGGCAACACTTGGTTTTGGTGCACAACCAAAAGGTCACTACGGAACTAGTTCTGGTGCATGCTCGAGCGCTGCGGCCAGCGTAACATCGATGGCGAGATAATATGGCATTCTATGTTGGTACAATAAATTATTTTCCTGGATTAGTGCCCCCAGTTAGTACAGCTACTGCAGGTTCTGCTCTTACTAATGATGGTACAAATGCCTATTGGGCATATCCAGGAGCCTCTATTACTACATTAGGTGGAACTCTACAGTATCGCAGTATTCTTACACATGGCTATGTAGCGGGTGGATATAAAGACGCTAATCCATGGCGCACAGTAAACAAGACATGGCACTCAACAGATATTACAATTTGTTGTGGTGACCAGATTGATCAAGCTGCAAATTATAATGGTGGAACATTCAGCGACTACAATGGTTATGTACACGCATGTTCTGGTGCGCATGCGACAGCGTCCGCTCATACTAGTAGTTACAATTTACACACCGGTAATGCTAGAACAGTTGGTACATCTAACTGGGGGACTCAACCATCTGTGGCATTTGGTTTTACAGGAAACGATCCAAACAGTACATCAGGTTTTCCATACGGCCAAGGTGGTTCAGTAGATACCGGTATAACTGATGGGACCGGTGCATCAGGTACCGGTACTTGGGAAATGAGCGTTGGTAGAACATACTTTGGAGGATTAACTGACCAGTTAAATCAGATTGGATATATCGCCGGCGGTACAGAATCGCAAGTTACAGATCGATTCCATATGCCAACTGAAATCATGTATCAAACAACCAGCACTGGTGTCAGCGCCAATCACACGGCAGCAGGTGGCGGTGCCTCCATTGGATGGTGGAGTTTTGGTGGAACTGCCAAGCAGTTTAACTTTTCAACATTAGCTTATTCTGCATGGTCTGCAAGTCCTGCGCCTGCGCCTGATGGTGTTTGTAAGATTCTAACTACAAAACTTGGCTATCACTATGTCGGTACCGGTACAAATAATACGACCGGCTGGGGAAGATTCAGCGATTCTACTGGAGCAATGCAGAGCACTGCCGTTAGTAAACCTTCATCGTTTGGTGAAGAAAATTTTGAAATGGGTCAAAACTGGGGTTATTGTCTTGGTGCTTATAATGGTCAGCAGAATAATTATAGCACGAAGCATAATTATCTGACTGATGCTATTACTGTAATGGGAAGTTCAACACAACCTAAAGGACACGCAGGATTAAGCTCTGCTGTCTGTAGTTCTGCCGCAGCATCAATCACATCGAGTTACATGTAATGGCATTAATTCAAACTCTTAATTACGTCACAACTGGATTATCACTTTTTCTAGACGCTGGAAACTCTAGTAGTTATTCTGGTACTGGTACATCATGGGTAGATCTAAGCGGTAATTCCTATAACTTTACTATAAATGCATCCGCATTTACTAATGAAAGTACCGGTAATGGTAGCATAAAGTATATGAACTTTGGCGGTAGCTATGGCATAGCTAAGAGAATAGTCAGCAACGCATTTTCTCCTGTGCCTTTAACTGATAGCACGTCTGGCTCTGGCATGACTGCTCTCGTTTGGACTAGAATAAAAGATAGCTCTGCTGATTGGAGAACTCTTTTCAGAGGAAATTCTGACCATGAAGTTATTGTTAACAGTGGTGGTTATAATTTAGGAATGTATGATAACATTAATGCTAACGGTTTTTTTAGCAGTAATTTTGATGTTCGAAACACACCTGGTTATCCATATGAATGGCATCAGATGTGCTGGACTTTTCCTGGCACATCTCCATATTATAACTTTCAGTTAGATGATAACCAAAATATTTTAGGTACAAATACAAATACAAATGCTAGATTCAAAGATGGCATATCATCAATAGGTGGATATGGCCAATCAAATACCGATCCTAGTGTTGGCAGTAGTCAATATTGGGGTGATGTAGCAGTAGTAATGTTCTATAATAGGGTTCTAACTGCATCTGAGATTTCTCAGAACTATTATTTCTTTAAAGATCGCTATAATAGAATGAACCCTAATAGTAGTGCTGGTTCAGCCGCTATAAATATTGACTTAACATCAAGCTTTCCAGCACCCAACTCTAATACAATTGGCGCTACGCTTTACACTGATGGGGCTTCATATTTCTGGCAGTATCCAGGCGACACGCAGCAGAATTCTCTCGGTAATACTTTTAGGTATAGAACACTAATTACGCATGGATACCTTGCGGCTGGCTATAAGGGATCAAACCCCTGGAGATCTATTAATAGAACATGGCACGCAACCGATGTTACTATCTATTGTGGTGAACAGCTTGACAAAGCTGGAGCTTATATCGATGGAACATGGAGTGACTATAATGGTTATGTCCATTCTACTAACGATGCTTTTCAAGGTGCGTCTGCCCACACTAGTAGTTATAGTCTTCAAAATGGAACCATGAGGACACGTGGCACATCACTAAATAGTCCACCAGGATCAGGTTTTGGGTTTCCAACAGCCACAGGAACTAGCAGTGAAGGTGGTTGGGATATGTCAGTGGGTAGATCCGGCGGTATGGCCGGTTGTGTGAATCAAACTGGTCAATGGGGATATTGTGGTGGTGGTGGAAGTGCTGTGACTGATAAGTTTCACTTTCCATCAGAAACAATGTTTGTTACAACATCAGCGCCAGTTTCAGTTGCTATGACTACAGCAGCGCATGGTGAGACTAAAGGTTGGTTTAGCTTTGCGGGTACAAAATCTTATGTGACATATTCTAATGATTCTTGGACATCTTATAGTAACAGTATTGCGCCTGATGCATGGTCACATATATTAAGCACAAAATGGGGTTTCCATTATGGTGGTACCGGCGGTAATGTAACATCTGGTTTTGGTAAGTTTAGTGATTCTACCGGTAGCGATATAACAACTTCTTTAACAAAACCAAGAGCCGTCGGCGAAGAAAATATGCAAATGGGTCAAAACTGGGGTTATATGTTAGGTGAATATGATGGTCAACAAACTAATATGACTGTAAAGCATATGCATGCTACGGACGTCATAACAACATTGGGGGCTGGCGCACAACCTAAAGGTCATTACGGTCAAAGCAGTGGTACGTGCTCGAGCGCTGCCGCTAGTATTATGAACTAACACGAGAGAGCAACTATGACGTCATATGTTAATATTTTAACCGTTTCTGTTATCTTTTCTGATGCTGATGAAAGCACTATCTTTAATGGTGGTGCTTCTCTTCTTAGAGCTCAGCTAGGAACTAACATCACATCTATTGATAATAATGTGAAGGTTGATGTTATAGAAACGCTTAAGCAGACTGATGAAAGTCCGGCTACAGTAACGGTTGTTGCTACAATTACAACTACTGATAAAGATGCAGTTATTAGTACTATACCGGTTGTTAGCAATCAAAGTGTACAAATTACTTCATCGGCTACTGAATCACAGGATGGTGATAATTATATCACCATTGTTACTTCAGTCTTCAGTGTTTCTGACAGTACTCTACATGCTTATGTTGAGTCTGTATCAAAGGATAATAAAGAAGCTGCGCCTCCATCACAATATCGTTATATTGTGATGCCACATAATGTTATTGAGCCATATCTACATGGAAGTGCAGGGCTTGATGATATGATGTATTGTGGCGATATGTATAGTATGATGAATGTAAGTTGCGTAAAGATAGCAGAAAAAATGTATCAGACATTAAAGCATCTATGGACTCGTGTTAAGTTATATGAAGTTGATGCTGATACAGCGTTTTATGGTACTACATTTTTCAGTGAGATTAGACCAATAGCTAAAGTTTGGGAAGCAAAGACACCATGGTATGGTGAGAAAACTCCAACAGAGATTACGCCTGAAATTCAAGCCATGATAGTTAGGATGATGACGATCTTTGCAAAAGAGATTATTGGACAAGAGTTTGATAGCCGATTCTTAGCACTGAAAGATTCTACAGAGCTTGAGGCTGCTTCTTGGGATCTACAAAAACATGAGGCCAAAGAATGGTTAATCAATCAAGGTGCTAATGGTAGTAAAACACCATTCCTTGATTATCTAGCTGAAGAACATAACATCGATAAGACAACACTATCTAATAATATTTTAGCTAATGCTGAGGATTATGAGGATAGACTTAGTACATTGCTTGTTCAGCAGCAAAAAATCTTTAAACAGTTTGATGCATGTACTACCGTATGGGATATAAATATCCTTTATGAGGACTACCTAGGAGTCCAAATGCCTATTAAGCAAGCTATTGCACTTGGTAGAGCAGTAAGTGAAAGTGACTGGGAACGTAAAGATGAATGGAGACTTAAGGGAAATGGATATTATTTCTAAACTGATTGATACAAATAAAATTGTATCTGCTAATGTGAATGACATTAAGATTGATCCGGACTTTAGAGATCAACATAGTCTTTCTACTTTTGATATGAATTTAATTAAGTCGGCAGTCCATGTCAATATGGGTATGACTGACTACCAGTGTAAACACTTTGTAGCAAAAAGCCAAATCACGCCATATAAGCAGGTCCGTCAATCTCTCATGGAGCTTGAGGTGCGTTATCACGCATATCAGGAGATTCGTAATAGTCTTCGTAAGGCCGAGATTAGTCGTAAGAAGATGCAGCGTCAGATGGATTCACTTGAAGATCCGCTTGATAAAGAGCTCGTACAAATTGATTTAGAGAAAAATGACTATGATATTACTATCTGGCAGCGTAAGCTTAATCAGAGTCAGTATGAGATCAGGTCGTTTCTGAATGTTATAAATGAGTATGTAAAAAATGAAGACGACCTGGACTTCTACCTTCAAGTTAACGAGGAAGAAGAACGTAAATACTGGGTAGCCCGTATGGGTAAACAGGCAGCAATGGATGTTATTGCATTTGGTCGTATTGGTTCAGGCAATATGGATTCAATTGCGATGATGGACGAACGCGATCAACTTGAAACGTTGCAGGTCGCACTACAATATGCCGGTATGGTCAACGCTGGAATCTCTAAAATTGCTGAGCAAACACAATCACAGGTGAACACCTATTTGAATAGTAAAGAGCATCGTATCGCTCAAATTCTTGATGGTATTAATAATGACCCAGATCTTCAGCTTACCGATAAATCCAAAGTTAACCCAGAGTCAATTTGAGTATTTTGCTGGGTTTATTAGTCACCATAAGCATCTGATTTATGACCTCTACTTTACTTGTAGAATAGCGCCATTTGATCAAGATGCTATGGGTGATGTTTTTATCGAAAATCCATCTATTACTACAGAAACGGCTCTTTGGTTTAAGAATACGTTTGGTGTAAAGATTAGTGCTACATTCAACAACATTCAGGTTCCACCAACTCAGCAAAATCTTGATCTTTGGATTAAGAATTTTACTCCACTATGGGAAGCCGGTGTTGATACAGTCACACTTCCACATACACACTGGGTAGCAACTGGTCAGATTCAAAAAGCTTTCCCGGGCATATTCATTAAGAATACTATACTTAGAGATGTGAACAGTGCTAGTGAGGTTGTTAACCTTGCTAAAGCTGGATTCGACTATATTAATATAGATCGAGACTTGATGCGTGACCGTGACGCACTGCTTCGACTTAAACAGGCAAAAGAATGGGTAAAGAAAAACTTAGGAAAAACACTAGTTTTTAGCCTTCTTGCAAATGAAGGTTGCCTAGGTAAGTGCCCAATGATGGTTGAACACTTTGAGTATAACAATACTCGTGTTTTTGGACAACCACAATACTTCACAGATACTATCAGCAGAGTTAGTTGTCCAAAATGGGACTATGAAGATCCATCTGTTCAACTGAAAACTGCAAGCTTTCCACCTTGGAAAGCTGATTGGGAAGAGTTCTTTGACTTAGGCATTGATGTATTCAAAATGCATGGTAGGGAGAGTACGAACAGAATGTTCGAATCACTCAATATTATACACAAATGGAATACAGATCAAGAAATACTATTCGACGACTTTAAGCAGTATATTGAAGATAAGAATCTAGTTGATAAACCTATTAATATCTGGCGCAATAAGATTAAAAATTGTAAGTTTGATTGCTGGGAGTGTCAGTACTGTGATAAGATTTATGCTAAGAAAGCCCCGGCACAAGAAAGCACTCTTGTTCAATCCATAGTAACCGCGGTTACTGAAAGTGGTTCTAACGAGTTAGTATTAGATATACCCGGTTTAACTAGTCCACGCGTGCAAGCTTTACTCAATAAGTTTGCTAAACACAGTAAAAACTATCTTGAAGTTGGTTCATATTTAGGTGCCACTGCATGTGCAGTACTATCAAATAATAGTATTAATATAGCTTGTGTAGATATGTGGAAAGAACAAATTCAACCGGCTAGAGATGATATAACTTTGCCACCTAATAATAAAGAAGCTTTTGTTTCTAATATAAAGAAGTATAAAGGTGATAATACAGTCAAAGTATATGACTGCGATATGTTTAGTGTAAATCTGGATCAGTTATCCAACATAGATTTCTTTTTCTATGATGGCCCTCACGATGCTAAATCAACAGTTAGGGCAGTGGAATATTTTTATCCTGTGTTTGCAAAGGAAACAATATTAGTATTTGATGACGCAAATTGGGATGACGTTGTCAAGGGAGCGGATGAAGGCATTGCCCGAACTAATCTCAAGATCAAATATAGTAAAATTTTACTTAATCTACCAGAAAATAAAGATGAATGGTGGAATGGTCTTTACATCCTAGTAGTTGAAAAAGGAAACTAAAATGGATTTAATTAAGTTGACGGGTGGTTTAGACTACCTGTGGATGGTTTTCTTCATTATGATCAGTGCTGGACTAGCAAAAGAGTACAATCTTTTTGCCCCAGCATTTGCCTATGTAAGAAATACCTTTCGTAGCAACAAGTTTGTAGTTGTGATATTGAGTGCGATTGGTGGGATACTGCCAATTGAAGGAAGAGTAACCGTATCAGCGGGCCTACTGGATACGGTTGCACCTAAGTGTGGCCATGGCCGTGAAAAGATGGGTATAGTTGATTATCTAGCTACACACCATTACTATATGTGGTCACCATTAGAGAAAACAGTTATACTTCCAATTGCAGCATTTGGGCTAACGTATGCTACTTGGATTAGTATGATTGCTCCTTTACTAATCGTAAGTTTTGCTTTTATCGCTTGGTATATTTGGTATCAAGTTAAAGAAGAAGACATTACAATTACTCCAGGTAATTTTAAGATTAGTGCAGTTATTAGAAACGTATTTCCAATGTTTATTGCCATAGGTGTATACATCTGGGGCGGTGGTGAAGATAATGTGTTTACAATATTTGGTGTATTGGCATTGTATTATGTGTTCATCACACAGCAATGGTCTCCAAAGAAATTACTGTCTTATGTCAACTGGGAAGTCATCCTTGTAGTTGGTACAGTTATTATACTTGGTAACTACTTGAAGATGTATGAAAATGAATACTCTAGCTATATAAAGTCTGCAGGGTTAGATCCAACAACATTCCTTGGAATGTTAATGATTAGTCTTGTAGGATTTACCGCTAGTTTTCTAATGGGAAGTAGTGGTAAGTTTGTAGCATTTGCTGTTCTGCTTTCCCAACTATTTGGGCCAGTATATTTCTTATGGTTCTTTGCTGTAGATTATGCTGGATACCTATTAAGCCCAACACATAAGTGTGTTATGGTGGGAAATAGATACTTTGGAACTCCCTATAAGACTTATTATCTAGCTTTAGGATCATGGGCATCTCTGTTATTGTTAACAGCTGGTATCTTCACTTTTCTATGATATAAATAGAGTGGGGAGTCAATCTCCCCACTAGCCAATAGGGGAGAGTGAACCGTGGCAGATTCAAGTTTTGTAGTCAAAAATACGCTGGTCGTGAATGGGGCCTTTTCTGCCAATTCAACAGCGGTCGCCTTCGGTAATACGACCATCTCTCCGAATGGTTATATCTCTTCAGCCTCTGGTTCAGCACTGACGTTTACTGGTGCAGTTCTTTTGCAGGCTAATGTGGTCAATCAGACCCTAACTGATGCAGCTACTATCAATTGGGATACGTCAGCTGGCCAAATTGCATATGTGACGCTTGGTGGAAATAGAACTATGGCTACACCAACCAATCTAAAGGTTGGAACATATATTCTACACGTGCTTCAAGATGGAGTAGGTGGACGCACACTATCATGGAGTTCAGTCTTTAAGTGGACCGCAGCGGTTTCTCCAGTTTTATCGACTGTTGCTGGCAGACGAGACATTTTTACTTTTATGAGCGATGGTACAAATTTGTACGGGTCATATCTTCCAGACGTAAGGTAAAAAGATGTTTGTAGCTTTTCTCCCACGACCAACACAAGTTGTTAATATTAACTCCGGTACGAACAATGTCAATCTGTTCACGCAAGCTAATAGCCCAACATATCCATTGAATCTACTCTGCTTTATCAATGCAGCGGTAGGTTCTTCTTCTAACTCATCTCCTGCTTTCAGAACAGGCACAGGTTGGATTCCAGGTTCATACCTGTATATTCAGAATGCTAACACTGTTACTGGTGGTACCGGCCCAACAGGAAGCACTGGCTCACCTGGAAGTGTTGGCTCGCCGGGAACAACCGGTTCGCCAGGTCCGGCCGGAACACCCGGTTCGACAGGAACAACAGGAACAACAGGCGCGGCTGGTTCTCCAGGCAGTGCGGGTGCTCCAGGCCCTCAGGGTGCGCATGGCGCGGGTGGTGCTGGTGGTAACGGTGGTGCGAACTATCTTGCAGGTTCTGGTGGATCATCAGGAGCGGGTGGCTCTACTGGATCGCCCGGCGGAACCGGCGGTAACGGAAATAACGGTTCCCCAGGTGGTACAGGTGGAACAGGCGGCAACGGAAGTAATGGTACTGCCGGCGGTACAGGTGGAACCGGTGGTAACGGAACAGCCGGCGGCCCTGGTGGCGCAGGTGGTTCAGGCGGCATTGCGTTCCAAGCTGACACAGTTTCGGGACTTATCACTGTCTTAAATAACACAACTACAATTAGCGGTGGTACTGCCGGCCCAGGTGGACCCGGCGGTCCAGGTGGAGCGGGCGGCCCCGGCGGACCTGGTGGCCCTGGAGGCGCAGGCGGTGGTGCAGGCCCGGGCGGACCTGGTGGTCCTGGAGGCGCAGGTGGCGATGGCGGCGGTGGCGGTCCGGGTGGTGCAGGCGGTTACGGCGGCGGTGGCGGCGGTGGTGGCGGTGGATCTGGTGTCTACGGCCCCGGTGTTCGCTTCAATCCTTATAGTGCTATCATTTATATCACCGGTGCATCGGGCGGCGGCGGAGGCGCAAGCTATAGCTCACCTGGAGCCGGTGGTTCTGGTGGTTGGACTTATTCACCTGCGTTCTATTCACCCGCAGGTAAGGCTGATCCGCCAATCTACAATCCAGCATTTAACGTATATGCTTACAACGGTGGTGCAGCTTCTGGTGGATCCGCTGGTGGCGGTGGTGGAGGCTGGTATGGTGGTGGTGCAGGTGGTAACGGCGGTGGTATTCAATCGGCAGGTGCCGGTGGTAATCCAGGCTCTGCATCAGCATATGCTAACTATACACCGGGTGGAAAGGCGGATCCGCCAATCTTCACCGGTTATTACTACTATAACTATTGGAATGGTGGCGGTGGCGGCCCTGGTGGTGGACAAGGCGCAACAGGACCGACCGGTCCAGCGGGCAGCGCGGGTTCACCCGGCGGAACCGGTCCAACGGGGTCAGCGGGTAGTGCTGGATCGCCGGGTAGTACCGGGCCGACTGGTTCTGCAGGATCACCTGGAGGCACTGGACCAGCTGGAACACCGGGCTCGCAAGGACCTGCTATTTCAGGCAACTCAAATATTATCTACGTAAACACAGGTACAAGAAACGGACCGATAGGATAAAAACATGGACATTCACTACAAAATCATTGAAGTCAATCCAAATGAACATGCGATCGTCGTTAGATACTTTACTGATTTCTTGTCAGAGGAAGATCTAGCAACAAATCCGGAGGATCCTAACAGACTTCCGGATGGATCGCCTGTCAGATGCCGTACAGACTATAACATTAACGTTCCAGTGCCAGCACCAACCGGTGCGCAGCTTGAGGAATTTATTATCTCAAACGCACCAGTTCACTGGCTTGAAATTGTTCGTCAGGTTAGAGATCCGGATATTGACACCTCGTTATCAGAGCTTCAAAACATGATTGGTGTACATAACACCAGATCAGTTGAAGTTGCACCATCTCAGCCAACATATCTTGCACCATTTACTCCTCCTGCAGAACCTAAGGAAGAGATTGCTGGTGTCATGACTGATGATGATATTAAGGAACTTCTAGCAAAGGCAGCGGCCGGTAAAGCTGGTTAATTATGACTCTGAGTAGAAAACTCAATGAGAATATCTTTTATTATGATGGTGCTAGGAATCTCTATAACAATAGGCACGATCTTCTAGCATCAGAGTTTTCCACTCTGAAACGCTTTTACTATTATGATAAAGAGTTCTCACAGGTAAACTGGACTAAAGAGCCAGTAGAAGATCTATGGACTCTTTATTCCAGGAGAGCCCAACAAATTAGAGATGACTTCGACTATGTCATCTTATGTTATTCAGGCGGTGTTGACTCTACCACTATCCTAGAAGCTTTCTACTATAACAACATCTATATTGATGAGATTCTACTAGTGGGTGCTTTCTCACGGGATAAGTTTCAGGGTGATGACACCAACCATAATGCAGATTTGTACTATAATGTGCACCCTACTTTGAGGTCAATGAATCTTCCAAACACGAAGATTACAGTTAAAGACTATACAGAGTACTTCAATGATCCAAATAACTTCTCACTAATCAAAGAATATGGCGATGACTTTGCGCTCATGCTAGGTGCGTACACTAGTGTGCATAACCTATTCTGGTATGACTTAAAGAAGTTTATCGGCGCGGATAAGACCAAGAATACCTGCTATATTATGGGATCTGATAAACCAAAGCTATCATATGAGGCACACACAAATCGTTTCTACACTGATATGAACGATGCATCTGTGGCCGACTATGGCGCTGCGTTTGTAGATGAGAACTTCACTCGAGTTAACTTCTATACAGAGCCTAAAGCCGAAGCTATCATGAGGAAGCAGCTGCACACGCTTCTAAAGTTCTATATTCAGAATATCAATATCGATAAGACTATGACACATGATAACTTTCAGCAGCACTACATAAGCATAGTCAATGGGCTGATGTACAACCTTCGAAATCCGCTAAAGTATAAGTCTAAAAAATCAGTAATATCGTGCCTAAGTGTCAGAGATATGTTTATGTTGGAGTCACAGGACTCTGATATGTTCAAGATATATAAACAAGCAACACTTAAATTGGACAAACGAGTTGCGTACCTCAGAAGAGGCATCCAAACTCAGAAATATTACGTAACAGAAAGTGCGGAATGACGCATCTTTTCTATTTCCTTTTATGGACACTTGTGATATATTGTATGCATAGGATCGTGCACATAGTTCCTTATATGAGCAAGATCCATGGCGATCATCACAAGCAGGTGTCCCAGGCAACGATCCGTGGTCTACACTGGACGAACCTATTCCTATACTTTGATAGCTGGAAGAGTACTGCAGACCAATGGATAACTGAGGTCATTCCAACTTTTATTCTATGCTTAGTGTCTGGACAATGGTGGTTGATGGTATTCTACTATATTTGGGCAGCATTCATTCAAGAGTCTATTGAGCATAACGAGAAGTTTAATCTATATCCATTTATCACCAGTGGTAAATGGCACTTGATTCATCATAGAGAACCCGATAAGAATTATGGAGTATTCTTTCCCATCTGGGATATGATATTTGGCACGTGGAAGGGAATCGATGGCAACGCACAAGAATTGGCTAAGAAGTAATATCACTGATCGTAAGGATGTAGGTTTAGATCTTGATGTTACAGTAACAAAGATCGATGAGTGGAACCTTAATACACCATGGGATAAAGCTTCAGAAAATGTAGTAAAACTTATTGCTGACCTTGATAAACCAATATTCATTGGATTAAGTGGTGGTTTAGATTCTGATTATGTCTGTACCGTATTCGAAGAAGCCGGTGTTAAGTATACACCGATAATTATCGATACACCTGGAAATCAAGATGAATTGAAGTATGCATACCAGTTTTGTAAAATCTGGGGTATAGATCCACTAGTGATCAAGAAGACTGAAGCAGAGATGCTAGGTACATACTATGATAAGATCTTGAATGCTTGCAGTGGATATGGTCATAACTCTGTTGCCATGTATATGATCGGTGAATACACCAAGAAGATGGGTGGTGTCTATGTTATGGCTGAACATCTAATAGATGAAAAGCCACGCGGTGGTTTTAATGTGGGTTGCAACGAGTGGGATTTCTATAACGATCTACTTCTCGGTGAGGACAATACCGTATACTTCTTCAACTATACACCAGAGATTAGCGCTGCAATGATCAGAGAATTTCCTGATTATGATGATGTGCAAAAGTCTAAAGCAGAGTTTTACGGTCTTGAATATAGGCTTAAGATGAAGTATCGTTATAGTGATTCGTACAATAAAACGTTCGGCCAATTAAGACGAACAAAGTGGTTGACACACAATCCTAACTATACGTTTGGAACAAGAGAAGAATATCTAAATTTGCTACAATCGATGGGTGAATAAATGGAAGAACCTAAAGTAGAAATTGGGTCTCAACAGACTCTACTTGAAACTAAAAAGAATCTTCAGTCTTTAAGAGCTTACACCACTGAACGTGGTTGGGGAAGTGATCTTTATAGTGACTTTGAACGAGCTTATGGCAAGTATCTACTGGTTCCATTTGATATTCCAAAGATTTTACCAAATGATCCAAACAAGTTTGTAGAGTTTTTCTTTACAAAGGGTGCAAATGCAGTAAAGATTAAGACAGATATGTTAAGTAAAGCAGGATCTGGTCAGGGTGGTAAGTCGCCGTATGTACAGATTACTAGTGTATCTGAAAAGCATTCAGACGTTTGGTCGGATAATCCAGTTCCTGAAATTTATACTGAGTTTCCAGAGATCTTCGAGCAGATTCATGAGTATATGCCATTCATCACCAGAAAGAATTTCAAATGGTTTATGTGGTCCAGCAACTGGGATGTACCACCACACCGTGATTATGGATCACAGTTAGATTGTCCAGCTGGTATTCGTATCATGTTGTTTGACAATAACCCTGAACCTACCTTGAGTATGTCAGTAGATCCGATCGATAAAGAGTACAGCCGCAAATATCCTATTATTCTACCTGATGATACCAACAGTTTTGCCTGGAATAATCTTCGTCAGAAGCACGAAAGTAGGTATATCAAGGGTCACCGCAAGATTCTCTTTATAGTTTCAGCCAAAGAGATCGGATTTATCACTAGTACGACATATGGTAAACGTACCTTAAATCAATATGTCGATCTTCTTGATCGAAGTGTGGCCAAATATAAAGATCATGTGGTAGTGGATACCGACAATGACTATACAGACTATCTAGATTTCAATGGCACCGAGCCTATAAATATAGTTATGGGTAACAAGGAGATTCTCTAATGACCATTAAACTATATCAAGACCTTATCAAGACTGATGAACAGACTTGGAATGAAAGATCACCACAGGGTGAAACAGATCAGTATTTTGTTGATTGGAAGACGAACGTTGTCGAAAAGCAGCCTGGATATATTAGCATGACGACTAGAGAAGATCTAGATGCTAATACCAGAAGAATTACCTGGGAAATCGATACTATCGATCACGCAAAGCCGTTCTATCAGGCTACACATGATCCAAGTAATCCTATCTATAAGGCTTATATCGATAATGTAATGAGCATGCCTACATATCAGCACCATAAGTTTAGACTTAGCCTTGATCGTAATGATGGTTCGAACAACGCTGTAACTGTTATGGTTGAACCAAAGTAAAATTTCAAAATGCCCCTTGTTGTTACCGGTGAAGTAGGTATATATTGGAACAAATTCGGGGAGCGTTATGCTGACACCGTAAATAAGCAGCTGCAGAAAGATACCAGTCTTCTGCAGCTTCATTGTGGTTACTACCTTTACAATGATAAAATCTACATAGATCGAAAAGATCTACTAGATGAAATGTTAGTAACACGTGATAATAATTCAGTTCAATTTATGTTCAATGAAGATGTCTTTCAAAAGATAGACTGGACAGTAGAACCAGATATTAGCCTAGATGAGCTCTACAGGCAAAGAGCACAGCAAATCAGAGATTCTTACGACTATATCATCTTGAGTTACTCGGGTGGTGCAGACTCGCATGAAGTATTAAGTGTATTTCTTAAGAACAATATCTTCATCGATGAAATTCAAGTAGTACATCATTACGATCTGATAAAGAAGATCGGTCGTACTACTATGGAGACAGACCCGGGTTTAGCTATGATGCTTGAGTTCGAGCGTGTTGCATTACCTACTATTAAAAAGTTAGTAGAGAAGTCACCAGGTACTAAGATTAATCTGATGGATGCATCTGACTTTGTTGTACAAGATGTACATGGTCATAGATTCTCATTTATGGGAATGGATAAGTTCAACAATAATGCCGGCTTCATGTGTATGACTACACCATTTGTCCGCAATTTCTTTCAGCATCATCAGAATAATAAGAACCTAAATTTGGGTGGCAAGAAGGTCTGTTTCCTCCGTGGAACAGAAAAGCCAAGTCTCAAGATGTATAGAAATAATCTGAAGTTTAACTTTACCGACGCATCGATGCATGGAACCAAGCTGATGCAGAAGGGGGATATAGATGAGATATATACTATTGAGAACTTCTTCTGGAGCCCGGATGCTCCTCTGATTCCAATCAAACAATCACATGTCATTAAGAAAGTACTCGAGCGAGATCCAAAATTCTATGCTCAGTTCATGATTAATCAAGAAAAGAATATTCGAATGACTGAGTTTAATAAACCAGGCATTGCAGAAGAGCAAGACTTCCAAAGAAAGTATACTAGAATAATCTATAGTCATTGGAACGATACTTTCTTTAAGGCTCCAAAGAAAGCTCCAGTATCTGGAGAGTTCCAAGCTGTTAAGATATTGTTCAATGACACATACTATCGAGATGCTATAAAAGAACAGAATAACTTCTTCTTTAAGAAGTATGATTTAATCGAAGATAAGTCCTTACTTAATAAGACGCTTGCTTCATATCGTTATGATCTAGGAGAGATGAATGTACAATGGAATGATTAGAAATGCTGCTATTGGTTTGATGATGATTGGTTCTGCATCGGCCGCAGAACAAGTAGAAATCATCTCAAGTATTCCTGCGGCTGGTTCTGGTGGACAGATTGGTGCCGGTATTACACAAATCCTGAATAAAGTACAGACTGACCGTGAGTATAAGTTCGTCGTGAGCCCGGGCGCACAGGGCGATACATCAGCTCTCAAAGCTCTAGTTGATGCAAAGACTCAGAATGTAGTGATGTTTAATGGTATCTCAGTGACTACCACTAACAGACTTCTGAATCCTAATGCAGGGTTTGATCGCGATAAGGACTTCATTCAGAGTATTGGTATTGGTAAGAACTACTATGCCATTATGGTGAATCCAGACTCGCCTATTAAGAATGTTGATGACCTAGTGAAGTCTATCAAGAGCAAGCCGAAGGCTTTCTTCTCGACTACATTGACGGCGCCGGGTTCTGTTATCATCAATGACATCTTCCTGAAGAGATACGGTATCACCAATAAGGTTGAATCGATTAACTATAAGTCGCCACAGGAGATTATCCTAGCTCTGAACAACAAAGAGTCAGATTATACTATCTTTACGGTGTCTGATATGACTAATCTGAAGGCTATCATGGTATCGTCAGAGAAGCGCCTGATTCAGTTCCCTGATGCGCCAACAGCTAGGGAAACCGGGTTCGATGCGTTCTCGCTATCATCTATTCTTATGTTCTCTATTCCTAAAGATCGTGCCGCGTTTCAAAGAACATTTGAAGAGGACATGAAAAAAGTGTGTGCACACCCAGACTATGAGCGTATTGCCAATATTCGTGCTCCATATCGTTCAGAATGCATGACTCCAGCTGATACTATGGCTACTGTCGAAAACGAATTGAAGACTATCAGATAGTGTATACTACAAGCAATGGTTACTATCTTTATAACGACAAGTGCTTCTTCACACGCGAGGAAGTACTTGACGAGATGTTGCTTAATAAAGACTATGATGGATCCTTTGAATTCAAATTCAACGATGAGGTTTATTCAGAACTCAACTGGCAGGTAAACACGTATCCTCCATTGAGACAGCTGTATAAAATAAGAGCACAGCAGCTTAGGGACAAGTATGATTACTTGATATTATCATATTCTGGTGGAAGTGATTCTACAGAAGTATTAGAGACGTTTTTAAGAAATAACATATTCATCGACGAGGTTCAGGTTCTGAACTTTGAATCCCTATTTTCAAAGGCTAGATTATCTTCTGACCTACATTATTTTCTTGAGTATAGACTATCAGCTGTCAGCGGCTTGAAAAGAATTAAAGAGTTTAGCCCTAATACTAAGATCACAATTATCGATGCATCGAACTTCCTGTTCGATCAGGTAGTCAACAATAAATTTGAGATGTTAGGTATCGATAAAGAGAAACCTTCAGTTACATTATTAACAGGCTCTAGTGCTCGCTCGACTAACTACTATATGCAAAGGTATAATGAGAAAAATACCAATAAACAGAACTCATGTTTCATCAGAGGTTCAGAGAAGCCGTCCTTAAGTATTGAAGACAGTAAACTTTACCATTCATTCTACGATATATCGATGAATGGATACTCATACAGAACTGATCCCTATCAAACAGAACTGTTCTTTTGGTCTAAAGATATGCCAATGATTGTACTAGCACAGATTCAAGTATTGAAGACGGCACTAGAGAATAATAAGACTTTCTACAATCTCTTTTTGCATATGCAGGTATTATCAAAGCAGCATATCATTCAGAAGTTAAAAGGATACTCTCCGGCTGTCAACCTTGAAAGAATGTATTCATACTTCATATACGATCATTGGGGAAAGAATAGCTTTAACTCAGAAAAGATTATCTATAAGTCACCTGAGTTTGAGCTTATTAAATCTATAGCAGGGCGGCACAGCGGATATGAAGTAATGACTGAAAAAAACAACTTTTATAAAAATAAATACAGCCTGATCAACAATCAATACCTACTAAGCAAATTCAAATTTGGACAAAGATATTATGTCGGGGAGTTACAGTTAAATCATGATAAGGATCTTAATAAGTCTTCTGTTATTATGCTCAACGGCAAATGCTAAAGATATTGATATTATTACTAGGTTTGGAAATTCATCTGTTGCTACAAGAAATCTGATTGAATATGTTTATGTGTTGAATGGTATTCAATCAGATTATACATTCAAAGTCGTGTCTGCACCGGGGGCTAGAGGTGAGGTTGCAGATCTTAAAGCTAAGATGATAGCTGAAACCAATGATGTTTTAATATTCAACTCTACTTCATCATATACAAATAAATCTAGTGAAGGTATCATCCCTCTTTATAGTATATGGGGATCGCCGCAATCTATTATGGTTGCGCAAGATTCGCCTATCCAAACTATAGATAACTTCATTAAATTTGCTAAAGCAAAACCAAACCTTTACTATGCTACAGAGGATAATGCCTCTGGATCGGCTATATTAAACAATCAATTGATAAAGGAATTTGGTCTTAAGAATGTAGTTAATCTAAGCTATAAAAGCATAGGTGATGCAAAGAAAAGCATACTGATTGGCGAAGCGGATTATACCATCTTTAATGTTAATGAGATGATAGGTCTAAAATCTATCAAGTATTTTGACTATATGACAGAGTCAATGATGTCTGTGCCGGCCACCAGATTGGAATTTGGTAGCCGGCTTAAACCGATATTCATGGCAGCGTGTAACGATAAAGCTTATATAGAAAAGCTTGTTAAAACTGGTTACACGTCTGTATGCAAAGAAAAATAATTAGGTAAACTTAGGACCGACAACCCAGATTACGATCGATCGACGCGTACCCTTTGTTATCGGCTTCACGCGATGAATCATAAATGAGGGGAAGAGAATGCATCTTCCTTTCTTAGCATCAACGGTAATAGGTTCATTCTCCATACCGTTATTGATCTGAAACTCGCCACCCTCAAAATCGTCGTTCAGTAAGAACGTCAGTGATAACTTACGTGTGTCATGCATATTCTGTGGCATGTGACCCATGCCCATATCCATATGCCAATCATACTTTCCCTCTTCATCAGAGTTGTAGACTGTATATTGGAAAGCATCGTATCCGTTCAACTCAAATCCATAGTACATCTCATTGATGCTCTGGATGACAAAGTTAAATTTATCAAAGATCCATGCAGTCTCTGGTGTACGTGCGTGGAACTTTACATTCGACTTACGGACTCTCTCGGTTTCCTCTTGAGTGCCGGAGAATGTGGTACCACGTTCAGTTCCCTGTTCTTCACAGTAATTAAGTACTGCCTGAATCTCTTCCTCAGTAAAGAGGTCGTCCCAGAATGACCATGGGTGCGTGATACGTGAACGATTATACGGATCGTTATAGATTGTTGTGTACTTCATTTACGGAAAATTCTCCAATTAGACGATGGCTGAATGCCTGTAGGTTTTGCTTCCACTTTTCTATAGGTAAAGAATACGTCACCTGCAAGACAAACTCTCTTCTGTTTAAGATCATCTAAACTCTTGCAGCCTTCATCAAACTCAGAATTACCATAACCAACAGTGTGATGACTCAACCTTGCAGGGAATACGAAAAGATTTCCCTCAGTCGGGGCAAAGCCTGTGTCATATGCGTTAAACTTGTTAACCTCGGTAGAGTTAAACCTGATCATCCCATAGTATGGGTCATTCATGTGTGGAGGTGTTGACGAGAAGACAATAGGTTTCTCAAGTTGATCCGGAATGTTAGCATAGTATGTGAATGAAAGATGAGCATCTTCATGGCTATGGAAAGGTGTGTGTCTTTCCTTGGTGATGTTCATCCAAGTCTTAACAATGTTAATATCAAAGATTTCAGGATCGATAGCAAGAGTACGAAGATACTCTTCAATAGAGCCAGTAATATATCCAAACAACGGCGCAAAGGCTTCCTCATGGTGGATATTGACGTGACCAGTATACTCATTCGAGTAACCGTCAACAGTCATATACTTCATGAGTTTGCTTAGGAAGATCGGCTTGAACTTATCAGCATCCCTATACTGATCTTCAAGAACTAGTGTTGGAAAGAGTGCATGTCTAATCATCTATTGGCCTCATTTAACCTTTTCAGTTTTTCAACAAAAGCGTCGTCTACACGAATCACATACTTAACTATATTGAGGGCTTCATCGTGGTAGATCGGATTGACCTCTATGTTCATCTTTCTTGCTTCCTCTAGATACTCAGAGTCCATTACGGCTTTCGTAAAAGCTTCACGCAGTTCCTGAGCATTCTTTTCAGGAATTCCTGGAGGGGCGACAAATGGCCTTAACATAGCATAGCTTGCCTCCACAATAGATAGTATTGTTTTGTCTGTATCTAATTGTACCATCTCAGCGAGAGTCTGTACATCTTTATATTCTATGTGTCTATGAATACCGTTACCAAACTGCATGCATGCATTGATACCTGAATCTGGCTTAAGCCAGTTAGGCTTCTGCGTCTTGATACCAACTAGATTATAAACTACAGCATCAACCTCTTTTCTCTCGAGAGCCATTCTGGCATCTCCGGGAGTTGCATAACCTGTAACGATCTTAGCATCTAACTTAGCTATATCACGAACTAGGAAAGCCGGATTCACACCTGCATAGTTCTCTGATCCGATGATCTTTGGATTATCCGTGTTGCACCACATGATAACTGCATCCTTACGCCCGTCGACGTTTGAACCAATCCATGTGAATTTAGTAGCATCAAATTGTACGTTAGGGACGTGTAGTGTACCGACTAATGGAATTTCCTTGTAGAAGGTGCCGATGACCGACCCATCCTTAGGTGCAATATTGTATAGGTAGTTGGCTGCAACCAGGCTGGCTGCCCCAGGCATGGACTGAATAACTAGTGTCGGTTTGTTAGGAAGATATTTGACCAGATACTTACCAAGCACTCTGGCATTGATATTGTAGCTATCGTTGTCTGATGGGACGATAATCTTTAGGGTTTCTGCCGCAGCCGGCGTGACCATTAGGGTCAAAGCGAGGATAATCGCTCGAAACATTTACTTCTCCATGAGATAAATAATAAAGAATCACGCTTGTATTTATAGGACCTCCAATGGCCGCCATTTCATCAAGAAACGACTTTAAGAAATATTGCCTTCGTAAGCTCGGTGCACCTGTCATTGAGATTAATGTTGATGATGATCAGCTCGAGGATCGTGTCACCGAGGCTATCAGCTATTATTGGGACTATCACTTTGATGGCGCCGATAAGGTATACTACAAGTACCAGATCACACCAACGGACATTACGAACAAGTATATCACTATGCCTGATAATATCATCGGCGTGGTTAATCTGTTCCCAATTGGTCAGGCGCTGAACACGAACAATCTATTCAACATTCGTTATCAGATCGCTCTAAATGATTTATACACACTAACATCTGTCAGTATGGTTCCATACTATATGGCTCTCCAACACATTCAGTTCCTTGAGCAGTTCCTAGTTGGTCAGCAGCCTCTACGTTATAACCGTGTTATCGGCCGATGCTATATCGATATGGACTGGACGATCGTTAATCCTGGCGACTATCTTATCCTTGAAGCTTATCAGGTTGTTGATCCTGAGCTTTATGTTAAGGGATATAATGAGCGCTGGCTTCAGAACTATGCTACTGTCCTTATCAAGGAACAGTGGGGAAGTAACCTCAAGAAGTTCGAGGGCATGCAACTTCCAGGTGGCCTAAAATTCAATGGACAAAAGATATACGACGAGGCACGACAGGATAGAGCAGCTATGGAGCAGGAAATGATTACCGGCTTCAGCATGCCCGTCCATGATATGATCGGGTAACAATGGCTACCAATTTTTACTTTAATAATTTCCAAGCTAGCGGCGAGCAGAATCTTCTCGAGAACCTGATCATTGAATCAATCAAGATCTATGGTGAGGATATGCTTTACATTCCGCGTAATCTTGGTAATTTAGATGCTTTATACACTGCAGATGATCAATCGTCTTATACGAAGTCATTTGGAATTGAAATGTATATTAAGAATGTTGATGGTTTTGCCGGTGATGGTAACTTTATGTCTAAGTTCGGCCTTGAGATTAGAGACCAGGTTGTGTTCTCAGTTGCGCAGCGTATATTCAACAATGAGATTGGTGATACGACCGGATTCACACGCCCGAGAGAAGGCGATCTAATCTTCTTCCCTCTTAATAAGAAATGCTTCCAGATCAAGTATGTCAACAAGTTTGAGATGTACTACCAGTTAGGTAGCCTGCAGACTTGGGAGATGACATGTGAACTATTCGAGTATTCAGACGAAACTATGAATACCGGTATTCCTGAGATTGATGTTCTTCAGGTAAAGTTCAGCACCAATGAGCTTGACTATACTCTAAGAGATACTGATAACAACTATCTTCAGAATGAGGATGGCGACTTCATCATGAATACTCAATATGATCTGAATGTCATTGAAGGTACTGGAACAAACGAAGTATTTGCGACAGAGACGAGCGGTATTATTGACTTTACACAGGTCGATCCATTTAGTGAAGGTCACTTCTAATGTTCGGACAGAATTTCTACTTCTCAACTATTAGAAAGTATGTGACACTATTTGGCACATTGTTCGATGATATTACTATCATTAGAACAGATCAAGCTGGTCACCTGAACGCTGTTATCAAAGTTCCCGTCACGTATGGACCTAAGGAAAAGATGCTTGCTCGCATCGAGGAAGATCCAAATATCGATAGGCCGACAGCTACACCTACTCTACCGCTAATGTCATTTGAGATGACTAATCTTACCTATGACAATACTAGAAAGTTGAACACTGTTGGTAGAAGCGCATTTGTCGGACCAAACAACCAGTATTCGTATCAGTATAATCCTGTTCCATACAATATTGGATTCAGGCTTTACATCTACGTTAAGAACGCCGAGGATGGGACAAAGATCGTAGAGCAGATTCTACCTTACTTTACACCTGACTTTACTACCACATTAAAGCTTATTCCTGAGATGAACATCACGATGGATATTCCAACCGTGATGAATACTATTACCCAGGATGACACTTACACTGGTGACTTTAAAGAACGCAGAGCTATTATCTGGACATTAGACTTCACCATGAAGGGTTACATCTATGGACCGGTGAAGAAAGCTCCTATCATTCTATTTGCAAATACTGTGTTCTATACACCGAAAGACATTAATAATCTTGCAAATACAGAGTATTCAGATTACGTGTCTGTTCGCCCAGGTTTAACAGCAAATGGCCAGCCAACATCAAATGGTGATCTATCTATTAGTACTTATGACATCTTGGCATCTGATGACTATGGATACATAATCGATAAAGGTTATAATGAGACATGACAGCAAATAATGATCCGTTAGGTAAAGCATTGAACCTAACACCGATGGCGACCGATACTGCGGTCAAGTCGATTGTTGCTAAGGCACACGATGACAGCGCCAAGAATGACTTCGAGATGGCAAGATCAAACATTCACGAGGTCATTCAGAATGGCACTTATGCAATTGAGAAGTTATCACAGATAGCAGATCAAAGCCAGCATCCAAGGGCCTTTGAGGTTCTAGCAACACTTATGAAAACTATGCTTGATGCTAATAAGGACTTACTTGACCTGCAGAAGAAGATCCGAGACATCTCTGCTGCCGATGCTCCGACTAATGAAAATGCAAAGCAAGTGACGAATAACCTATTTGTTGGATCTACTGCAGACCTTCAGAAAGTCATTGAGGATATGAAAAATGGTGGATCTAAGTCAGCTTAAAGGTTATAACGGTAACCAAAATCTAAAGCGATCACGACAGTCGATTGAGTGGACACCAGATCTAGTTAGTGAGTACGTTAAGTGCTCTGACGATCCTATCTACTTTATTGAAACATATATGAAGATCATCAATATCAATGAGGGTCTGGTAAGCTTCAAGCTATATGACTATCAGAAAGAGATGGTCTTGGCTATGAAGGAGAATCGCTTCAATATCATTGCGACCGCGCGTCAGGCTGGTAAGTCAACAGTAACCTGCGGATTCATTCTTTGGTATATCATCTTCCACGCAGATAAAACAGTCGCACTACTTGCCAATAAAGGAGAGACCGCCCGAGAGATTCTTGGTCGTGTCCAGTTGGCTTATGAGCATCTTCCTCGTTGGTTGCAGCACGGGGTTGTTGAGTGGAACAAAGGCTCATTCGAGCTTGAAAACAACTCACGTGTTATCGCAGCTGCTACCTCAAAGTCAGGTATTCGTGGTTACTCTATCAACCTACTGTTCATCGACGAGGCTGCATTTATTGAGAACTGGGATGAATTTTTTACATCGGTTTATCCTACCATCTCATCTGGTAAAGAATCTAAGGTCATTCTCGTATCGACACCAAACGGTTTGAATCACTTCTACTCTCTATGGATTAATGCTAGAGAGAAAAGAAATGGTTATCATCCGATCGAGGTTATGTGGAATGCAGTTCCTGGTCGTGATGAGCGATGGAAGCAAGATACACTAGCCGCGATGAACTTCGATACAGAAAAGTTTGAGCAGGAATATGGTGTTGAGTTCATGGGTTCATCCGGTACACTTATTGCTGGTTGGAAACTAAAGGAACTAGTGCATCAGGTGCCTATTGTCCTAAAACAAGGATTATCACAATACGTCCTTCCTGAGAAAGGCCACTCCTATATCATCATGGCTGACGTGTCACGAGGTAAGGGATTAGACTACTCGGCCTTCCATATCATAGACGTCACAAAGATGCCGTATAATCAGGTATGCGTCTATAGAAATAACTCAATCACACCCCTAGACTATGCAGCTATCATCCACAAGATGGCTGTGGCTTATAACCAAGCTTCTGTTATGGTTGAGATTAACGACATCGGTGAGCAGGTTGGTCAATCACTTCACTTTGACTATGAGTACGAAGGTGTCCTTCTAACAGAATCAGCTGGTAGAGCTGGCAAGAGGGTAACACTTCGAAGCAGTGGACCATCGGTTGATTGGGGCATCAGAACAACAAAGATAGTTAAAGCGGCTGGCTGCTCTATTATCAAGCTACTAATCGAACAGAATCAGCTGATCATTAACGACTTCCATACGATAGAGGAGCTTGCAACCTTCTCACGTAAGCTCAATAGTTACGAGGCTGAGGAAGGAAAGCATGATGACTTAGTCATGGGGCTTGTACTTTTTGGTTGGTTGTCCGATCAACAATACTTCAGAGAATATACAGACATAAATACATTACAGAGACTACGTGAAAAGTCAGAAGAAGAGATCATGGATGATATGCTTCCATTCGGTTTCATCGATGACGGCAGAGACGACGTTATCGAACAACTCGAGTTGCCAAGGGGCAACTGGCTGGTGTCTGATATAGAGAACGAGTTTTTATAAATATCGTAGAATCTATAGCATACATTTTCCACTGGAAGGAGAACTCAAATGCCTTTTCAACTAAGCCCTGGCGTTAACGTCACTGAGATCGATCTAACAACGGTCGTTCCTGCAGTCGCAACATCGACTGGTGCTATCGCCGGTATCTTCAATTGGGGCCCGCTCGATGAGCGTATCCTAATTGATAACGAGACAAAACTCGTTAACACATTCGGCAAGCCCAACTCAAATAACGCAGAAACATGGTTCACAGCCGCTAACTTCCTAAGCTATACAAATAGCCTTTATGTTGTTAGATCAGCTAATACTACATCAGCTGATCCTACCGTTGGTGCTGCTTCAGCTATTGCCAACAACGGTGCAGTAGTCAGCTATCTCACAGAGCTTGTTAAGAATGAGCAGGATTTCCTTCTTAAGAAGGATACTACTACCGGTCTTAACCTGTTTGATGCAAACACACGTTTTGTTGCTAAGTACCCTGGTGCTCTTGGCAACTCACTATATGTTTCAATGGTAGACAATACACAACAGTATGTTGGAACTCTTTACTCAAACGGTTCATATGTCAACTCAACATATGCTAATGCCGAACTTACAATTACTCGTGCAATTGGTTCGAACCTAGCTATCTTTACCGTTAAGTCGACTCAAGGCAACGTTGCCGCAAACATTGCTGCATCTAATGCTTATATGAACTTTGTTATCGGTTCGATCGCTATCAATGACTATGTCACGTTTGGTAATACATCTGTTGGAATTCAGTATTCTCAGCTTTCTGGAAATGGTGCAGCAACAGTAAATGCTACACATACTATTTGCTCGGTATACTTCCAAGATACATATTCATTAGGCAGTGACTTTATTGCTAACAATGCACAGAATTCTATCCTAAATCATTATTGGGAATTCTTCAACGTTGTATCGCAGCCTCCAGTTCAGACTGATTATGTTGCTAACTTTGGTAACACTGCAGCTATCGACGGTCTACATATTGTAGTTGTCGACAGGCTTGGTAAGTTCACAGGCGTTCCTGGCACTGTCCTTGAAACATACGAGAATCTATCTCGTGCGACGGATGCTAAGACTGTTGGCGGTGCATCTAACTATTACCAGACTGTTATCAACCAGAACTCACAATATATCTGGTCAGTCCGTGATCGCGCATCAGCGTCTTCAAATACAGCTGTTAACCTAGTATCATCAACATCAAGCAATACTGCTAGATACACATTCACTGGTGGTGCAGATGGTTATACAGAATCAACGGCTCCTCTATACGTTCTAGCTGATGGTTACGATAACTTTGCATCTGCTGAAGATGTTGACGTTTCTCTAATTCTTCAGGGTAAGCCAACAGGCGGTTCGACATCTCAGGGTGGTATGACAGTCGGTAAGTTCCAGCTTGCTAACTATCTGATCGATAATATCGCAGAGACAAGAAAAGATTGTGTTGTCTTCGTTACGCCAGATGATGGTGCAGTAACTGGCAATATGGGTAATGAGTCAACTGCTCTTGTTAACTGGCGCAATGCAATGCATGACAGCTCATACGCTGTTGTCGACTCTGGTTATAAGTATCAGTATGACCGCTACAATGACGTGTATCGCTACCTGCCTTCAAACGGCGATGTTGCTGGTCTATGCGCACGCACAGACAATACACGTGATCCTTGGTGGTCACCTGCCGGCTTCAATCGTGGTCAGCTAAAGAATATCGTTAAGCTTCGCTACAACCCACGCAAGGCAGATCGTGATCTTCTTTACAGCCATGGTATCAACCCGATCGTCACATTCCCTGGTCAGGGTACTATCCTGTTCGGTGATAAAACAGCTCAGACGAAGCCATCTGCATTCGATCACATTAACGTTCGTCGTCTGTTCATTGTCCTTGAGAAGGCCATTGCAACTGCTGCGAAGTTTACCCTGTTCGAGTTCAACGACGAGTTCACAAGAGCACAGTTCAAGAACCTAGTAACTCCTTTCCTACGTGACGTTCAAGGTCGCCGTGGTATCACTGACTTCCTAGTGGTCTGCGATGCAACTAACAACACACCGGAGAGAGTGGATCGTAACGAGTTCTGGGGCGACATCTATATCAAGCCTGCACGTTCTATCAACTATATCCAGTTGAACTTCGTTGCGGTTAGAACCGGTGTTCAGTTCTCTGAAGTCGTTGGTCAGTTCTAATAAATAGATCAAAGGACAAGGAGTAATCAAATGGCCTCAGGTTTCAATATCAGCACATTCAAGGCAAGAGGTCTAACCTCTGGTGGCGCACGCCCCTCGCTCTTCGAAGTGTACCTAACAATCCCGAGCTTCGTAGCAGCCGCTACGGGCTCGGACACAAAGTTCCGCTTTACCTGCCGTGCAGCTTCGCTGCCGGCAGCAACGGTCGGTACGGTCAACGTTCCATACTTTGGTCGTACAATTAAGCTAGCTGGCGACAGAACATTCGCTGACTGGACAGTCACGATCATGAACGACGAAGACTTCATCGTTCGTGCAATGTTCGAGAAGTGGTCAAACGAACTTAACAAGCTTCAGGCTAACGTTCGTAAGGCTTATAACTCAGAGAATGACTATAAGGCAATCCTTAACGTCATTCAGTACAGCAAGGACGGCGTTCCGATTCGTTCATACGACATCATCGGTGCGTTCCCGACTTCAGTTGATGCCATCACTCTTGACTGGGATACTACAAACCAGATCGAGCAGTTCGGTGTTACGTTTGCTTATGATTACTGGCTGCCAACCATTGGTTCAGAGTTAGTTAACTCTTACTATGGTGAAGCAGTTAGTCCGGTAGCAAGCTAATATCCTAATTGGTTATTGAGGGGGAGCTAGTCTCCCCCATTTTTTGAAAAAGGAAAATAGATGGCAGAATTATTCGGTTTCGAGTTTAAGCGCAAGGTTGTACAAGATGCGGCTCCTTCATTTGCTCCTAAGGAGACAGATGATGGTGCAGTCGTTGTTGCGGCCGGTGGATCCTTTGGAACGTACGTTGACCTTGATGGTACAGTACGTACAGAGGCAGAACTCGTTACCAAGTATCGTGAGATGGCCCTTCAGCCAGAGTGCGATTCGGCTGTTGATGAGATTGTCAACGAGATGGTATCTTTAGACGAGAAAGAACTTGTCAAGATCGATCTTGATGGACTGGACATTCCAGCAAACGTTAAGAAAGCAATTCACGAAGAGTTTAAGAATTGCCTCAACATTTTAGATTTCCGTCGTCATGCCTACGAGATTATGCGTCGTTGGTATATTGATGGACGACTATACTATCATAAAGTTATCGACGAGACCGATCCTAAAGCAGGCATCAAAGAGCTTCGCTACATTGATCCTCGTAAGATTCGTAAGGTCCGTGAAGTTGTAAAGAAGAGAGTTCGTGGTGGTCAGCAGGGTGATCCTGTTATGACTAAGACACAGAATGAGTATTACATCTTCAACGATAAGGGATTTAACTACGGCAATAAAACCACCGGTCCTGCGACTGCTGGTTTAAAGATTGCTAAAGACACTATTCTCCATGTCACGTCTGGTTTGACTGATACGAACGGCACAATGGTGCTATCATATCTACATAAGGCTATTAAGCCTCTTAACCAGCTGCGCACCCTTGAAGATGCTCTAGTCATCTACCGTATTGCACGTGCTCCTGAGCGCCGCGTATGGTATATTGACGTTGGTAATCTTCCTAAGATGAAGGCGGAGCAGTATATACGCGATATGATGGTTAAGCATAAGAATCGACTGATCTATGATGCCGAATCCGGCAACATTAGAGATGACCGCAAGTTCATGACAATGCTAGAAGATTACTGGCTAGCTCGTCGTGACGGAGGCAAGGGTACGGAGGTTACTACTCTTGCCGGCGGTCAAACTCTCGGTCAGATGGATGACGTTCTATACTTCCAAAAGAAGTTCTATCAGACACTCAATGTTCCTGTTAATAGACTTAACTCTGATGCATTGTTCTCACTTGGTAGAGCTACTGAAGTAACAAGAGACGAACTTAAGTTTTCACGCTTCATTAACAGAATGCGTGGTAAGTTTGCTGAAATTTTCACAAAGATGTTAGAGACACAGCTTGTACTAAAGCAGATTCTAACTATTGAAGATTTCAATAATATCGCTGCTGATATTAAGTATGATTTTGCTAAGGATAACTACTTCACAGAGTTGAAGGATGGCGAAATCATGGACAACCGTATGAATCTTGCACGTAACATGCAAGATATGGTTGGTAAGTATTACTCACAAGAGTGGCTTCGTAAGAACGTTCTTCAGCAGTCTGAAGATGATATTAAGGAAATGGATGATCAAATCATCGCTGAAACAGAATCAGGTGATCCACGCTGGATTAATATAACTGTTCTGCAGAATGAGCAGATGGAACAGCAGATGAATATGCCTATGGGACCAGATGGTCAGCCTATGCCAGGTGGTGCACAGGGTGAAACAGATCAACAGCCTTTAGCTGATGATGAAGCAACCGATGCCGGCCCAGAGCACGATCAGCAAACTAAGAAAATGCAGCAGGCACAAGCTACATTTGATCTTCTACAGCAGAAGAGAAACAGAACACTTTCTGATGAGGCTAAATTAAAATCCGTTACTCAGATCTTAGCACGTAATAAATAATTGGAGATGACAATGACTGATGAAGTACAGTACTCTGTTCAAGACTTAATTTCTACGGCATATGATCAAAAACCTGTCGACTTTGAAACTGCGTTTAGCGCACTTATAGTTGATCGTTTGGCTGCAGCTGTAGATGATAAGAAGGTATCAGTAGCCCAAGCGATGTTTGGTGATCAAGCATCAAGCGAGGATTACTCTTCTGATGAGACAGAGGCAGAAGAATCTGAAGTCGAATTAGAACAAGAGGAAGAGCAAGATGGCGAAAGCGCTTAAAGACATTCTGCAGCAAGCACACGATAGAATCAAGGGCGTTCACGCTTCTACAACTTCTGCCGGTTCAACCGGTAAAGAAGCAGGCGTAGACTATAAGCCTAAGGCTGGAGCCGAGCAAGATTTTATCGCAAAGCATTCCGTTGAAAAGTGGGATGAGCCTCATGGCAATCCTAACTATGCCGATAAGGTAAAGGAAGCTCCTTATAAGAAGCAGACTGAAGGCGTTTACGAATCAAAAAAAGCTGAGGACACTAAGTGTAATCACACTCCAGGCCAGACTTGGTGTCCAATTCATGAAATGGCTGACTGCTCTATGTCAAAGACTATCAAAGAGAAGTATGACGATAACAGCACTAAAGTAAGTGACTGGTCAGACAAGAAGCTAAAGTGGCATGCAAGCGATGATAGAAAGCACTCATCGTCAC